CTATTGCTCCAGTAGCTCCTATTGCTCCAGTAGCTCCTATTGCTCCAGTAGCTCCTATTGCTCCAGTAGCTCCTATTGCTCCAGTAGCTCCTATTGCTCCAGTAGCTCCTATTGCTCCAGTAGCTCCTATTGCTCCAGTAGCTCCAACTTCTCCAGTAGCTCCTATTGCTCCAGTAGCTCCTATTGCTCCAGTAGCTCCTATTGCTCCAGTAGCTCCAACCGGTCCAGTAGCTCCAACCGGTCCTCCTGAAGGTCCAGTAGCTCCAGTAACTCCCATTGCTCCAGTAGCTCCAGTGGAACCTGTAACACCAATCGGTCCTGTAACACCATAATATGGATTTAGATCCTTCCAAGTTGTTAGTCCATCACCGACTCTTAGTATTCCAGTGTCCGTTTCATACCCAGGTTCGCCCGAAAGTAATACGGGATTATTAGATTCCCAATTTTGAGTGGTGTCTCTTCTTAATATTATTCGATAAGCCATTTCGGTTCTTTATTTTCTTTCTGTATATATCTTTATTATTCTATCTTGTTTACAGCATCTATTATTGCTTTTTTTATAGCATTCGATACTGTCATCTTAGAGAATGGTACTTGTCCATCAACCAGTTCTATCATTACTGCTCTAACCTCGGTATCTGATTCACCCAGACCCTCGTATTTAATCCCATTGTAATATATTCTAATACCAACCTGTGTTATTTGATTGGTTTTTTCCATGCCTGCTATCCTTAATGATTTTTTAGGTATACCGAAATAATAAACCTCTATTTCCATAGGATTTCCTTTTTCTGAAAGACAATATTTTTCGGATAATATATCCTCAGCTATTTGTTGGATACCAAATCTGATATCTCTATTTCCCATCTCCCTTAATTTAGCAGTAGAATAAACCGAATCAATCTTAACACATATTTCTGTTTGTGTAAATGCCATAACTGGCATCAGAAGTAGTAAAAATAATAAATTTCTCATTAGTTAGTATTTTATTTTTTATTTAATATGTTACCTGTCCCGAAAATCCAGGAGCGATTAGATAATAATTTGTAGACCCCCCACTGACCGGGGTGGATATCGTAAATGAACTTACTCCGGGGTAGATTGATTTTAAATTTACTGTTCCTGAATTCAATGAGTTAAATTGGGAAACAGTATAAAGTGAGGATGGTTGAGATCCAATCCAGCTAGGAAATATCCCGTTTTTCTTTCCCCAAACATAATATGAATCGGATATTGTAATTTTGCCATCATTGTTTACGTCAAACATATTCCAATGTATAGATTTTCTTGTGGTTGTTCCAATTACAATATTGCCTATTGAACTTAAATCTGATGTTTGGTGAGTAGTAATTGGAGTAGGTGCATCAACTTTTATATACCATTCAGTTGCAGGATTCGTTGATTGACTAAAAGAATAATATCCATTAGAATTTGTATAGACCGTTTGATATAAAGCCCAAGGAGTAAAATCGTTGATATAATCAAATTCAATTACATAAGGGAGAGTAGTGTTCGGTAGATCATTCCATTGTCCATTACCTACGAATTGAGCGTAATCTTCATTTCCTGAGTTATTAGGTTCTCCGCCATTCCAATTAACATATTGATTTAGCTTGTATCTATATGCATATAAATTGTATGTTCTATCTAATTCATCGGCAGTTAAAGCTCTATTAAAAACTTGAAAATCTCCTAATCTAAAAGATCCATAAGCACCACTTCCCATATTAGTAGTTTCAGTCAATCCTATTCCAAAAAATTCTCCATTTCCTGAATATAAATGTGCAGCTTCTCTCTGAAAATTAACAGATCCGAAATTAACATTATCTAAATAACCTTTCATGGTTGTTCCATTATAAGTTATTGCTACTAAATGCCAAGCATTAAGTGTAATAGTAGTACTTAATTGTTGAATTCCAATTCCTGTCCAAAATCCAACTCTCAATGTGTTTCCTCCAGTAATTTCTATAACAGATTCATGCCAACCGGATGTAGGACTTCCAGTTCCTAGTTCGTTAACAATAACGCCATTCCCTGTAGGATAAACCCAAGCAAACAAAGTGATGTGATTGGTATTTCCCATTGCCGAAGCCAAGTTTCCGGTTATTGCATATTGATTAGCTCCATTGAAGCTTAGATACTTACCACCAGTACTTGTATATGTCGGTGAATTGTATAAAGTAGCATTAAATCCTCCTTTGATATCAACTAGGGTCGAACCTGAAGAATATGATGAAACGTCATAATCTGCTACTCTATTTGCAGTTACTTGAGTTTCTGTCCATCGATATCCACCTAAAGGTTCAGAATAAGTATATCCAGCAACTTTATCTTGATAATATCCAATCCAACCTGATGGCCATGTATTAAAGAGAAAATTATTCTCAGCTGCATTTGAAACTGTAGCAAGATGTCCACCCATATTTTCACAAGCAGTTTTAGCAGCAGTCCATGTCATAGAACCTGTTGAACGATAATATGAGTGACCATTGTAATTAGTTTGTGAGGTAAATCCGGTTAAAGTTGGGGTTGTTCTTTTATATAGCTTTACTGGAACATTTACTGCTCCTGTACCATTCGCGTTATAGATGTATCCCGAATAGGAAAACGTTTGCGCATAAGTAGCACATGTTATCAGAATTACGATTAGACTGGTTATAAACTTTCTCATAATAACATTCTTGTTCCTAGCATTATGGTATAATTAAGTGCATTCTCATTAAGAGCCCATGCACCTCCACAGTTTACGTTAAGTTTAAATCTCTTACTTAAACTTACATTAGTACCAACTATAGGTAAAACCACGTGCGGTGATTTTAATAGTATATCGTTATAATAACTAACATAAGGAGCATAAACATATAATCCCAGAAGTTTAATGTCTATTCTCTTTGAAACTTTAAAATCATACATGGTACCAGCTATTGCTGCAGTACCTACAAATTCCTCACCATATACATTACCGTAAGATCCAGTTAGCATATAAACTGCTTTAAATTTACCACGTTTGCCTATATTCCACATTTGACCAAGAGCTAATGTACCATACAATGATGATCTTCTATCGAATCCTAATGTTACTGTACCTGATATAAGATCTATTCTTTTCTTTTTAATGAAAGCATAGAATCCTGTTATGTTTGGCCCTTTTATAGCTGTTGTATAATCTGCATTAATTCCCCATGATCTTGCACCATCCCATCTCATCGAGGTATAACCTCCCGTTACTTTACCACCTGCGGTTACATCCGAATCCTTGAAATTGAATCCAACAAAATCACTACTGGCTAATATCGTTGGTCTGTTTCCATTTTTATTAGACGGTGAGCCACCGCTGTTTGTTGAATTTTGTACTGAAGCAACAGATCCACCAACTATATTCGTTTTTCCTTCGCTTTCTGTAGGGGTTTCTGTGGTAGTAGTAGATTCGCTTTTTCCATTGCCTCCTTCTGTGGAACCCCCGCTCCCATTAGTATTGCTGCTATTCTGACCAGTAGATCCACTTGATCCGCTTGAAGTGCCTGTCTGACCTGATCCTGTTGTTCCTCCAGATCCTGTTGTTCCTCCAGATCCTGTTGTTCCTCCAGATCCTGTTGTTCCTCCAGATCCTGTTGTTCCTCCAGATCCTGTTGTTCCTCCAGATCCTGTTGTTTGGTCATTAGATTGCGTAGACCCGTTAGTAGCTGTAGAGCCCCCGGTATTATTACTACCGTTAGCATTACTATTTCCGTTATTGCTGCTGTTGTTTCCATTATTACCTCCCTGATTTTGAGAACCACCAGATCCTGTTGTTCCTCCAGATCCTGTTTGTTTATTCTTACCTTTATTGTTCCCACCATTTGATGAATTCTGTACACTCCCCACGCCGGATAATATATTAGTTGATCCTGCAGTAGCAGCCATATCGCTAAGTGCAGATAATGAATTAACTATACCTATAAAATTTATAGCGGTGTTCTGTGCAATATTAACTGTTGACGATAAGCCAACTATAGTTGCGCATGGATTGTTCCCCCCATAATTGGAATAAACATTTTGTGTCCATGTTTCAAATCCGCCATTATAAAAATCTATTGGCTGGAATGTTTGGATTTCTCCGTAATAATTAACTGTGATCCCATTGGAAGGAACCTGTAGAGATTTTATTGACCCTGTACATGGATCGGTATAAGAATACGTGAATGTTTGCCCATATCCAATTACATTGAATGCGAGAATAAGAAATAATGTTGATATGGTTTTAGCATACATTTACGATTTAAAAATTCCTTTTTTGATCATTCTAGATACTATTCTTGAGGAAGCTGTCTCTAGTGATTTTTTTGTTGTTGTTCCTATTGTGGATTGGTTGAATTTAATATCACTATCATCAACGCCATCCAATATTGATGCTGTTTTAATTGTAGTTGCCTCACCTAATCCAGATCCCATTAAGACCTCACCAGTTTCGGAATCTACAAATTTAACTTGAAGTCCTAATCTTGTTACTTGTGTTGTTTTAGATTCTCCGTTCAATTTAAGAACCTCATCATCAGATACCGAAAAGTCATAAACCTCTATATAAACAAAATATTTAGCTAACTTAATTTTTCCTCTGCCGTCCATTTTATTTTCAGTAAACCCCTTATCCGAAGCCTTAAATTGCTGGATCATCCTTTCCTTAATCTCCAACTTATCCTCAGTGAACACAAATCTGTTTGTCATCTCAAGATATTCTAAAACTATATTGGTTACACCAAGGCCGACTCTCTTATCTTTTAATTCCGGATAAAATTCATAGAGTTCCTCACTAATACCAATCTTTAATATTTGTATTGGTATTTTTATTGTGTCCGTATATTCAGCTACAACATCTATTGATTGCTTCTTTTCAAACTCAGCTTGATACTGTTCAGTTTTTACTGAACCCGGCTGTGCATAAATACTTGAAGTAGCAAGAATTAAAGATAGTAGTATTAGTGAGAATCTCATATAAATTTAATTTTAATTAATCTTCTTTCTTCTTAGAGAAGATCTTATTAGCTGCACCTAAACCAAGTGCACCAAAAGCAAGAGCTGCAACTGCATTAATTAGTGCTGGAGCTGGTGCTACATCCTCAGTTGAGAATGAATTGTGATACATTGTAACACAAAGTGAAACTGCACACATGATACCAACAAATCTGTTGGATGAATAATTTCCCTTTTCATCTTGGAAAATTTGGCTAAAAAACTTTTTCATTTTTAATTTTATTATTTTTCTATAGTGTTAGATAAAGCAACACCATCTTCTTCATCCACCTTCTGGATGAGCATTTTATCCCTGTCTTCAGAGTTAAACCAATAATCAACAACTTTATTTAGATTACCAACAAAAGCACCTAATAGTATAAGTAACATTTCTTTCCAGTCCTCGTTAATAGTAGCTCCAAGAAAAACTCCTGCATTGATACCAACTATTATTAATGTAAATAATCCAAGTACTATAGCAGTAATTCTCCATCTATTAGATTGCATCTGCTGAAGCATATGATAGAATCTATTGTTGTCTGCCACTTTAGTCAGATCTTCTTTACCAAAGCCTAGTGATTTTTTTAATGACATAAATTTAATTTATTTTAATTACCAAGGAGCATCAGTTGATTCGTCCTTTTTCTTTTCCTCTTTCTTTTCAACAGGTTTTTCTACAACACGTTCTTTGATAATAGTGTGTGTTCCACCATTGTTTTGTTGTTTCTGAGTGTTTTCCTGGTTTTGCTGTACGTTAACTACAACTGGAGCCGGAGCTACCTGCTCGGTTTTAGTTTCTTCCTTATCCTCGTTTCCGCCGAATAATAGTGTAGAAATCCAAACCCCACCACCTGCGATAACAGTTGTTAGAGTACCGATTATGGTTTTCTTTAATCCCGACCAAGTACCATCGTTGGTCTCAACGTTGTTTGTTTCTTCTGACATTTTTTTACTTTTTTTTACTTTTTAATTATTTTAGCTGTCGCTATTTGGCTTGCTTTGATATTTAATGTTGCAACATATAAACCAGCTGATAGTTCACCAATATCATAAGTGTACTGATATTTTCCCTTTGGCATATTAGTTTTCATTAAATCAACTACAAGTTTTCCGTTTATATCGTAAATCGATAGTGTTATATTTTCTTTCTCTGAAACCTCAAAAGCAACCATTATTTTATCGTCTACTGGATTTGGATATACTATTATCTTGTTACCGAGTAGATTTAAGTAGCCTGATGAGATATTCATTATTTTAACTTCACCGTGGGTTGGATTTATGATCAGATCAGTTGCAATAGAATTACCCGCATATTTCCTTGTTACCCATAATGGACTAGCATTCCAATCTGACTGTGGTTCAAGTGCAAGAAACTTAAGATTAAATAGGTTTTCACCATCATTTATTGGATGTTGATTTCCTGAGATATCAAATCCTCCCCATTCGATCGTATTTTCAACTGGATTAACGAAACTCATCCAATCCATTGATTTTTCACTATTAACTATTTCCTTAAATTCTAATAAAGATGGATCGTAGTATAATGCCATTTGTAGCGATCCTATTGGACCTGAATTAGATTTTAATGTAACAGGTATCGTTACAAGATTTGCTTCATCTACAGTCACCTTAGGCATGTTAATTTCAATCGTAGACAATGTAGTGTCATCATATTGCGTTGTCACGTCCATTATATAATTTGGTGTGTTGTTCGGATTTATAATAGTTATCGGAACTAAACGAGCCATGTTATATCCTGTACCATTGGCATCTCCATATCCAAGTACATAAAATGTGACCGAATCTGGTTGGCCTGGTAATATATCGAACGTTAGATTAGTTACCCCTGGTATTGATTGTGTCTGATTTGTTGAAGATCCATTGATCGATGCATATTCGGAAGCACTAAAGAATCTGATGTCAGGTACGTTATTTGGCCAAGCACTAAATCTTCCCGCTATTCTACCATATATTCCGTAAACGTCCGACATTGTAATGTTACCTGAATTATTTACATCGGAAGAATAATAATCAAATCCGGATGGTTGAAGTTGTCCAAGAACATATTGATTAACTCTTTGCGCATCGGCCACAGTAACTATATTACCTACTGATAATGTATCACCCTGAACTGCAAGTCTAACGTCATAGTATGTGGTGTCTATCGATTTTGAAAAATTGAATTCACCATTAAGATCAGTAGTGTCAATCTCATCTATAGACCAAGTCGATCCGGTTTTAGGTTTCTTCTCTAGAGCAAGAGTTAGATTCTTAGCTGGCGATCCGGTAACGTTAACAAAGTTACCCTGGTAATTAAACATTACAGAATTAATAACCCCACCGTAATTATGAAGGGTTAATAGATCATCAAGACCATCTATATTTGAGCTTAGATTATTGAATGTTGTTGTTCCAGTTACCTCAATATTAGTTATATTATTAGTGAAGGTTTGAAAGTTTGCTGAATGTTGTAATTCTATATTAAATAATGCACCTGATGGAATAGTAAAAGTGCTACTACTACCAGTGTAAACGATAGTTACTGTAATGCTACCTTCCGATAGATTATTCTCGTATTGAAGTACCTGTGCAAATGATGTATTTGTTGATGTTACTATAGGAGCTCCACCGCCGAATGCATTCTTATCATACCAAACTCTGTATTGCAAACCGGTGATCAAGGTAGATGTCGTGTTTTGATAACATAGACCTATATTGGTTTTTCCTGATGCTACAGTACCTACCTGATATTGTGAATTGACCATAACATAGACTCCATTTCCCGGAGCTGTTGGACATTGTGAGAATCCTAGATATGGTATCAGCAGGATTCCAAAAATGAGAATGAGTAATTTTTTCATAGATGTTTATTTTGGTTTATTTTGGTTCGGAATATTTATCTGAAATTGCTCTTTTTTAGGCCACAAAAAAAGTCGATACTTTTAAATGTACCGACTTTTAAATGTTTAGTAAAGCATATCGGATTCTAACCGATGTTCCCGCTACACGCGGAGTCCTAGAACGCTAGACGAAAGCTTCAACCAATTCAAGCAATCTGTAAATCACTTTCATTGGCTCTGTGTTAAATATTACAGTATCTAACACATAGTAGCCCGTAGGGGAATCGAACCCCTCTTTCCAGGATGAAAACCTGACGACCTAACCGATAGTCGAACGGGCCATGTTCACTTAGTGAGATGTGCTAAGCTAGATTTTAACGGGTTACTCTAGCTGTTTCGAGAACCATCACTCCCATGGGTACGAGCCATGCGAAGCTTTTCATTAGTGTCTTACCACATAAAAACCTGTCAAGCTACTGAGAGGCTCTGCTACCTGCCTTTGTTCTCAGTTCCAGTATTTTAACTAATTTGACTCATTACCACCCATGAGATGATTGCTTTCCAAACCAGCTTTCGGTTACCACCTGGACATTAACCGAGATCCTTTAATGAGATCTAAACATGGAGGGTATCTCTTACCCTTTGCGGAGGAGGTGAGATTCGAACTCACGGACCCCTTTCAGGATCGCCGGTTTTCAAGACCGGTGCACTAAACCACTATGCGACTCCTCCGGTTAAAAAGATAATGATGGAGTACCCTTCTCGCTCCAATCTTAAGTGCTTTCCTGAGTTTTACTGGATCCAGGCACAAGGGGTGGTGAACTTTTTTTACCTATTTCGGTTTGTCGACAACCTACGTAGAAAGAACCATTATCTTTTTGCGGTCCCACGGAGAATCGAACTCCGAACTCTGCCGTGACAGGGCAGCATTATAGCCGTTTAACTACAGGACCATTATAACGAGGACGCAGCGGGATGAACCTCTCTTTCTCTGTACCGCGAATAAACAGAGACTGCCTCGTACCGTCGTTGAAAAGTCTTTCGACAAATCAGAGCGTTCCGGTGTACTTTTAAATTTGGTGACTAATAAGGATTCGAACCTTAAACCTGCGTCCCCTTTCCGTGAGTGCTAAGCACTATTCTTGTACTCCGTTCTGCTGTGCTCCAATACACTATAGCCAATCGTCAGTTTCGAACCTGACAGCCTCAAGGTAATTAATCTTGAGATTTGTGGACCGGGCAGGATTCGAACCTGCGACGCCTAGTAGATGTTAGTTATTCTTGGCCTTCGAATACATCCACCTTAGTGTTTACCAACTTCACCACCGGACCGTTTCGAATCTGAATTGAGCGATTCAGATTCTACTTAATTAGTTGAGCTTCTATTTTTCGTCGGGAAGCCCCCTTGTCAGGAAAATTAGACCTTACTTTGTCACACAAACTTTTAAAGTTGTAGAATTCCACTGGTTTACTTCACTACCCAAACCTCTATCTTCTACAGGGATAACTAAAAGCGACTCGTAGCGGAGGCAGGACTCGAACCTGCGACCTTTGGGTTATGAGCCCACTGAGCTACCAACTGCTCTACTCCGCAATATGTGGTCACGGTAGGAATCGAACCTACTATATCAATTACTTACTTAGTCACTTACCATGCTGCTTAACCGGTATCTCGGGCAGTAATACTAAATCATCATTAATCCATTGGCCAATCAGCATTACATACTGACCTATAGCTTTCGCAACCTTTAGTAGCGGGGGCCGGACTCGAACCGACGACCTTTGGGTTATGAGCCCAATGAGCTACCTACTGCTCTACCCCACGATATATTTTCAATGAACTGTTTATTATATGTTATTTTTATTACTCTGCAAATATAATAATGTTTCACGGGTAATAAAAATAATATCTAATTTTTTTAATTAAAAGCGGAGAGCGGAGGAATCGAACCTCATACGGTTTCCCGTACGTCACGCTTAGCAGGCGGACCCGATCGCCATCACGGATCACTCTCCAATTGTACCCCGGGCGGGAGTCGAACCCGCACGGACCTTACGGCCCACTGAATTTTAAGTCCAGCGTGTCTACCAGTTTCACCACCGGGGCATTTGTACTCAAGGAGGGAATCGAACCCTCACGCCGAAGCACTAGATCCTAAATCTAGCGTGTCTACCTAATTCCACCACTCAAGCAATTGATCCGATCATAATCACGAATTCTTCTGTATTTTTATATCCCTATCTAAATCTCTTTGTCGGGGTTTTCTTTTTATATTTTTTATATTTCTCCCCATATAAGTTGGTGTTAGTGCGTCACAATTTGGACAAATCAACCTAAAATTATTTTCTAGGTTATTTTGGGGATTTCCGTCAATGTGATCCAATATTAATGGTATATTTACGCCATTCCAACTTTCATTTTTACAAATTTCACAGCAGTGTCCTCTTTTTAATATTAAAAACTTCTTAATAGTTTTTCTGTTTGAATCAGTAAAAATCCCGCCGTCTAATTTTTCCTGATTTATTTTTGTTATAGATTTACTATGACATTCTGGTGAACAGTATTTGGTTCTTTTTTCTTTATCTACTGTATTAAAACAGATCGGACAATTTTTTAGATTTTTTTTCCCTCTACTTATATTTGAACACGTCACTGAGCAATATTTTCTTGTCTTGCCAGATTTCTCATTATCGAACTCATCTCCACAACAAAGGCAAATTAGAATATCGATATTTCTTAAGTTGTCGAATTGAGATTGATTTATTCCATATTTTTTCAAAAGATGGTTTTTAATTGAATTGTAACTTTTACCTATTACTTCTGATATTTCTCTATATTTTTTTCCATCCTCTAGTAATTTTTTAGCAAGAATAGACTCGGTTTCATTCCACATAAATTTTATTTTTATAATTATATATTCTAAAGTTGATTTCGAATCGTCGACTATATTAGCCCTGAGAATCTAAACTAATTCAAAACCTTTGATGGATCTTAATAAAAGCCATAATCTTAGTAATAAAAAAGGGTGACCGGTCGGGATCGAACCGACGACCTTCTGGACCACAACCAGACGTTCTAACCAACTGAACTACGGCCACCATGTATTATTTTGTGCTGAGGTATTCCTCTATTTCAGCATCATTTGCTAATCTAATAGGAACGAATAATGCAAATCCATTATCATCCTCGAAGTGATTACAAGTATCTAAACGAAATCCGAATTTATATCTCCAGTGTTCAAATAAGTTTTTTTCAGCTATCCATTTACCAACATTAGCATTTCTATATTCACCGAAGTAAAATTGTCCATCTACAAGATCTGCTTTCGGTATTGCTCCAGCAGCTATAAGTCTGGGTACATAGAATTCTTTATACTCCTTTTCTTCAACTCTAGGAATACCTGGAACGTCGCATGGATTTTCAAATTTCTTTAAATTATTCCAGTATTTAATCATAGCTTCTTTCCTGTTAGCTCTTTCCTCCTCGATCTTAGCTTTTGCTAAAGCTATTTTTTCTATATCATTCATAAGCAAGTTATTAATTAGAGGCACCAATAGGAATCGAACCTATCTCTTCCGCTTTGCAGGCGGACGCCTGAGCCAATCGACCACAGTGCCATTTTTATTTATTAGATCCTCCGACAGGGATCGAACCTGCAACCTGCTGATTACAAATCAGCTGCTCTACCAATTGAGCCACGGAGGAATGTGCGGAAAGTATAGGATTCGAACCTATGGCACCCTTTCGGATGCACACGCTTTCCAAGCGTGCTCCTTAAGCCACTCGGACAACTTTCCATTCATTTGCGGAGGAGTGAGGTATCGATCCCCATACCCGAGGGTACCGCTAGTTTTCAAGACTAGGTCAAGCGCCAGCTTAATTACTCCTCCTTTTTTGGCTTCCAATATGTCAAAGATCTCGTAAAATAAAAAAGGTCTCCTTTTTAGAGGAGACCTTTTAGATTTAAGTTTTTATATACTTATACCAATACCTTCTCCTTTTCAACGCACAGTGATAACTCACAAGATGTACTTGTTGTATCTAAATGCAGTGACGATAATGTGTATTGTACTTGTTTCATTTTATGTTATTTTGAGATTTATATATCTTTCTCCCTTTTAATTTCTATGCAAAAATAGGGAAAAGTTTCGGATAAAAAAAATATTTTCTATTATTTTCTAAATATTATTCGATAATTAGTAGTCCCAGAAGGATTCGAACCCTCATCTTCCCATCCGTAGTGGGAAATTCTATCCGTTAAACTATGGAACTATGGACGAGTCTCTCCCCGTTCGTCACCCTCCACTTTTTTGCGCATCAAATTGGATCTACTTCCTAAAAGCTATTCCTCTTATCCATTGTGGCAGCAGACAGGTCAACGCCACATCGTGTGTTGTACAGGATTCGAACCTATACCCAACGGCCTTATGTACCGTTTACGGACCCTATGACCTGTTACATGAAGTAATTAATTTCATTACGCATATCACCTAGCACTCCGTGTCCCTGTGGCCCTTTTTAAGATAGTGTCTAGAATCTTCTTAATATCTACCCATCGGAAGCTCTGACCAAATTGAGCTAACAACACTTTTGAGTTACTGATAGGATTCGAACCTATGCCAATCCCACGTCTCGCATCCAATCTGAAAGGGAATCGAACCCTACGCACGGTTACAGGGAGACTGCTCTTCCGCTAAGCTACAGTAACATAAATGGAGCTTGCCGACGCTGTATTCACTATGGATTGATTTATTATTATAACCCTACGGGATAATTAATTATCACCATCTACAGGTCTACTAATGTGGTTTATAGCAATGTGGTTTACGCCAACAACACGTTTACTCCTACTGCATCCATAAAAGAATTAATCATCATCACGGACCGACAAACTCTATTTGCTACCAGCATAGGAATCGAACCTAATATCTCCCTTACGATCGGGTGCGTATGCCAATACGCCAACTGGTAATATTATGGGTTATGAAAATGATAAAGTGTATAGACTATGCTAACGACAATGCCAACGTCAAAGACCTTCCTTTACTACAAAGGCAAAGTCAAAAACCAAGTCTCTTTTTGCTAACCAATTATCTGTCTAGTGGTAAAGATTCCTCTTTCTCTATGAGATTTCAGTAACTTGTTTAACAATTGAGTTCTATCTCAGTTTTTTTTGTTTTTGTAAAGGAAGCGGTTGCTGTTTTATCTGTTTCCGTAGAAACACTTAAATTAGTTTATAACTATCATCGATAAGATTTTATATAAAACATTACCACCTTCAATCAAATGGTTATGGAATCGTCTCCTGACTATCCATAACCAACCCCACTTTTAATTATTCTGAAACCTCAGATAGAAACATATCAATTGTTTCTTTAAATCTTGGATCAACCTCAATTCTTAGAGCTGAGATTCGAGCGATCTCTTTTTGTCTTTTTTCTTCGAATAAATCCGAAGCTTCTCTATAGCTAGATCTGTATTCTTCCATTGCTTTATTATAAGCATCAAGAACATTATCGTTGTGTTCTTTTATTCCAGCCTGAGCAACTGCATTTTCTTTAGCAATCCTTGCATTTTCCGAAGTAACAAGGTTCTTTATTTTTGCTTTAAAGTAGTTAACCCTTTGTTCATGCTTTCTGTGGGTAGAAGCAAGATCTTCATGGATTTTTAAAAGATCATCACTTGTGTGATGAATCTCAACCTTAACCGGAGTCTTTTTTCCAGCCTCGATTTCCATCCATTCCAATTTCTTAATATTCGGAAGCTCACTTCTTAATTGATCTAATTTACCACCTTTGTGGATGAATTGACCAACATGGGAAGCATATGCTTCAGCCTCCAAATATTCATTATATTCGGCAGTCGATAACTGTTCCCATCCCCATTTTTCATCAACCTCGTTTAACTTCTTGATTGATTTTAATTCTCCCTTAACAGGCTGGTCCCTATCGAATTCAAATTCATCCCATTTGACATCGTTTAGCATTTCCTCCTTGGCTTTGATATTCTCCATAAGAAATGATTGGGTTGCATGCAGCTTAGACTTTTGATCAAGAAGCTCATTAACATTCACCGGGATTGGTTTAGCCTCAACTTCATGATATTCCATTCCATCGACAGTGATCGATTTGCTGATATTATTTATATCAGCTAATTTAAAGTTGATGTCTCTAGCTCTTTGGTTACAAAGATTTGATACTGACTGAGCCTGTGACATTGAAAGACCCTTTGATTCTAATGAATTTCTTCTCATATTTATTATCTTTAAAGATTAACTATATTTTTATTATTTCTGCAAATGTATCACATAGATACGGGGTAAAAAAATTATTTAGCAAAAATTAACTAATTAACATTCAACTAATGAATTAACTAGCATTTTAACTGTTCCGATATCTGCACGACCTTGGTATTGTTTATTGAATTCTCCAATAGTTTTACCAACAAGTGCTTGAGAATTTGTAATTACTCCAGCAAAACCTTGCATGATTACTGTCAAGGCATCCGCAATCTCTTGTTCACTCATCTGAGCAGGCATGTATTTTTTCAGAATACTAATTTCATCCTGTTCTTTAGTAACCAATTCTGGTCTATTTGCCAAATCATACATTTTAATAGATTCCTCACGTTGTTTGATTCCTTTGCTGACAATTTTAATTACCTCATCGTCAGTTGCAATCCATGTTGGACTTGCCTTTTCTGAATTAGTAATAGAAGCCTTGATGCTATTTAAAGCCATTTTAGCATTTTCGTCCTTTGCTTTCATTGCAGTTACGAAATCTGCATTTATCTGTTCTCTAATTGTCATAATCTTTTAATTATTAATCTTCATTATTTTTGTGGGTAACAGGGGAATCGAACCCTGGATTTGCAATTACTCGAGTCTTGCTGTTTCCTTATTAACCTTAGTCATGGATGACGCCAAAATTACGCGTTGGCTCCGGTTCCCACCCCGGAAGGTTACCCATTTATTATACTACATCCTCGAAGCTACCTCCGAAGAAATATAGAACTGCTCTAATATTTCTTTGTTCATTACTTAGAGATTCCATTTTTATTCTTTCGATAGAAACATATCCCTGTAAAGAACTTAATCTATTTCTTTTAGAAACTAATTCCTGATTGGAATTTGAAATCTCGACGAAAGCAGCTTCTCTTGATTCTGCATTAGTGTAAAGTTTCTTCCCATTATCGTCCAACTGAGCGCCAATCTCGCTTTTTATTGTTGCCTCGATCTGAGAAATCTCATTGTTCGTTGTTTGAATCTCCTCGTTATGATCAAGGATTCTTCCTTGAATTTCAGAAATTCTTGATGGGATATCTAATAAATCACCCGCTAATTTTGATAATCTTTCTTTGTTCATTTTTAAAAAATTTAGTGGGCCAGGTAGGATTCGAACCTACACGCCCCGAAGGGACCGGATTTACAGTCCGGCGAGCCAACCAGTTGCTCAACTGACCCGATTAAGGGATGTTTCGATATTATATAGTTATCCAGCGGATTAAAAGTTTCGAGTCCATCGATGATAAGAAATCAGCATCACCCATGTCTTCAATAGGAACTTGAAATTGCACAATGGAGTCATTCGAAACTAAATGCGCAGAATAATAAGCAACACTCTTTCTAATCATCCTCAAAACTGCATGTGGATTTTCCTTATACAGTGATTTTTTAATTTCATTTAATTCCATAACCATTTATTTTTTTATTGGTGGGAATGGTAGGATTCGAACCTACTCAGGCGCAAGCCAACGGATTTACAGTCCGTCCCAACTCTCCAACTCTGGCGCATTCCCTTATATAAGATCCAATTCAGACTTTAGACCGCTACTAACACCTTGATTCCATACCCTTGAATTTCTAGCTGAAGGTTTCCATACCCTCCCTCGGATGCCTCCGCGTGCGCTCACACCGGCTTAATTCTACTCTTTGGAGATGACTTTTGTCTGTTCATCTTATTCCTCCTTTTTTATCCTTTCGGACTAATTGGATCTTTTGTAGTCCCTGCCGGAATCGAACCGACGACCTATTGTGTGTAAAACAATCGCTCTAAACCAACTGAGCTAAGGGACTGTAGAGAAGCTGATTTTTATTTCAGCTTCTTTGAGTATACGTTTTTAATTCTACCGTCTTTATAGAAAATACGACAGTCAGGTTTAGTCCATCCATAAAGATTGGCCATAATCTGTGCATATTGCTCTATTGAATCGAGCCTGATTTTACCTATGATTCTATCAGATCCGTATTTTTTTTCTATAATAGGTTCTGTAAGCCATACAGATTTACCATATTCTGCTTTGATTTTCTTGATAGCATCATCGCCATTTGCACCCTTGGGATCTGTCAACCATTCGGAGATCTCGTAACCTCCCCATTTGGAGTTGATATTTTCTAGATCTACTAAATTCCCGGATCTGTACCATCTATCTCCGCAACACGGACAATCCGAACCTTCATCTACACCATCCCAATAGCACCCAAGATCTTCCGCTATATTGATTGCTTCTTCCTCAGATTCAGCCTCAATGAAAAGTCGGTGACAAAGTTTATCATCAACTACGAATGATCCTCCGCTGTTGTTTTGTGACAGTTCATAGAATTTTGTTTTCATCTTTTTATTTTTTACAAGATTAATAAAATACTACGGGATTAAAAAATAATAAGATAATTATTTCCATCTGGTTTTTCTGCTATGTTTCCATGTTTTATAACTTCTATATTTTATTGAGGGATGACCTTTTTTAAAATTTAATCCTTCATCCCAATACATAGGAAATTCCCATTTTAACCAAATTAATCGGTAGTCTCTAGAACAAGTTGCCTTATTCAATTTTGCTCTGTTTGTGTTTTTACTCATTTTACTCATTTTTAGGTTATTAAACCTAATGAGCGTCGAATTTCTTTTTCATATTAATTTATTTTTTAGTAGCGAGAGTAGGAATCGAACCTACGGCCTCGGGGTTATGACTCCCGCGCTCTAACCATCTGAGCTATCTCGCCATGCATCCCGTTACTTGTGCACAAGCCGTGGCATTACGGGATCGATGTGGTTCCACATTCTGAGCAGGTATGGGGAATCGAACCCCAATCTCCAGATTGGAAGTCTGGAGTAATAGCCGTTATACGATACCTGCATAGAGTGTAGTAGGGCTGCAGTCCCTTGAGGCACCTACACTAGTTATTCCTCTTTGAGCGAGAGACCGGGTATGATCCGGCGACCCCGACCTTGGCAAGGTCGTGCTCTACCAACTGAGCTACTCTCGCGGTTTTAACTTTAGCATATATCGGACTCTCTTTTCTTTCCTTAATATAGACAATTTTTTCCTCTGTTGGATCCGTCTGTATTACATAGGAAATACAATTTAATCGGTCTAAATAATTTACAAGATCATTTATTTTCAAATTCGTTTTTGCTTTTTTTACTAAAGTTGGTTTCATTTTATTGTTAATATATTATTTTTGAGGACCCGGTAGGATTCGAACCTACGACCAGCGCATTAACAGTGCGCTGCTCTACCACTGAGCTACAGATCCTTATTGCTCTCCCGACTGGACTCGAACCAGTGACCCTCTGATTAACAGTCAGATGCTCTAACCAACTGAGCTACAGGAGAATTTTTAGTTGTCGATTTTTTACAAATCTTATGTTGGCAGAATGGGATTCGAACCCACATATAACCAGTTAACCTTTCTACCGCGTATCAGGCGGAGGGTATATCTGCCAATATATTTTTAATGCTATTTTTAATATTATCCTCTGGAAACTTTATTCTAAATATTCTCCATCCATTCTCCATCAATTTTTTATCTTTTTTAATATCTATTAACATTCTCTCGTTTTGATTATGCTGTCTTCCGTCTATCTCGATAGCAATTTTATGATCAACGATTGCAAAATCTATAAAATATGGATGAAATGGATATTCATATTCATATTGTATGCCATATTCATCAAGAATTGATTTTGCTATACTTTCAGGATATGACATCTCAAATTTTGACCTTGTTCTCCACCCGAACTTAATGTCTGGATTTTTGTGTTTTTCATAAGCTGATTTTGAAGAAGCTTCCGTTATATTTTTTCTATAATCATCATCCAGCCATTTTAATTGTGCGGCGCATTTTCTTGAACAACATGTCTGTAGACGTTTTGACCAAGAAATTTCAAATTTATTTTTACAGTGGCCACATTCTTTTATTTCTGGCGGGTTTCCCTTTCCTGTCAATGTTTTCGAAACCTTATAATTTATTTCCGATCTTTTAGATTTAGTACTAAATCCTCTAGAGCATTTTAGAGAGCAAAATCTCCCGCTACCCAATTCACCATTATGTACATTCCCACAATTTTCACAACTTTGCATAAAATAGATTTTTTATCTATATATCTATTCGAACCAATAACTTTTTGCAAATGCACTTTACGTATTACGTACCTTGCTATTCCATATGTCAATGAACAATTTGTTGTCCCTGGAGGATTCGAACCTCCACCGCGTGGACCAAAACCACGTGTCCTGCCATTAGACCAAAGGACAATTTAATTTGCACGCCGGGCAGGAATCGAACCTACAACCCCTGGTTTTGGAGACCAGTGCTCTACCAATTGAGCTACCGACGTATTTTAATAGTGGAGCTACCGGGGATCGAACCCGGGTCCTCTGAGTGCAAGTCAGAAATTTTAGCCAATTAAACTACGGCCCCATTTTGTCGGGAAAGCAGGATTCGAACCTGCGAGCTCCTGCGTCCAAGGCAGGCGAGGACGACCTAACTCCTCTATTTCCCGTTTATTCTGTCGGGGTGGCCAGGCTCGAACTGACGGCCTCCTGGTCCCAAACCAGGCGATCTACCAACTGATCTACACCCCGTTATATAAATGAAATTCATTTATGAGTGATCCCGGTGAGATTCGAACTCACGACTCCCTCATTAAAAGTGAGGTGCTCTAAACCAACTGAGCTACGGGATCATTATTTTTTAATTAATGGCCATAGCTTAATCTAAGCTAGAGGACCTTACTGTTTTCGCTTCATTTTAATATTTAATTTATTCTGTGGTGAGGGACGGGATCGAACCGTCATCATCGGATTTTCAGTCCGCTGCATAGACCAACTTTGCTACCTCACCCAATAAAAAAACTCCGATTCTTTTTGAGAATCGGAGTTTTTAATATTTAAGTTTTATTATTATCTTAACCTACTATTACATCTTCCGGTTTCTCGTATTGGCCATTATACCATTTTGCAATCCCCACCTGTACAAACGGGTTATTGCCTTGTGGCATAAAATTAATGGCGATATTTCCGAAGAATGTTTTCATTTTGTTTTTAATGTTTAATAGACTATATATCTAATTGATTTTAATATTTTATGCAAATTTATAATAAAGTTTCGATTAAAAAAAATATTTTTTGATTTTTTTTTGATTTTTATTATTTACATATATGTGGTAGGAGAAAATAAGCTATTGAATGTCATAGATACTCCCTGTATTTTTTTATTCAGCATAGTAAATGAATCCGAAGGACTAGCCTTCCATTTACCACCGCTATTGAATGGACCGTTTGAATCCTCTGGGGTTATTCCGGTTGTGAATGTACCGTTAGGAAAAAATACTAATCCCCATGTATGCTCTTTCTTAAATATACCTTTGGGCGATTTTACCTCGATTATCCAAGAATTATTTGGTGGGTTCATCCTAACAGGTCCTCCTCCATGGAAGTGGTCTTCTTTAGCTCCAGCTTTTTTAAGAAAATCCGGCATCTTTGGTAAAGCTGCCTCCTCGTTAATTGGATACGAGAAACTTTCGAAAGTTTTTATATTATTGCTCATTATTTACAAACTGTTCTTATTTTAAATTGGGTTCCAGCTACCGGTGAGAAAGCAACTAATTTAACTGCGTCTCTTACTGCATTTTTAGTAACCTCTATACTTAAACTCTTTATGTCAGCCTTTGGAGATTCTTTTAATGCACCAGATTTAAGCAGATCGTATGTCCATTCCCAAACTTTATTGGTGTCATCTATTTTAATTTCACTAAGATCCTTATTTCTATAGACCTCTATTTTTCCTGCTGAATCAAAAAATTCCGGACAAAGTTCTTTGATAGGTTTTAGACCAAGCGAAGATAGTTTAGTCTCTATTGCTTTAACCAATGAACCACCTTTATTGATAACATTATTAAGGTAATCCTTATAATCAATAACTAAATAATTTTTTCCTCCAATGTTCTCTCTTTTACCAGGAGCATTTTTACCCGCTTTAGCATCTGCATTTAACGCATCCTCTTTTTCCTTGCTATATTCACCTCTAATATATTTAGCACCGAATGCACCCATAAATGGTGAAAGTTTAATCTCCTTTCCTGAGTATGAAAATAATATAGCATCTGGTATAACTAATGGATCAAAGAATATCTCCATTTTCTGGCCAGCCTTAGCTGTAAGGTAAACTGTTTTATCATAACCTGCATATCCGTTGCTAGCATCAGCCTTTCTACCAGAGAAACTTTTATCCATTTTACATGATATCTTTATATCATCACCAATTGGTTCACCACTTGCTACGAGTGTCGCAGAAATAAATTGATTGTCCTTAAATTTCTGATCATCCGGATTATCACCTTTAGATTTATCATAATCTGGTCCAATATTAGGCATTGGCTTATTTATGAATTCCATTTTCTTTTCGGCGGACTTAAGAAATTCCTTCCTGTCCATACCTTCACCGAATGTATTGTACATTAGGTCTTTTATCAACTCAACAACAGTATTACCTCTAGCTTTACATAGGCCGTCATTATCTGTTGAATAACCTGCAGCCTTTAATGCTTTTGCAACAGATCCTGATGGATTGACAGGAACCTTACTTGATGCTGAAGATATTGTTACATTAAGTTTCTGACCGATGTAGTTCTGATTATTTAAAACTGGAATTATCCTATTTTTAAAATCTACCTCTAATTTTTTTATCTGATCTGGACTTACGTCATCTTTTTTAAATTCACCGCTATCAAATTTAAAATCCCAAGGGGAGGATTTAGAGTCAGCCTCATTTAGAGTTCCGTTTGGAGTCTCTGTTAAAAGCTTATAATTTATGAAATCACTTAATGATTCGAAAACAAATTTCTTAGACATTCTTATTTGGATTTATTTTAACTATATATCCAATAGCAATATTAGTATTTTTCAATAAAATATATTGTGGTATATGCAATTTTATTCTCCTGTCCACCGATAATAACACTCTTAACAATTACACAAATACCGACATAACAATTATCAAGGTCCAATCTCATTACCGCATCGTGGCCTGGTGATTTTGAAAATTTTGTTATTATATCCTTAGCGAGCATATCATCGGATTTTTGAGAAGCAGTGAAATAGTTTCCGCCGTTTGCATTTGCCATATTACAGATCTCACCTAAAGTATAATTGGTACTTTCCTTAATTATACCGAATTCCTTTCCTCTATCCTCGGGGGTTTTTAATTCCTTAAAGTTCGGGACGTCGATTGTTTCAGTGTGTGCATCCATTTGCTCTGATCCATCATCAACCTCCATTATTTGCTTCATTTTATTAAAGCTAACTCTGGACATCCATTGGGTGTGGTGATAAGCAGCTTTATTTATGGTATCTGAATATTTTACCGGTTTTAGCTTATTTAATTTTCTATAAGCATTAAGTTCTTTTAAGACCAATCCTTCTAAATTGGTCTGAGCATATAGAACATTTTGAACTAGAGTTAATAATAGGAATAGAATCATTTTTTTCATATATCAAATGTAATATATGTAATCGGATAAAAAAAATAATTTACGTATTATTTATTATAAACCATATTTTGATTTTGTTGAATTATAATTAGTTGAAATTTCCGAAGCGCTCAACCCTCTAGTATAGAAATATGATGCACCGATTTTACCATTTAGATATGTTGATCCAATACCCGCCCCAATATATCCTAGGTATAGAGGATTCGATTCCGAATACCCATCTGTCCCGTGTGCCGTTGTAATATATTCCGTAGTATTAATATAAACTTTAGTTGTATTTGCTGTTGCTGTAATTTGTGATATAAAAGTAAATAAGTACCAAGTATTTGTTGTGACGGTTAAAGTAGAATCAACAATTCTTTGAACACCTGTTCCATTTGTTACTGACCTAACTTTACCACCATTAGAAAATAAACCCCCCCAGTATCCATCAAACCCAAACGATCCCGATAATTTACCAAAGACCGGTATCTGTGTATTCAGTGCAGGTAACACATCGAATTTAACCCAAACCTGAATCGTTCTTTGTGTCGTGGTATTTAAACTAAGATTTGAAGTGTGTGGAATACTAATTGTGTTACTAGTACCATTTAAATCAAAAATACCACCGTCCGTTGACGACCAAGTCGCCCCATTAATAGTCGCATTATTTCCGTTACCAGTCTCATCCGTCCATGTACCTGATGTATAATTACTAGCATCAAGCTTCATGAATAAACTACTGGTAATTATACCGGGAGCTATAGTTGTCGTTGTTGTCGTTGTTGGAGCTATAGTTGTCGTTGTTGTCGTTGTTGAGGCTATAGTCGTCGTAGTCGTGGTGCTAGTTGTAGTCGTAGTCGTAGTCGTAGGAGCTATAGTCGTCGTAGTTGTGGTGCTTGTGGTGCTAGTCGTAGTCGTGCTAGTCGTCGGTATTATGAATCTCGGCAAGAATGAATTATATATTGATGTTATTTCGGAATCACTTAATGTTCTGTCGTATATAATAGCATTGGATATGGATCCATTAAATAAATTTGAACCTGTATCATATGAACCTATAAAAACGTTACCGTCACCAGAAAATGTAATATTATCAGCTGAACTATCTTCCAATACACCATTCAGATATAGTTTCCATCCTGCTGCCGAACTAAAGGTTACTGCACCACAATACCAAGTATTAAGGTTAAGAGTGGTTGATGATTCAACTATATTCCAGGAACCATTATGTCCAGATTGTAATTTATTTGTTGCGCCCAGCCAAAAAGCATGCTGTCCCTGACCAGATCCAGATCCTCCACTTATTAGATTATTTGCATTAGAAAAGCTATTAACATAAAACCAGATTATCTTGGTGTATTCGTTATTTGATAATACGGGTGAACCATTGTTTATATCTACATAATCACTTGCCCCATTAAATACAATATTACCTTTTTGTAAATTACTGAATGTCGATCCCATTAGATTTCCTGAATTACCATTTCTGGAGAGGTCATACCACTCATTACCTGTTCTTGGATATGATGCAGTAAATCCTGCATCCAGAAGCATATTAAGGCCTTCAGTTGGTATCGAGGGGTATTCCATATTGATACATATTGTATCGTCCTGATCATATAACCATAATAATGCATCAGATACTGTTGTTATCGATGATCCACCAAATGCATTAATTGAGATTAATCCAACGAGATCCAAATCAGATTCTGGTGAATATATCGAAGGTCCTTGTTCTGCCTTATTTATATAGATGACATATCCCGATGGTGTAACGTCATAGCCTTGCCAAAAATTAGTTTCCGGTGTTGATCCATATCCCGTTACGCCAACCCCTAGGTTCATGTTATTTCTCCCTATAGTATATGGTAGTGGTGTTATTGAATATTTTACTGGATTTGACATGGATTCCTTTTTTTATATATATTCAAATCAAGGAATCGGGTTTTGCTATTCCTTATTTATATACTTCCATCTTTTAATCTCGCAGCTTTCCGGTAATTTCTTTTCCTTTAAATATAGATTTATTTGACCCAACATATTTCCGGATCCTATTGGATTATGAGAGTGTATATAACATTTGGGTATTTTGTGACCAGTTGCTCTAGAATGCAAGATAAGCCATTTAGCTACGTCCATTCCTGTGGGTTCTAGTATTTGTGAATAGTCTATTGAGTAATTTTTTTTAACATATTCAAAATAGTGGGATGTTGCTGAATGATCCAAGTCATGGTCCAGCGAGAGAATATCTATGTTATCTAGTCCAACCTCTAATATCTTATTAACGAACTCCTCATAATTTCTTACTATAATCCATTCCCCGTTATTAGGATGTTCGGTGGGCGTTCTAAAATCGTCTAAATAAATTGATATCATATTAAAATTATTTTTAATAAAAAATCCCACCCTTATTGGGCGGGATTTAGTGGTCCAGCCTGGACTCGAACCAGGGACCTACGCATTATGAGTGCGGTGCTCTAACCAACTGAGCTACAAGACCTTTTTGATGGACGTAGGTTCATCACCTACTTTTGGCTCTCCATCAAAGCCGTTGTACTCCCTGAGAGACTCGAACTCTCACACCTCTCGGCACTAGATCCTAAGTCTAGCGTGTCTACCAATTCCACCAAAGGAGCATTTTTTGTGACCCCGACACGATTCGAACGTGTGACCTATTCATTAGAAGTGAATTGCTCTATCCAGCTGAGCTACGGGGCCTTTAGTTTTCATTGTGTCTTATTTGTATGACGTAAAGATAATAATATTTCACGATATAAAAAAATTATTTATCCTATTTTTTAATTTTTTTTAGATATTCATTGAATATGAGTCTTTTATCTGGAGATAATATAAAATCTAAGCTATCAGTTGAGTATAATATTCCATACCTCTCAAGCAGCCTCTCCTTTATAAGATCTGCCGGAATATACATTTCCATACAATTAAGCATTTCTATTGATGCCATATCAGCTTCTATTTCCATTCTATCCTCACTATAATCACCATTATTATGCTGGAGTATAAAATGACATATCTCATGTGCTTGTACTGCTATGATATGGTCCAATGTTAGATCTTTACACTCGCCATCTATGAAAATAAGCTTACCCTTGAAATCTAGGAATCCAACACTATCATCAAGTAGCTCGAAAATTTCTCTGAATGCTGGATATTTTTCGCTTTCCTCATATACTATGAAAACCGTATATTCGCTATCTATTTGTGAACTAAATGTTACTATGCCCTTTTCTACCTCCATAATGGTATTTATCTACAGATAACATCAGCTATTGATATTGACCATGGGGAAAGTGTTTTATATCTTGCTTTCATTCCCTCAGATTCAACCAATCCAACCGCAGCTCTAAGCATTTGATTTGACTGATATTTAGGGTCTGGATTCATATCAATGTCTATGTATTCAGGAGATTGTATTCCCCACTCTATTAATTTTTTAGCAGCATTTACACTATACTCAACCTCTTTCCATAGTCTTTCGTGTGCTGAAGTGACCCTTGGTATTATCTCCTTATTATATAAAACGTGTCCGCCTTTGGAATAATGATGAAGTACTATGACAGTTGCAAAATTTGTATTAGCCATATCATTATGAGAATCACAGCCAATGTAAATTAGATGATCCGGATTTTCGAATAACCACTCCTCTAAATATTCTTTTAGCTCAATCTCTTTATGCGTTGAAAAATTACGCCATCCCATAGTGAAATAATATATCTATATAAGATCTATAACAATAAAAAGTTTCCTGCATGGAGAAAAAGAAAATAATATGGGTCAACGGATGCTTCGATATAATACATCCCGGGCATATAGAGATTCTAAAATATGCAAGATCCAGGGGGGATCTACTTATTGTTGGTATAGATTCCGATGAAAGAGTATCAATTCTGAAGGGTAAGGATAGACCTATAAACAACCAAAATAACAGAAAGATTATACTTGAATCGATACGATATGTTGATGAGGTCGTCGTTTTTTCTAGTGAAATTGAAATGTGCGATAAGCTGGTCGAAAAAAATGTGGATCTGATAATAATAGGCGATGAATATATTGGGAGAAAGATAACCGGATCAAATTTATGCAATGTTGAATTTTTTACCAAAATCCCCAATTTATCAACAACATCAATAGTAAATAAAATAAATCCAATTGGTGATATATAGTTAAAATATACATTAAATAATGGACGGAATTTTAAACCTTAGCGCATTTGGAGACGTGATTAAGAATCCAGCAAATATGGATATGGTTGCTAATAAGAAGCCAGAAGATAACGTTTCATCTGAGGAAGCAAATAAATATGGCCATATATTTAAGATGATAATGCAAAATACTGCCCAGATAAAATTGCTACATTGGCAAGCATATACTTACGGACAGCACAAGGCATTAGATAAGTTATTTGGAAAATTCCTTGATCTCAGCGACAGTCTTGCTGAAGTTATAATGGGTAAGTATGGTAAGCCAGTTTTATCTGACGATAATCTTAGCATTAAAATAATGAATTTTAATGATCCTGAAAAATGTGATCTTAAAAAATTTATGGATGTTATGCATAAATGCTATGCTATTGATTGTAGAGCATTATTAGACGAGAATTCAGATAGCGAAATATTTAATATATTAGATGAAATTGTAGCATTGGTTGATCAAACTAGATATCTACTTACGCTAAGATAATTAAGCGGGTTTGGAAAAAACAGTTAGATTATAGATAACTACCTCATAAATCCAAACATTTTCTAATTCATTTCTTTTTCTTGAGATTATAGCTTTCGTATAAGAACCATATGCACCTTTTGCATATTTCTTTATTGCATTCCTATGGGAAGATGATTCCTTATAACCATCCAAAATAAAATCTTTACCGAATTTATTACCGATAGCAAGCAACGACATCTTTATAAGTTGCGCATCTGTATATTTATATTCGCTTGATTTTGTCCATGATGTTTGCTGCATAATTTCTGCGGTTACCTTTGTATTCGCGTTTTCTATTAAAGGTAAAGGATTAGGATATCTGCAACCAGCTGGTTCTTTAAATAGTTTATCGTTTCCGAAATATCTAGAATGCCCATAATTATTTGCCGGTATATTTTCAACTAAACTACATAATGAAAATCTTCTGCCAGTTTCTATAAGGACACTGGAAAAATAATTAACCCTAACCTTAGCAACACTATCTAAAAAATGTTCGCGATGAATTTCATTAGATCCATATGAAGTATACACGGACAGATCATTTGAAAATCCTATTGTAGCTATATCAACATCAGAGGAGCTGAAAGTTCTATTCTGTGCATATAATAATGTACAAGATAAAAACACGACAAGTAATAATATTTGTTTTTTCATATTGCAAATATATTAAACCTTCCCGGTATAAAAAAAATATTTGTAATTTATTTTTGATATATAGTTTATAGTAAAAAATAAATTTAGACATGGAAAACAAATTATTATCATTTTCTGATTTCGAGCACCTATATGAATCATATGGATTTATTAACGAATCAGAAGTAAAAGCAGAGGATCCTTTATTATTCGATCCATTTGCTCCCGCTGCTGATGCGGAAAAAATTGCAGACCTATTAGCACCAACCGAAGAAAAGCCTGTTGATGAGGCTGGACCAACACCAAGTGAATTCAAACCTCTAAAAAAAGGCGAGAAGAGTAAGAGGGTTACTGAATTACAAAAGGACCTAGGAATGAGCGCTAAAGAGGCTGATGGAGCATTCGGTTCAGCTACTGAAGCTAAGGTTAAGGAATTCCAGAAAACTAACAAACTTACCGTTGATGGTATTGTTGGAGTTCAAACGCTTAGAAAATTATTAGAATTATCTAAATCAATAAAGGATACTGCTAAGCAAGATGCTGATATAGTGAAAAGATACAATGTAAAAACTGCTGAAGATGCTAAAAAAGCTGGGATTAACCCAATTCTTCTTAAAATCTATCAATCTATAACGGTTGTTAAATACGGTAGCAAAACATTAGTTATATGTATACCTAAAAAAGATGCAGCCACACAAGTAAAAGCACTAGAGGGTACAACACTATTGGATGCTAACTTAGCATTTATTAAAAATGCAGCAACTGCAGTTGGTAAGGCTATAGTTTATACTGTAACTGGAGCTGTTGTTATGGCTTTGGATGGTGCAATGGCTATTTTATCTGCTGTAGCATCTGCTTCTAAATTCCTTGCAGATGGTGTTATGTACACGGCAGGTGCAGCTATTCAAGGATTAGCTTCTATCGCGAATTGGGCTTCTATAAAAGGTGCAGCCATCTATAAAAAGGTTTCAGATAAAGCTAATGCATTCTTCACCAAATTTGCTCAGGATTCAGCTAAGGCACTTAAATCAACAGTACAAGGGGCAACAGCCTTTTTCGATGGTATTAAAGCAGGAGCTAAAACATTGGGATATGTTCTTACTGGTCTAGCAGTTAGTGCTTTTAAATCAGTAGCTACTTTCTTGTCACCAGCATTAAAAACAATAGTTCAGGGAGCTAAGGACGGAGCAGCAGTGATTGCTGGAGGAATGGCTTGGATTGGTAAGAATGTTAAGGACGGAGCAGCAGATTTCGCCAAAACTATTAAAGCTGGTTGGGATGCATCAGTTAAATTTACTACCAATGCTTACAATGGAGGTAAGAAAATGCTATCAGATGCAGGTAAAGCACTTAGTAGCGCATATGACGAAGCTGCTAAAGCAACTACAGATTTCTTTACTCAGATGTACAATACAGGTAAAGCAGTTTGGGAATCAACATGTAATTCATTCGAGGATTCACATTTTATATTTGAAGATCTTGTATGGGACATCGAATTAGCATAAATTAAATTTCACATAAAAGAAAAAGCCGATTAAATTATTTAATCGGCTTTTTTGTTAGTATTATTTTTTTAGCTTTTTCTTTAGCTATGTTTCTAATGTGTATATAGCCATCCAAAGCTTCTGGCCCAGCAAATGCTAAAAATATGAGATGATCCAGATTAATTTTTCTTAGACTATCAATAGATATTTTTTTCATGGGACATATTCCATTATTTCGTGAATGATAGATTCAGCATCCACACATGTTTCATTATCTAAAATAATTTGGATTGATTTAATTCTACCCTCGTTAACAATTTCTGTCCTGATTTTTTCCCTGTTGTACGAATCTGTAAAATTTTTTAAAGATTCAATATATTGAGTATCGGAGGAAGATACCTCAATAATTGTATTATCACCCTTGACGTATCTAGAGTAAAATGTTCTTGACATATTTAATTTTAATTAATTGGAGATTTCATAGAATTTATCCAGAATAACATCAACCGAATTTTGTTTTGTTTCGTCGTTTGTAGTTTGTAGTATAAGCTGTGCTAGTTCTGCAACATTTGATACCAGAAGCGAATACTCTGGATAGAATGTTGTATATGCGTCTTTCTTCGATAATGAAATGACATCAATCAGTATTGCTTCAAGATATTCTATGGATGATGTTATATTTCCAGATAGTACCTCATTATCATTATCGTCAGTGGTTACTACAGTTTCAGTATATTTAGAAAGTTCGCTATTCATAAGCTTCAATTCATCCTTCGTTTTTGGTAGTGAATTAGCAGCCTCCTCAGCTTCTGATTTTTTTATTTTTCTTACCATATCATAAGGAACCCTTACCACATTTCTAGGACCATCCATAAGCTGTATCCTTAAAAAATCACCCTCCTTACCAAGAACCTGACCTATACCTCTATATGAAGTTATATAATCGCCATCCTCGACTTCCTTTGAATCGTCGGAATGAAAATATGTACCAGGATTTTTCATAAAATCATCCAGATCGAAATCTTCGTATAATTTTACAAATTTCATATTTTATCCTTTAAATTTAGATTTAGCCTCTTTATAATCCTCTTCCGAAAGTTCCCAACCATCATTAGTTTTAGCTATAAATAATTTAGCATCCTTATATGAAGGGCTTTTAACAGATCCAAAAAACATTTCAAGTTCTTTGTATATTGCTGGGCTGATTCCTTTCTTTTCAAGAAGATATTCGTTGTATTCCTTTAAGTGTTCCATTGTTATTTGTTATTTATGTTATATGATTAAATTAGAGACTCCAAGCGGGATTTGCAATTATAAGTAAGTTACCTTCCACTCTTGGTAGTTCCTTTGTTGAGTGATAATCGTCATATTGTATTTGATCTGGGTAAAACTTCTTTCCGTTGAAAACTATATAATTGTCCTCGGATCTTTCACCCTCTCCTCTAACACTAAATTCCTGTGTTTTTAGAGCATCTCTCGTTGCAGCCTTTATTGTTGGCTTACCAAAAATACTATTCCAGAAGCTCTCGTTTATATCAGATTCACTGGATCTGAATGATTCATAACCCTTAATATTATCCATATCTATTATTTTTTTATTATATATCCTTAATCTTCTCAACTATTATCTGAAGATCACTGGTTCCTTTTATTATTCTATGCCAAGTACCTTTTGGTATTTTTATTTTAGCTCTAATATTAATCGGTAATTCATTATCGAACTGAAACATCCAATCACTTTCACCGATAGGATAAACTATTCTATCCTCATTATCCCAGTGCCACTTGAGTTCATTTGGGTCTATATTGCTATCAAATTTTCTAACAACGGTTTCTATAGATCCCTTGGAAACCACTGATTCCATAAATGGTGATTTTACCATGGTCTGCTAGATTTAATACCAAGTAATTTTCTATACCTTGCAACATTACATGACCACCATCTAGCTTTCCATCTAGGTCCAGGATTATCACACCTCATTCTTTTTTGAAATGATCTTGATTTAGCTGGATCGTTATTATTAACCCTCATACCAGGCTGACCAAATCCAAGCTTTATTACATTTCCTGATTCATTCTTTGTATACACTGCGAATTTTCTAGGACCTCCAGGAGTTCTGAATGGTTTATTCAGATCAACATCTCTGCCCCTATATTCTGCCTCGTATAATTCATGATCAACATAGAATGGTACATCTAGCAATACTGTTTCGTTTTCATATACACCTTTACTGCCAGCATCTGTACTGATTAGGAATAGATCATCCTCACATAGATCAATGACGTTGTTCTCCCATAGAATCCTAGCCTCATTAATTATAGATAACCAAGATTCAGATTCTATTCTATATACACTTTCCATAAGTGGTATATTTTTATCTATGTGATATGATAAACCCTCACTTATTGATTGATTTCTTTGTGTATAAGACATTGATTCGTATGTGGTGATGTATTTCATTGGTATATTATATTATTGTTTATACGCGATTTAATTATATATCGAAAATATTATGAAATTATTTTTTTTATCCGTATTAGGTGGTTACCTTTGCTCAAAAATTAATGAAGAAGTATTAAAAATTCAATATGAGACAATTTAAAATTTCAGAAAAATTCACACCGAGACTAACCAGGTCATCCGGTGATTATTTCAACGAAGTTGAGCAACACAAGATGATGAGTCCAGATAAAGAAGCTGAGATTGCTTATCTAGCTGCTGAAGGAGATCAGGAAGCAAGGGATACATTGGTTAAGGCTAATTTAAGATTTGTGCTATCCGTTGCTAAGATGTATTCGAGCAGTCCAGAAGATTATGCAGATCTAGTTGCGGCAGGAAACATAGGTTTAGTGGAAGCCTCCGGAAAATTCGATCCCACTAGAGGATTCAAATTCATCTCTTTTGCTGTATGGCATATCAGAAAAGAAATGCTAGCACACATGAGCGAATCTAAAAAATTAGTTAGATTACCAATGAATCAGATTGGTGTTTTAAGAGCAATGAGGGAAGCTTCTAATGAAATATCTATGCGGGAGGGTAGAGATGCAACCTTCGATGAAGCTTTTGCTTCGATAAAAGAGAAGAAAGAAAAATACAAGTCATTAAGAAGAGATGCTCTATTTTCAGCTACTGTTGCGGACTATAGACCAAGTTCTTTTAGTAATCCAATATCATCAGAATCAGATTCAATGACGTTATTGGATATAATAGAATCAGGAGAAAAAAGCTCGGATGACTCTGTTTTACAGAACGATTTTAATAGAATTCTAAATGACCTCGTTGACAAGTTAACACCAACAGAGAAGGATATAGTTTTTAGAAGACATGGTGTTGGTGAATATGATGGTGATCCACATTCATTCCCTGATATGGGTAAAATTTATTCCATGTCGGGTGAGAATATAAGAGTCAAATACCAGAAGGCAATGAGAAAATTAAAAATACAGGCAAGAAGATTATCCATAAAGGAACACGACATATTTTAATTAATATTTTTTTAAACCGAATATTATCACTATTTTTATAAAAAATATAAATATGACAAATTCTATATCTTATTATAATAGTAAACTTGACTCAGTCTCGATGGGGAGATTATTCAACATACTTAAGTTCCCTAAGATAAATCCAACAGTATTAATAATATCTTCATTATTTATGACTCTGCTTCTATCTGTTGTAACTGGAGCTATTGTATTATTTACTATCCTATTATTAGTTTTATTGTTTGAATATTATTCAGTGAGATCAACGAGGATCAAGTTATTGGATGTCTGTCTTGTTGACGAGATATTACTTACTGATGATTTCGCAGTAAATGGAAAAAGCAAAGAATTTCCGGACGATCCTGTATATGTAACTGAAGCAGATCGGGAATATATTTTTTCTGATGCTGTTTATCAGGTTTCTCCTCCAGGTATTAAGGAAACACTAAAAAGCCATCGAATTTCTATATTAAATACGATGGCCTCTTTTATAATCTTTTATATACTATTGCATAATTACATAGCGTAATTAGCACCTGACATAATTCCTTTATCTGTTAAGAATGTTCTATAAGCAAGATTAATTCTCTCTGCTGTTAATCCAGTTTCAGCTGCCATCTTATTAACTGCCGCTCTATGAGCTTTAGTGATGTCTCTGAAGATTTCGTTTCTTCTTAGTGAATTAATAAGAGCAAAAACTTTAGATCCAACTTCCAATTGCATTTTCTTTTGAGCTGCTCTTTGAGCTGCTGCTCTAGGTCCTGCTGCAATAGCTTCCTCTCTGTGTTTAGTAGAAACTGTAGGATCCTGAACTGCTTCAGATGCCAAATTAGCTACTTGAGAAACCGGTTTATTTTGGAAAAATTCGTATGCTCTAAGTAATTTAGGGTAGATTGTCTCAGAAGAAGTTTCACCAGTACCATTAATTAGATTAACAAATTTGTTAACTGTACGTCCAACTGTTCTGATTGAATCAAGTCCAATGGCATCACCAAGAGCTGCAGTACTAACTTTAAATGCTCTGCTGTCATCATCATATTCACCGAACTGATCGATACCATCAACCATTACCAAATATTTACCTGGATCATTTTCCTGAGCTTTTCCTAATGCCCTTAGGTAAAGTGCTGCTAATTGTGGTTTAGTTAGAATTTGAAAATCCCTAGCAAGTGCTGCTTTTTCTCCACTTCCTAATTCTTCGTCATCCAGCCAATCCATATCCTCGTCATCTTCTGATAAGTCATAAGTCATAGTGTCTTCATCGATATTAAAATCACCATCAGCATGGTTAGCCATCATATCATCATAAGCTTCATTTATAATGTCGCTAGTTTCAGAGACATAAGCTTCGAATAATTTAATGTGTTTATTGTTCATATTTTTTTATATTTTTATAATCTATATATTCTTAATCCAGAGATAATTCTCCCCCTTTTGCTCCACCAGCAAGAAGTTCTTTAGCTTTAGCAGCATCTATTAACTGTCCGCTTGTTATCATCTTCATTTTCTCTATGTCCTCCGGCTTATAGAATCTCTTCATCATAGGAAGACCAATATTTAGAAGATATGTCCCTGTCTTTTTAATACCACCTGGTGTAACACCTGTTCTTTTAAGAAGATCTACAAACTTCATAACGATCTCATCCATATCAGCAGCAGTAACTTCCCATTCACCTTCTGCCGAAGGATCGTGATCTTTTGTAGTTTCATCCAGCCATTTAGATATAGCTTTAGGATCCATTTTACCTTTAGCAGGATCGAAATAAAATTCAGCAAGTGCTTGTAGTGTGAGATCTTTGTTACATGTTTTACCAACATTTCCTGGTTTACCCCCTCCAAACTTGATGCATGCTTTTTGAAAGATCTTTTTATAAGGCTCCATTATTGAAGCTTCGTCGTTTATGTCACCATCCATCATCGTAACGATCTGTGGTGCTATACTTAGCGAGAATGGGTTTGCTATTGCTCTAGCAAAAACAGGCATGGTTTTAAATATACCAAGATCTGCCTCATTTAATTCAGAGTTAAATTCTGAATAGCTCTTTATCTTATCCATTATAATTGATTTTTAATTTGCGAATAACTTTTGAGTGATCTAATTTGATCCTCAGTAAATCCAAGATTTGATATTATATCATTGTATCTTGCACCATCATTTTCATATCTAAATAGAAGCTCGGGTGAATTTTTAATAGATTTGATTATGTAAGTGTTGTCATTATTGTTACCATTTCGGTCTCTTGACATTATCACATCAGCATTACTGAAGTACTTTCTAAGCAGCTGTGATGCCATTACAGGATTTGTCAAACTTATTGAGTCATAGAATGCCTCATTTGAAACTGGTTCAAGTCCATGCCAGAACATTGATTCGTAGCTAGAAGGTTCAGCTGTATTATAAACCTCATCATCAACATCTTCAATGTCCTTTATTGCATCACTGATGTCCTCTGGTTCCATCCCATGTAGATCCTCTAGAACTTGAAATGCAAATTCCTGAAATGTGTATGCGCTTCCAACAACAAGATATGATGAAATAGCATCACCCTGATCATAGCTAGCAATAGTACTTAGTGCAAATCCAAGAAGCTTTCTTTCACTCTTAACTGGTGGCTTGTCATCTTCGAATAGATTATATGGTGCTAGGTTTTTCATCGTGATCCCTATTATTTTTTAACCTCTTCTAAATGCACATCAACCAAATTCGTGATTAGATCAAGCAATCTGTATTTGTCCTCAACGTTTTTAAATTTAGCATCGTTAATAAGCTCATCAATCTCTTTGGAAACTTTTTGAATCTTAGCTCCTGCTTTCTTATAGTATCTAGCGATCGGCATCATCTTCTGTGATGATTCATCCAGACGGTTATCAAAGTTGGTGTCCGCGTCAAATGGTGTAATGTATTTCATAATATCCTATTTCTGTTTTTGGTTCTGTGTTTTCTTGTCATCAACATCAACACAATTGGGCACGGTCTTGCCGTTCTTGATTTTGGTGCCAAGTTGTGTGTAACCAGGCCAGCATGGATTGCTGTCTCTTTTGGCTTTCTCCGTTATGTATTGGGTGTATGTTAATATCATGCACTATATATCACTCTGTTGATGTTGTTTATAACTCTCTCTGCCTCCTTGCTTTCTTCATTCCACCAAGGCTAAAGCGCGGGTTGGGCCCCCTCAGTTTTGGGTCTGCATCCCCCGGGGTCTTTTATTTCACTGGTCCCCCAGTGGGCCGAGCCCGAATCATGTTGGGGGTTTATGTACGGATTTCAAAGAGGGCCGGCCACCAGAGTAGATAGAGTACCTATAGAGTAGTAGAGTAAGAGTAGTATTAGACCTCTTCGTCTCTGCCCCAGTTATAATGCTGTATACGACCATTAATATACTCCTTCCATGTTTTCCTCCATGAACCAGAGAAGAGTACAGTACAACAGCCCTTACTACTAGCTATACGATGGTAGGAGTCTCTTGGAAATCTTTTGATAAACGAAGTCCTCTCAGAAGCATGCCATTCACCAGTCTCCTCGTTGTCTAAGATGTGCTCAGTGTAGGAACCCCACAACTTAAATGAGATGGCATTGAATGCATGAGTGTGAAATCTGTCCTGTGCTCCATCTGACTTATGGAAGTAGAAGATGATGATGGAGAATAGTGACTTGTGTTCGAAGATCACGAATTGTGATATGGGTTGTGTACCGAATTCAAATCTGTTGAATGCTAGTAACGAAAATGTCTTTGTCTTGATCATGGTAATATAAGGAGTTTTTTATATAGCCCCTTATAAAGGACTTGGACTGGCTTTGATGCTAAGTGTAACAGATAACTGAGTGACGGAACATCATCTGATCATCCCGTCTCTCAATGTATCTGAGCTTGGTTGTGGTGTTGTAGTAGTGCTGTACTTACTCTGGTGATCCAGACTCGGTAGGCGTCTCAGTGTCATTGTCGTTGTTCTCTGATGCTGATCTTAGATCCTGAACCATAGCGAACACGATGCCAATTAGAAGCTCCATGTTTCCTCTGTGTCTCATAGATAGGTGATCAATAGATGCCTGAGCAACTGACACCTCTATCCATCCTCCATTAACGAAGTTGGCTGAGATCTCTATGTCACCGATGTTAATATTGTTTTCTATCTGTGCTGTCTCTGTGGGATACTGTTGAAGACCCACTGCATATAAAGCACTCATTGCTGCATACCAAAGATCCCATAGGGCTCTTGTGATACCCATGTCCTTTAGATCATCATCTGACATAAAAGAGGCTGAAGCTGAATTTGAACTATCCATCATGATTTCTGTTTTATTTAATTATCTAAGTTTGTAGTGGATAGTATGACTAATGTTTCGATGTTGTGTTAGAGACGGAAGAGTACTTGGATAGTCTTTGACATGTCTTTGATTGTTATGTCTTATTACCTATACATTATGACTTATCCATTATGACTTATCCATTATGTATTATGACTTATGACTTATTACCTATACATTATGACTTATCTATTATGACTTATTGTTCCAACCATAATATGCAAAGTGTATTGTCAATATTTTGCTAAGCGTTTCCACCCCGGTGCATATGCCTATATACGAGGCCCCTCAACTTAGATCCCCTATAAGGGTCCCCTAAATTAGCCTTTTAGCCCCCTCACCAAAATAAGGGTCCCCTAACTGAGCGTTCTGGGCCCAAATAGGTTGCCTATATACGAGGGGGGTTCATAGCCCCCTAAAAAGGACCCTGTTTTTACCCCCCTCCAATATACCCAAGGGGGGTGTAAAAAGCTCAATCCAAAAATTATACGAGGCTAAGGGGTTTCCACCTCGGATTCCAAGAAGCATGCAGATATTGGAAATTGGATGTAGATTGGAGATTACACCGTGGGTTGGGAAATAGTGGATAAGTTGGGTTTGCCTTGGATTAGCTGGATTACACCGTGGGTTGGGAAAGATGCATGTTTCTCCATTTGGGATTAAGCATACCAGGATCACCGTTGGCATCTTAACCCAACATGCTTATTTTAATGCTGACATAATCCCACCACCGTTGCCAACGGTGTTTAGTAGAGTAGCTTTAGGAATTCTTGGTCCACAAAAAAAGAGACCGAAGTCTCTTTTGTTCTATTGTATGGGTTGATACTCAGGATCTATTTCCTTTTGTCTTCCAATGAAGTACCTTAGCTTTTCTTGGATTGATTCCAGTTGGTGTATCGAGGGGGTTTCCTTAGCAACCTCTTCATCCATCTTAGAGATCCAATACTTGATCTTAGGAATGTATCCATCAGGGTATTTATTAACTGAGCGTTCTCTGTTCATGGTTTATGGTTTTAATAAATCACTTAGATCGTTATCGTCTTCTTCTTCCTCTACTATCACGCCTTTTAGGAAAGCCTTAGTTAATCCTTGTACTATGGTTGCCCATATAAGACCTGCGAAGGCAAGAAGAAACTTTTGATAGCCATCACCAAATGCTGAATAGATGTTTGGATCCTTACCTACATGTACTGGCTCTATAAAGAATAGAGGTGATAAAGGTAATAAGAATATTACTATGGCTACTAGTAATACGATTGATGTTCTTTTAATGCTTTTCATAATGATTTTGTTTGTTTGATTACTTAGCTAATATAAGACAACCTAACTAGATAAAAAAATATTTGGGCCGGAAATTTTTAAATAATTATTATTTCACAACAACTAAATCAAGAAAGTTACCCATACATTTACATTCATCAAATCCCAGTCTTGCATCATCCATGATGGCCTCGGTTAAAGCACCATGTCCATATTGGTATTCATTGAGATGATCCCGAAGTTCATGTGATGTCCATTTCCCATAGTAGTACCAGATATTGTCAATGAAGACGAAGCGGGAAACACCGTTGACGGTTTGCCCTATATCCCAAATGTCTCCGTTCTTGATAACTATCTCATTCATTATACAATGCCCAATCTTTTTTTGATTCTGCCCTCGGTTATTACCAGAGCTTCATTTCGGTCTCGAGCTTCGAATGGTCCAACAACAGCATAACAGAAATCACTCTCATTAGCTTCCTTGATGTCTTTGTCATCGAAGAATCTCTTCACATGGTAAATACCGTTGACGTGTCGGTAACCCCACCAAAGAAGACTACTTATCTTTTCTTCCTTCTTTACTCTTCTTACTCTTTTCTCCTCCATAATGCCTATGTATGTTGATGTCAGGAAAACCGTTGAATAGCAATCCCATTGCTAAGATGACTAATGCTAATCCGCCCAATGCCCAGAATACTTCCATGTGTTAGTTTTTAAAAATGTTTACCAATGTAATCACCGTTGCCGAAAAGGCTAAGCCTACCAGTACCCCAAAGATGAAGTTTTCTGATTTTGTGAATTTTCCCATTCTTATTTACCTAAATATGTCCTGTTGTAGTATTGTTCACCTCCGCCTATCACCTTACCCTCAGCTTGGTCATAAGCCTCGACAAGTTGGTTCTTTTCAGTTTCCAAAAGTTCCTCATCGATTCTTTTGATAACGTTTTCAAGAGTTAGCTTAACCATCTCCTGACAGGCTAATCTTACCTTAACGTCTTCGATTTCATTTAGAGCCTCGTTTGAGGAGTCAATAGATAGTTGAAGGTCCTCTCTTAAATCTTGTAATGCTGTTTTCATACTTATTGCTTTTTGTATTTTGCAATCACCTCATCAAACTTTTTGCCACTTTGCGGAAATGGATTACCTATGTTATCGATAGCCCAATTTACCATTTCGTTAGCAATCAACTCAACCTCTTCCTCACTATACATTCTTTTGCTTTGAATTTCCATGCCACTTAAAACTAATGAAAGTTTTTGTAACTCGTCCGTTGATAGTCTATCTAATATTTCTTTGATTCCTGATTCCATGATTGGTGATTGGTTAATTAATATTTTCTAATGGGTAAGCGGTAAGGATTGATTCCTTGTCAACCTCTACATCATCTGTGTAAGGAACGTCCTTTGTGTGAGCATCTGATGCTGCTGCTTTCAATGCAGCTTCCACATGGAGTTTAGCAAATTCAATCATCATTGCATAAACATTCTGATAATTTGCTTCAGCTAATGTTTCTTTAAAATCATCTTCTTGGTTCCATGCAAACTCTGCTGCTGTTGGTATTTGTCCCATACTATGTTTGTTTGATTATTACATTGCAAATATATGACTAACTACTCGGATAAAAAAATAATCTGATAATTATTTTTAAAAAGCCACCCAACCCCTCACGTCCTTTTACTCTTGGGGTTAAAGGTCTTGCGGACCACCATTGCGGGTTAATCATACTAGGAAGACGCTCAGTACATTAACCTTGCTCCTCTCTGAGGTGGCTTTAGTAGTCAGGACAGGACTCGAACCTGCATATCTGGTACCCATTTTTACCGTTAGGTGTTTAAACCCACTGACCAGCGCTCTACCATTCCGCCACCTGACTATTTACTTGTCTTTCCAAGTTGTCAAACAATTGTTAAAGCTAATTTAATAACCCAGCATTAATCTGTTAATAACCTCTACTCTGCATTGTTATGTCAGCAATCGATGTTGTGACAGGAATCGAACCTGCTTACGGCAACTCCTATTACGGACCCGCTCTACCAATGAGCTACACAACAAACTTAACTTCATCTATCCAGTACTTGCGACTCTTATGATACCTCGTTAATTTAGCCAGCTAGGAAGGAATCGAACCCACAACGATATTTCATACTTGCATATTTTCTTATCATGTCTGAACAACACATTTCGTCCATATACTTTTTTACTATATCCATCTAACACCTACATAATATCAAAATACTTAATAGATTACTCCAACGACCTGTTCAGATAACCTTTCAGTTATAATCGTTTATTTTGACTATGCTGTTACTAGCCGTTTTTATTTAATTATTATGTTGCAAATATAAGACAATGTATCGGGATAAAAAAATAATGTGATGATTACTTTCTTTGAGCTTTTCTTCTTGCTCTTCTACTCTCTCTTCCCGTTGGATAATTTCCATGAAGACTAGGTGAAAACACCTCGGGTGCTGTTATTGTCATGGTTGGGAGGTTATCAAAGTCATTCATTGTTAATCCTTGTTCCAAAGCTTCCTCTGGTGTATACAACACAATATCACCGCCGTGTTCTTCCCTCATCTTTTGTAAGAGTAAAGGTGATATTGATTTGTCTCCTCCAACTATTAATACTTTCTTTGACATCTCTAATGAATTTTGATATGACAAATATAAGATAATACTTCGGGATAAAAAAATAATATGCTAAGTATTTGGTCGACGGTGTTTAGTGTAGTAGCTTTAGGAATTCTTGGTCCACAAAAAAAGAGACTGAATATCTCAGTCTCTTTTAAACATATTTTTCTTTTTATAACTTTCTATGATTTACGGCCAGGATCTATATGTAACTTTGGATCTGGTTTGATTTCATTATCGGATTTATCTATTGCCCTTATTACCCTGGATAATGAATCTATTGATTTACTTAGGATCTTTGTATTGTTATATAAATTGGCTGACTCGAGTCCACTCCTCTGTGATATCAATAACATCTTAGTGTCATGGTCATCCGTTATAGCATATTCCTTATCGACTCGCTTCAGGAGAGAATCGATAGCACCTTGGGTTCTTGCAATCTTTGCTGTGTCCTGGTCAAGAGCTTCCATCTGAAGTTCCGTAATCAAATCCGTCCTTGCAGCATTCTCTGAATTGCATGCAGTAATGAACGTGGTGATTGACACCATCAGCAACATTAAAATTAGAATTTTCCGCATATGTTTTATTTTTAGTTACATAGCAAATATAAGTATAATGCATCGGATAAAAAAATAAAACAGAATCTTTTTTAATAAAATTTGGCCAACGGTGAAAAAGATGTAGAGCAGATGTTTAGTAGATGTCAGAAGATGTAAGTAGATGTCAGAAGATGTAGAAGCACAAAAAACCTCGGATCCAACCGACCCGAGGAGTTTACCGATCAGATGATCGCTTACCTAAACTTATTTGGAAAAAGTCTTCTTAGCTCATGTCCTTGTGGAATGTCTGATGTACGTATCCCGAATACTTTCTTCTCAGGACAAGTGTCTTCACCGTTGATAGTGAATCCATTATTACATGCCCATGTCTCTATAGTTCTTGTGTATTGCTGTCCTTTCATGAAAGGGAATCTAACTCCTGCTTGGTTATCGATGTCTTCTATACGACCACCTAATAAGTTCACGGTGATTACCCTACCTTGTCTTGACTTGAAGACCAACTCTTTCTCGTGATGGAAAGATTCATATAGTTGGAGATGTTTCATGATATGCGATACTTAATTTTATTATATGTCATCATCTATTTCGTAGGTGTTTTCTATGGTAAGATTCATTTTTGTTGCTAATATCTCTAGAAGTACAACATCATTAGTTCCCCAATTGGAAATTTCACCAGCAGTTAGACCCACCGATATGGCTTTAACTCCTCTGAATTTTTTTGGTGCTGGTGTTGGTTCATCATTCATTACTGCATCACCATAAGATAGATTCACATTGAAATTGGCAGCACCTGGGATATATCTTGGTATAAATACTGTCATCCAATCATAAGTGATGGACACCGGCGCTTCGAATGGACTTTCTTGTTTGATAATAGAAATACCTGGATTTAATTTAGCTATAATCATTATATGATATGGTTTATTTTATGATGTATATATCAAATAGCTTAATCATATGTATAATCATGAATCTTCATGTGCATGCATAAACACCGTTGCCGGCGGTGAGTTGCTGGAGAGCTGTTGGAATCTGATGCTTAACCTTGGTCCACAAAAAAAGAGGCCAAAGCCTCTTTCCTTTCTGAATTTGAAATAGTTAGCAGAACCTACTCAAATCCATGTCTCTTCTCAGCCTTTATATCTTTTGATAATGCGCTGAACATAAATCCAGCTGCTCCCATGAAGGATAATAAACAAAATGTCATCTCATTAGCAGCACCTTCGAAGCTGATAACTGATTGAACATGTCCTGTTGCAGTTCCTACTGCGATTAACATGCAAGCTAAAAATCCTAATACGTGGAATAAATTTTTCATAGTGAGTGTTGTTATTTGGTTACAGAGCAAATATAGAACATTAAGTTCAGATAAAAAAATTATTTAATATTAAAATGAAATTTTTTCAAATTCCATTTCAACTTCATTTAAGTCGACACACTCGGTCGAACCTCCGGTTCTCCAGGATATGTCAATTAATAGGTCAGAGTCAGGTATACCCTCAACTGAATGATAAGCAAATCCAACTCCAACTTCACCATCTGATGTTGTTACTTTTAATAAATCTCCAGCTTTGATAGTAGTATCTTTTTTCATAGTGTTTGTTATTTGGTTACAGAGCAAATATAGAACATTAGGTTCAGATAAAAAAATAAAACCCCAATCATTCCATTCAACGGTGTACCTGGATTATCCGATCAGGACCTCATCGTTAATATCAATTCCAAGAATTCCTCCAACCGTAGAGTAGATGGAGAAACACCGTTGGCGACGGTGAGATGCTGGAGAGCTGTTGGAAACTGTTGCTTAGCATCAGCCCACAAAAAAAGACCTCGCATACACGAGGCCTCTTCCACATTTAACCAACCAAACTAAACAAACTATACTTTTAACTCTTCAATTTCTTCGTTAGTAACATCGATACCTAGATTATACATCATTGTGATGTAGAATCCTAGGACCTGGGAATTGATGTGGTCTGCTCTTGAGAATGCTCCATGAAGATCATTATCGAGTATTGCCTTTACGAAACTCCCCGGATAAGTATCAATGCCAATCTTATTCATCATTATACTTGTTCCGATATTAATGATGTGACCAACTGCTTCCTGATCCTGTATGATATGAAAAGGTACTCTGGTTGAAATCATATTCTCACGAAAGTAATTCGCAACAGCAAGATTAACCTTTAATTCTATTTTCTCTCTTTTTGATAATTCCTTAGCCATAGTTTTTGTTTTTGTTTGATTATGAAGTAAAAGTAATATAAAAGATCCGGATAAAAAAATAATTCCGGATCTTTTTAACCAACCAAACTAAACCAAACCAATTCCTCTAAAATTATAATCGCCTTTTGCGATAGCTTTTCTATCAGCTTCTACAGCTTCCATATACCTTGGGTTTTCTTTTTCTTCATCTTTGCAAGGCATACAGATAACTTGAGTATTAAACATCGACATGATGGTTGTTCCATTTGTCGGTTTTTTGCATCTTTCACATTTTTCTACGTTCATAATATTGAGTGTTATTTGGTATGAAGTAAAAGTAATGAATCCTAATCAGATAAAAAAATTATTTACTGGATTTTCTACCTGAACCGAAAGTTAAACCTCCAACTCCAAGTATGAATCCAAAATCATACCAGCCACCGTTGTTGTTAACAGCGTACATACTAATATCGTCCCAGATTAATGAACCGAAGAAACTGAAAGGTGCTACGATGCCGTGCCAAAGTCCTCCCCAGAAACCATATGTGTTATCACTTACACATTCCTTTACAACCTCAACATCGGCGCATGATGCCAAGTTTAATAATAATGCTATCGCTAATATTCCAAATCCAATTCTTTTCATAGGTGTATGTTGTTTGATTATGGAGTAAAAGTAATGTATTAGGTTCAGATAAAAAAATAATCAAATAATTTTTTTTCTTTTTTATTTACGCAACAACATTCCAACAGACGCTCCCCCAATAAAAATTAAAACATATGCAGCCCAAATTAAATTAGTTCCCAAACCAGAAGGATTGATAACGAACCCAAGAGTTGCGAAACCAACAGGAACCAATAGACTTAATAATGCAAAGTGAAATTTAGATAATTTTTTCATAGCTTATTTTGTGTTTGTTTGATTATGAAGTAAAAGTAATGTATTAGGTTCGGATAAAAAAATAAAATGAGATTTATTTCCCCCGCGAGCGTGGTATGTTACTACCATACTATGTATAGGATATACTAGTTTTGGATGTGGAGATGGGAAACACCGTCGGCAACGGTGTTTGACAGTAGAGCAGCAGTTAAGCAATAGTCCACAAAAAAAGACTCCAATAGGAGTCTTCAGTTGAGATGTATTTAATTATTCTATTTCCTTAGGTAATTGATATTCTTTTGTCTTCATAACCGCAGGAATTAAAGCAGCTTTTGCTTTTTTAATAGCACCACTATATCTAGCATCCAGTCCAGCTTCTTCAATTTCTGAAAGTAAGGAACCTATACCTCTTACAACATAATCAGCATTAACCATTGAATTATTAACATCGCCTGATTTACCGCTTTTTTCTTTAAGGTAAGATGTCTTCATGCTATCATTATCAGCAGGTATTGCAAGGAATACTGCGATACTAGGGAATCTACTCTTTGGTGAGTATCCTTCGAAAATTTTAAGATGTTTCATTTATGTCTATATTTTTATTCTATATATCCTAGACTAAGATCGGAAAACACCGTTGACGACGGTGTTTCTCCGCAGCTCTCTCTGCTTAAATGAATTTCTCCGCAACCCACAAAAAAACCTGGAGGTTAGTCCAGGTTTAATAATTTAATGAGTGTGTGAGGTTAAAACTCAAAGGAAGCTGTTTCGCAATAGTTACCTGTTATCAGGTTTACTATTGTAACTGCGAGTGCAACGAAAGTGATAACTCCTAATCCAATGCTCCAAACTTGGAATGTTGTTGTGATAATTTTTTCTGTTTTAGACATAATGTATTGTTTTTAGTTGGTTAGTGTTTATTTTCTAGTTTTACTGTATATGGATAATCCTATTAGAATACCTACCATTGCACATAAAATGTAATATAAAATAAAATTGAAAGTGTTCATTCTTCTTTGTTTTAGTTGGTTATAAAGCAAATGTAAGTAATCCGTTTCAGATAAAAAAATTATCTATCGGTTAATTTTGAGAATGTGTTATTAGGATCTTCACTATAAACAATGGTCATATAAAGTCCGCTACCCCCCTGTGCTCTAGAAACTACTGGATGAATTTGTAATATCTGAAACCCTGAATTCTCTTCCAACCACTCATTCACCAGATTCTGGAGTTTGGCGCTATTCTCCTCGAAAAATACTTTAACTTTCATCCTATCCTCTTTGAGTTGCCCACGAATCGTTGTCCCATCCACCGTTGTCCTTGTGTCCCATTTGGGTTGCCCAGAATGAATTTGGTGCAATTGCTTTCTCTTTCTTTTTCATGCTCATTAGTTTTAATTGGTTATAAAGCAAATATAACGAATCTGTTCCAGATAAAAAAATAAACAGTTGACTATTGACTATTGATAGTAAACTATAAAATCCGATCAACCTATACCTGGCGCACCGTTGCCGGCGGTGTTCGGATACAGCTCATCCAGAATTGCATTAGCTTAGTCCACAAAAAAAGGAGACTTCATTACAAAGTCTCCTTTATCATAGATGTTTTTATTTCTAAACTTCTTCTTCTGTTGTGTAGAAAGTTCTGGTAGAATTTTCTTTTTTAACTCTGACAACGTGTGTACCTGTTGGTCCAATTTCTGCTGTCTTCTCCAAAATCACCGAGGATCCTTGAGGCATGGAGGTTGGATTACCTGAGATGTCTTTCTTTCCAAACACCTTCATACCTGATGTAAGTACTCTGTGAATCTTTTGACCTAAAGTCAATGCTGATGCTGAAGCTTGTGGTCCTGCATTCTTAGGAAGAAATCTTCCTGTTTTTGGGTCTCTTAATCTGCTCATGTCTTTTTTGTTTTAATTGATTATTGATTATTGATTATGATGTAAAGATAACTATTCCTGCTCTGGTAAAAAAATTAAACCAGATATTTTTAAAAACTTTTTCTAACCTCTATTGAGAATGCCAATTGTATTCCCCAAGTGAATTTGGATGCTGTGAATCCTCCAGTACCTGAAGTTGTGGTTGGGTCATCAGAAGCTATAACATCATATAGAAGTCTTTCTGCTGTTGTTCTCAGCTTATTCACCGAGGGAACCTCATCGATCCATTTCCAATTGGTTAACTTCATATAGGCATGAACCTTTTCGAAATCAAATCTTTCCATTATGTGATTGAGTTGCTCTAATAACTCATCCTTTGTTTTTGCTGCTTCAGTTGTTGTTGTCATGTGTATGGTGTATTGGTTAGTTTAAACAAATTCGTACTTCGATGTTCTTAGATTGGATAACCTGAAATGCTTGATGTTCCTTTCTTAGTGCTTCAATTAAATTTATGAATTCTCTTCTCATTGCTAAAAATTGGTCTCTGCTCATAACGATTCTTTTAATTGGTTGTTAAGCAAATATAACGATTCTCTTTTAGATAGCAACGATGCCAAACGTTAAAGTTTCCAAATAATTTTTTATTTCCAGACCAGCTGGTTGGGCAGGAGAGAAACACCTCCGGCGACGGTGATTCCCTCCTGCTACACCAGAAAACACCACACACAAGAAAGGTCTGGAATTACCAGACCTTTCTAAGTTAAAATGAATTTGAATCTTTATAAAAACTTTGCTCTCAACTTACCGACCTCATCTTTGATAGGATCCGTGAATTTATCAGATCCGGATTCAGTTGGGATTATCGTTGGTCCTTGAAGACTTATTATGTAATCCAATCCTTCCTCAATTCCCACCGTTGTTAGATAGGTTCTTGTTTTTCCAATTACTTCATGTTTGTTCATAGGTATAATGTTTTAGTTACATAGCAAATATAAGAAATTTCTGGGTAATAAAAAAATAGTATCCGAATTAATTTTCGCTACTCACATCTGGACATCCACCGTTGGCGACGGTGTTTCCCTACTGCTACACCAGAAAACACCACACACAAAAAAGGTCTGGAATTTCCAGACCTTTTTCGCCTAAATCTAAACTATGAAAGTGGTGGGTTAATCAACCCAGATTTCCTGTCTATATGAAACCGAACGCCAAGCTGATTTTTCCAAATCGAAGAATGTTGTTACTCCTGGAGGTGGTGTTCCTCCTTTTGGTTTTCCTGATTCTGGAATTCTTGAAGAATCCAAAGTTCCTAATGCTCTTCTGAGCGAACCATCAGTTTTTCTAAATGAAAAGGTAACTGCTCCTTCTCTTAATCTGTTTCTTAATGTTTCGTGTGAAATGTTTTTTAATACTGGCATGTTTGTTTGTTTTAATTGGTTACATAGCAAATATAAGTAATCCGGTTCAGATAAAAAAATATTACGGAATATATTTTTGATCAAAAAACATATACTCTCCATCAGGAAAAACTGATAGCGGGTCTTCTAGCGGGTCGAGCCATGAATTAGAAATTTTTCTGCCATACATTATTTTCTTGGGTACTGATCGGCTATAGGAATTCACCGAGGGCATGTACTTAGATGTGAATTCATTCTCGAATACTATCTTTGCATCACGTTCATTTCTTGCTCTTACTCTAACCCATCTGTCTTTCATGGAAACACCGTCGACAGTCTTATGCATCTGTCCAAAGATGAAATAATAATCTTTCTTACTGAACACTGATCGTCTACGGATAACACCGTCGTTATTATTATTCGTCGACATCTACTAGGGATTGGGATAAAAGGTAATCATACAACAGATACATTTTTTTATCAAATGGTAACGGTGATCCGTCCATATTGAATTGCATATGAGAGGTTGATAATATGGATGCAATCTCTCTATCATCCAATTGTCTTAGGTGAATGTGAGGATAGTTGTTATCAAAATGTTCTTTTGTTCTTTCTACTAGTTCGTTCATGGCTTTGGTTTTGATTAGCAAATATAATAAAAAGATTCAGGATAAAAAAATATTTCCGCGGAAATGTGCGTGCGTGCATGGTATGTTACTACCATACTATGTTCCGGGGTGTTTACCATTTGTTTAACCAATTTGCAAATACATTAAACAAAAAAGAAAAAGGGCCGGACAAAATCCGAACCCTTCTTCCAACCAACCAAACAAATTCTTTATTACTCCTTACACATTTCCGGAGTTAGGTCTGCAATTCTGGAACTTCCAAATGTTATTTTCCATTGATTGTCTTTTGTGAATATGTAACCATATTGTTCAAAGTCAGATCTTGAGAAAGCTTCCAATGAAGCATTAACTCTTGGGATTTGAAGTCCTTCACCTCGGTCTCTGTGGTAAGCCACAACCACATCCTTAGCGGGTTTCTCAAAATCGTGAGCATCACCATCAATCGGTGTTAAGTTCTTAGCCAGAATTGAGATTGCTCCCAATTCAATTAGAGCTAAAACTTTCTCTCGGTCAGTGTAGTTCTCTAATAATATTTTTCCATTGTGTGATGGGTAACCATCCCAGTGACAGTATACTGAAAGTATTGTACCATCTTCTTTTTCGATTCCAATTCTTGAACGTGTTGCCATATCTTTTTTGTTTTTAGTTTGATTATGAAGTAAAAGTAATATATTATTTCCAGATAAAAAAATTATTCTTCAATTATATCGTCAACTTCAATTACCAAATAGTCATTGAGTCCTTCTTCCGCCATTGAGTCAGCTGCCTCTTCAGTGAATCCAATTTTATTTAAAGCTATCTTTAATGCTGAATCTCTATCAGTTGTTCTAACGTGTAAGATTGTTGGACTGTCCCAATCTTCCTGACCGGTGAAAGCCACACAGAATAATTTTTTAATCTCCATAATGCTATTTGTTTTAGTTACAGAGCAAATATAAGTAATCGGTTCCAGATAAAAAAATAATATCAAATAATTTTTAACCCACGGTGTTTCCTCCCTGCCAGGTAGGAATTCTTAGCAACCGCTACAAACAGAAATGGACCTCATCACGAGGCCCATTTCTTATAACCAAACAAACAAACTATTCTTCTTCATCTTCTTCATCCTCATCCTCGTCCTCATCTTCCCACTCATCTTCATCTTCCTCTTCATCACCGTAGAAGTAACCCTGAGCTTCACATGTTTCTGGATTGGGTAAGTTATTGTACTGAGCTACCACATCTGATTCCAAATCCTCTACCAACTTAGGATAAATCACTCCCGGTGTATTATCACCATTTGGATTATTTTTGAAGCAAAGATCGATTCCTGCACTTCGGTCTGAACCAAGACCATTTAGTTCAGCAAGTAATTCATAAAAGTCCTTTCCTCCAAATTCACCGTAACCATCATACTCGTTCTCAGTAAATACTCTACCATCAGGTGTGATCATGTGTACAGTGTATGTTGGTTTCCCTGAGTACACATTAGCAATTGATTCACCATTATCGCACGTTTTCCAGCTAAAAAATCCCATATCTTTTTGTTTTAGTTTGTTGATAGAGCAAATATAGAAATTTGGATTCAGATAAAAAAATAATTACTGGATTTTTTCGAATACAGTATCAATTATGAAAGGTGCCATGCAAATCATTCTATCTATACCAAAATTGATTGACGTGAATCCACCATCGAATTTACCAGTCATAGTGAATTCGTTATATCTCTCCGTGGTATGTCCATTATGATGTATAACATAACTTTGTCCGTTAAGCATTCGAAACTTTGGTCTCTCTTTTACCTCATGGTCAACATTAGAATCGTATACGAATTCAATTTTATTGCCGGAGGTTCGGATCATCTCGATATAGATCTGGGTCATTCTAATTTCTTCTTCCCTGGTATTAATTATCATTTTCAGATATTTTAAAAAATTCAACATCATTGTAGAAATCTCTGTAGTATACGAAGAATCCCTTTGACTTGTCCGTGATAGCATCCAACTGTTTTGGAGTTGCTTCATGAAGCTTGTTTATTATACCATCTTCGATATTTCTTCTTAGTAAAGCTTCATCAAGAGTTCTGAAGTACCCAAGGTCAACCAATTTCTGGGCTTCCATACTTTTTGTTAAATCTCTATTTAGATCTCTAAATTTATCAGATAGCTTTTTTAACTCATTTTTTAGTTCATCCCTATTTGATAATCCAGAAATGTATCCCATTACTTTTTCCCTTTCTTTTTCCCAATCAGATCCTACCACTTTTCTCCAAACTAATTCTTTCCTGTTTTCATCTGCTGTATCTATTAACTTATCCAGATCCATGATTAATCCTGTTTAAGTAATTTAACAACCGGACAAGTAACCCAACCTGAAGATACAGTTCTTACTGGTTCACTTACTATTCCATTTTCGATTAGAAATTCTAATACGCCCTCATTCTCTGAATAGTTCTTTATGATAACTTCATCATCTGAAAGCGATACGTCTGGTAGATTCACCGTCGCCATCATGACTGGGCATCCATCCTCAAGATCAATTAGTTCGATAGCGGTTCTTCTGTTATTGTATCTTCCGAACTTCAAACGAACATCATATGTTTCGTACTGTGTCTTTAATGTGTACATTGTTTATATTTTTGGTGTTTAGCAAAGATAATAAATTGGTATCGGATAAAAAAATTAAATCATGTTAATGAACGGAATGCCTCTCTTTGTGAATTCTTCTTCAATCTCTTCTCTGGTCTGCCAACATCTGGGATTATCTTCATCTGAGAAAAACACCTCAAAGGTGTTAACACCGTCGCCATATAACATAGGACCAGCAACTATTGATACGCTACTGCCGTCTGCAAATCCCACCTCGGTTTTGATCGAATCAGGAAGATGGTGCGGGACAAATACAAGATCATCAAATTTAACAATGTGTACCATGTTATTTTACTTTATCCCATTCCATTGGGGTGAACGTTTTCTTTGCATCAACACTTAACCAAACTGGATTGGTTGATTTTGGATTTATCATAATAGATCCGGTATCTTCGTTGTATATTGTTACTGCTCCTTTGGGTAGTGATCCACTAAACCTTGAAAACACTGATCTCTTAAGTATTACTAACATATGATTCATTTTGATATTGGTAAAGATAATAAATTGGTTTCAGATAAAAAAATAAAACCAAATCTATCCCGCAACGAGGCCTCGCACGCATAGTATGTTAGTCCCATACTATGTATTGGCCGGATCCATCATCTGTATATAGTGTTCCAATCTCTCCGCGGGTAAGCTATAAGCAAACTCATACTGTGAGACATCCTTTCCCTTTGGATAGTACTTACGCAGAATAACCAGGAGCTCTTCTCTTTGCTCCTGGTTATCTGTTCTTAATATCTTCTTTGGCTTCTTAGCCATTAATAAGGACTCGAAATGATATTTGCCATATCATATTTTTTACTTAGTAACTGTGATGCCTGAACTTGAAGTCTGCGACGGTCGTAGTCGCTGATGTTGATACCGTTATCATGGGTAGCGAAATGCGTGACTCCATTTACAAGATCCCAGATTGTTGTTCCTGTTTTAGCACTCTTCTTTTGCTGTGGGTTTAACAAGATTGTATCGATGTTTGCACCGTGGAAACGTTCTCTCGTTGTGTGCAAAGGTACCCAAGCTTCCAACTCTTTATGCTCCGCATCTGAAAATCTTCTTAGAGCTTCGTGTGTTGACTCCAACTCGAATAGTGATGCTCTGGTGTTCATAGCTGCTCTTAGCTTCTCTTCGAATTGGAGAGGTTGAAATCCTCTATCGGCTAGAAGGTTTAATCTGTCCCAGAAACTTTCCATTGACATCCTGTCCATTTGACCAAGAGCCATACTCTCATCGAATGCTGTACCAATCATACCATTTGCGCAAACCAATCGATACATGAAAGGTGAAACTCTAAAGCCACCCTCTGGGTTGTTAGTGAAGGTAACACCTCCGTAATGATCTTCGTCGCTTAACCCCTTTACACCCCAAGAGTTGTTAGGTGAAGATGCATTGATAACCACACCTCCGTTATCCCCAATTGAGAAGTTGTTTACTGATAGGTTGTACTTATCAATAATACGTCCGGTTGTCTCCATAAAGATCTGGTTGCTGATAAGATCTCTTGGATCCTTCTGTACACTAACGATCTCTCTGCTGTCAGGGTTAACTACCAATGATAGGCTCGTAGCCCCTTTAGCCTGAACAGCCACCTTTAACCTGTTAACTAAAGCCTGTCTAGCCTTATCCCCAAATGCTGAGGAGAATGTTTTGTCGAAACCTACCGGTAGGCCAACAACCTTACAGATACCTTTGAATGCATCGCTATTCATTCGGATAAGTTTATCCTCAACCTTTAGCGTGTTGGGTTTTACTATTTCGATATCCTTCAGACTGACTTCCTTTCTGATTGGAGTTTTTAAAATGGCCTCTGCTGATCTTTGGTCGAATAGAGATTGTGAGATTGTTTCAAATTTTTTCATAGATGTTTGTTTTGATTATGAAGCAAATATAATAATAGAATACCGGATAAAAAAATAAAAGCTGGGTTTTTTATAACCCAGCTTCAAAATCATCATTAGCTTCATTAAAGCCAAACATTTCATCGAAAGCATTTCCTTCACCTTCGATTAATGTTCTTTCGTGAGCCAAAGCCTCTCTAGCGTTCTCATCGTTGTTGAAACGTTTTAGGTCGTAGTGTACATCGCCTGTCTCGGATAGTGAATAGAACATTCTTTTTTCTGCCTGACCTCTACGGTTTTTGGTAAAGATCAAATAAGGTGAGCCACTGTCCTTATCTAAGCGTAACTCAAGCATACCTGTGGTATTGTGCTTAAGCTTGTTAGAACCAACGAAAACGCCTCCTTTTGTCACTTGTTGGATTGCTATGAACGTGGTATTCTTTGTAGCATCATTACCTCCAAGGTTATGACTTAGCATTAGATCAATCAACCACTTCTCAGCACCGGAAGTTCCCAATCTTAGTACTTCCTTGATATCTTCCTGTACCTCAGCGAAGGAGTCAATTAAGACCACATCGTAACCTGGCTTCAGAGCCTGCTCGATAACCGTCTTTGGATTGCTGTCACAGTACTCACCGGTGAATAGAATATCAACCTCACCAAACTTAGGGAAACGTTGGACATAACCATATAGGTCGATCCTCGTCATCTCCGCTGAAATGAATAGAACTTTGTTACCTTCAAGTGCAAGGTCGGATAGCATATCTAACGATACGGTTGACTTACCAACCCCTGGTCCTCCAATAAGCATGAAGTTACAAGCCTTAGGTATACCTCCTTGTGGGGTGAATAGAAAATCAACCGGCTTACCTGTTTTAAGAGGTACGAATAGATCCGGCGGGAAATTCTGTTCACTCATACGAACCAATTCCAATGGGCGTTCCATGAAATCTGGTGCTGGTGTACTACTGGAAGTAAGAGGTGGTAACCCCTGCTCCTCTCTCTTCTTTGCTGCTGCTGCTCTTACCGACTCTGCAATCTTAGCTCTAGCTTCGTCTGACATCGGTTTTCTTGTTCCTGTTGCTGGTGTGTGTGCCATATCTTTTTGTTTGTTTTTGATTATAAAGCAAATATAAGAAACCTTCCTTAGATAAAAAAATAATTGATGAATTTTTTTCGGATATATACAATATAAATAAAAACTGTATAGTAATAATGGGAAAGATAAAATCATTCAACGAATATATCAACGAGAATAACATGGGTATTATTGCTATGGCAATAGGTCAGGCTGAATTGGAAGCAAGGGCTAAGGAAGAAAAAGCAAGAGCTGAAAAAGCTGGAGCTGAAGCAACCAATGCTACTATAGATTCGACGGTGTCCGGATACAGTGCAAAGAAATTTAATCCAGTTGCTGGTAATGATGACTTTGCTATCTACCTTCAACATCAGCAAGGACCTGCAGGTGCAGCTGGTTTAGTTAAGGCATTAAACGGAACAGGCAACTTAGCTTCCGATACGGTTAAAACTAAAGGTGGTGTTAAATACGCAAACATTGTTAAGAACATACCGAGTGATAAGCCTCAGGTTAAAGCTGACGTCATTAAAGCACTAGACAACGGTGATGAGAAAACTGCATCAGCTTTATTCATGAATACTTGGAAAGAGAAATGGTTTGCTAAGCAAAAGCAGGCTATGACGGAAATAGAAAAACCCGCTAATGCTGCGGTTAAAGAAGCAATTCAAAAATACAGTATCCAATACTCTGTACCTTTTGACTTTGCTGTCACCGTTGCAATGATTGAATCTGGTCTTAATCCTAAGGCAGGTAATTCAACATATAAAGGTCTTTATGCAATCCAACCTAACAGTAACTACGGTGGTAAGACAATAGCAGTTGGTAAAGATTGGGCAAATGCAGATAGAAATGCAGAAGCTGGTATTAAGTTGTTAGCTTCACAGGTTAAAGGATTCAAAAAGTTATTAGGTGGTGATTGGGCATCATTAAATGTTGGTGATTGGACTAATCAAGTAATCGCATAAAAAAACCCCAGACTCATAAAGAATCTGGGGTTTTTTGTATGATGAGGTCTGGATTAATCTGCCATCTCATGAGTTTCGAATTCGAATACTACTTCAGCACCAAAGACATCACCTTGGGAACCAAAGCCAAATCTTTTACCTTCATCATTCGGTTTCATTAGGACAACACGTTCAGTGAACATACCATCACATGCTTTATCGAATGCTGATTTAGCTTCATCAGCATCATTAAACATTTGATAGGTGTCTCCATCGACATTACAATTTACTAGTAAAAACATATATTAAAATTTTAATCGGTTACTTTTTGCATTTTTGCTAACTCACCAAAGCATTTAGCAAGTTGGGTAATTGAGATTCATTGATGACTAGAACCTTACAGAATCCTTGTTCATATTCTCCTACCGCGTCATCTATTAGGTAGTCTGCATATTCTCCGAAGTCATCAAATTCATCCTCTTCCATATTTGATTCATCAATAACGATCATTTCCACTCTTACCTCATCATTGAGAGATCCTCCAGTAGCTATTAGTATGTGTGTTTCTTTTTGTGCCATGATTGTTTGTTTTTAATTACTAAGCAAATATAAGTAGACCAACTCAGATAAAAAAATAATACCCCAATTTTTTTTGATATATAGTGAATACTAATAAATTATGGAAAAATTAAAATCATTCTCCGAATTTCTGGCAGAGGCACAGATACCTTTAAGTAACCCTGAAGCTGCTGGTGATGCATTAACCGATATACTAGCTAAGAATAGAAATGTACAGGAAGAACCTAGCGGAAGCAATAAAGGTGTGGAGATAAAGAAATATCTCGCCAGTGTTGGATTGAAAGAAGGTTTACCATGGTGCATGGCATTTGTGTATTATGTGTTTGATGAATTCTCTAAGAAACTAGGAGCTACCAATCCATTACCTAAGACCGGCGGTGTAAAGTATCACTGGGATAAAGCACCAGCAGATTTAAAGATAACTGTAGACCAAGTAAGGAAAGACATCAATCTTCTTAGACCAGGACAGATATTTATGATGAGTAGAGCTGGTGGTAAAGGACTTGGACATACAGGAATAGTTATTAGTGTGGATCCTGCTAAGAAAACTTTTACTACAATAGAAGGTAATACGAGTGATCAGAAATCAGGAGAAGGTGATAGAGTTGGTGTTAATGTTAGAAAGATAACGGATAAAAACATATTCGGATTCATTGATTATTTTAAAACATCAAGAACACCTGCATTTGAAGATGATTTAATAAAGAGCGCTGGGGGAATTGGTGGAAGACTTGGTTCCATCCCAAACACCCCGGTTCCTGATTCATCAAGTTTACCTAGTGATAGTGTGGTTGGATTCTCGGCAGAACCAGCCAGAGGATTTGTTAGTAGTATATTATCAGGTATAGCAAAAGCAGTAAGTGGTAAGGATCTTAATCTATCAAATGAAGAATTAGCAAAGGTGCTAACCAACCTTAGATAACCACGGTGTTTACACGCATCTTCATGCATTTAATCATTTTACTTCACACATAAAAAAAGGTCTGACATTACATCAGACCTTTTTTCTATAACCAACCTAACCAAACAAATTATTCTATTACCAATTCTGGGAATGTTTCCTCAATTTCATTTCTTGTGTATCCGAATCTTTCCTTAAGCATATTGGTTAATGCTATAACACCTCCGGAGAATTCAACCATCGGATATTTCTCTTCAGATTCAAGTACTTTGTGATCTATTGAATACTCATCAAGGTACTCGAAAAATAACCTATCAAAGTCTTCATTCTCATTAAGTACCGTTTGTACTTCTATCTTAACAATGTTCATATTATATTCCTGGGTTTAATTCAAGCATCTTAACCGACACTAGAAGAGAAAAATCTTCGTTCATCTCATTTATAGCCTCATCGGATGCTGTGTCTTTACATTTAGAAATGTACAGATTAAAATACTCAATTGCGGCATCAATCTGTACTGAATTGTTACAAGAATCTAATATTTTTTTAGCTCTTTCATAATCCATCGGCTCTTGTGATTTTTCCATAGTACAAATATAATTAATTTTATCGGGATAAAAAATTAATGAAACATAATTATTCCCTCATCAGCTCCCAATTCAAAGATTTTGATTAACTTATCATAAGTTGATAATGGATAAACTTCTTCCCTCTCTCCTATATATTCAGCATACTTATCTCTATTAGCAACAAGTTGTTCGTGAATCTCCTTAGACACTGTAGGTCCAAATAAACCCTCACAGTCACTGAAGTTAATTAACTTATATGCTGGAGATTCTTTGTAGTATTGTTCGTTAGTCCAAACTTCTTTTGCAGGTGCACCTATAAGTGCTAATGATATTTCATTTCTAAACCCATTATATCCGCCATAACTAAAACTAATAGACTCAGACTTGGATTCTGAAGTTTCGTAATATGTACCTTCCTCCATATCTTGAGTGTGCATTGAGTATTCAGCATGCTTTCTAAGAACATGATCCAATGTGACCACTTCCTCCTCACCACCACCGATGAATAGTCTACGTCTCATGGCTTTAATCTCATCCGATTGTTCTATCTCGATTTTGCTTACCGCTCTTATATCTAATCCCATGTTATTTGTTTTTGGTTATGATGTAAAAGTAAATATAACGGTTCAGATAAAAAAATTATTCATAACATTTTTTTACCTACCTAGTTTCCGAGGTGCTTGTCTGTCTACGATCCGATTTGCATAGAAAGGATCTTTCTCACACTTATCGCAAAGGTTACGGTAATAGAATCCATTCTTATCGGACGACGGATTAATTGGAAGTGTTACCATTTGAATCTTTGATTCTTCGAATTCTTCGGTGCATGATCCGCACATAATCTTTTGTGGTTTCTTAGGTGACATATGTAATTGTGATTAGGTTACAAAAAAAAATCTTGAGGTAACATGATGGAACCTCAAGATTTCAATATATGTAGAATCCAACTCGAAATGGTCGGATGAGAGATGTATATATTATCAACTTAACGTTAATTTGTTCCGTTTTTGATGCTAAATTCTTACACCCTGTTCTACTAGGTTCTTATAGATTGAATCAACCTTTTGATGATCAGCATTTTCGATCTCATCTAATAGCGCTTCTATCGCGGTAGATCCCAAATCCATCTCAATATCCTTTTCGTCCCAATCCTTATTTAACATTAGATTTCCTAATGCTATTAGGTCTGGTGTCTCAGCATCCTCCACAAGGATACTCAACCTTGTACGAAGAGATATCGATTCGACCATCTTGGTCTGATTCTTATAGAGAGATGTTGTTTTCATTATCCTGAGATTTATTGTTTTGTGATGGGTTATCATTGTTTGCCGATGCCAGTTTAATAAAGAAGAAAACTAACACTGCTCCTAACCATGATGATAAACTAATTTCTACGGGTAATCCGATTAACTGTAATCCCCAAACTAGAAGAAGAGGCATTGCTACGATGATTGATGCTCCGGATACAAGAAGCAATAACACCGTGGGTAAAGAATTTCCTTCTATCTTACCTTTACTTAATGACTTAAGCACTGATGTGAACTTCTTCATATTAATCTAGATTATCCCAGGGTTCATAATCATGCACGCCAAGTTGCCATACAGTTTTACCGTCGATTAGAATCTCCATGATTCTTCCGTGTCCGTTATCATTAGATATACGTTTGATGTAACTACCTGGTTTTTTAATCTTGTCATATATGAATGACTTACCACCTTCGTGGTTAACCGTTACCTCATAGCCACCTGGTTTTAAGCTAAGAGGGTTTGTTCTGAAATTGTCTGTTACGTGTAGACTCATATTGTTTGTTGTTACTGATTGATGATTGATGATTAACTGTATGGATCCAAGTCCTCGTTAGGAATAAGCTTCCAGCTCTTTTCCGCTCCAGGTGATCTCATTAAACTTATACTCTTTGCAACCTCCTTTAGTTTCACTAGAGCCTCTGAATATTCACCGGCCTTTAAGAGTGCATTAATCTCCTTAACCCCTTCTGGATCTAGGTCTGCCTGATAGACAACCGCATGTCGATGTCTGTTTGCATTTGCTCTTAATCCCATGATGGAAAGAGCTCTCGTATCACTTTCGAATCTTTCTGTATCCGAATTGTATGTTTCTGGATTAAATGATTCCAATCCATGTGAATCTGCTATACCGTAGAATTTCATATTAGTTAATTATTTTGTTTATTTTATTTGGAATACATCTATTTATCGGCAATACCGTTACTGCTCCTAATGCCGCACCGAATAGGTGGAAAAGATGTGCAACGTTATCTGAGTTACCCAGCATACTCATCTCTCCCAAGATAACAAGACCATATAATATGTATCCAACCCATCTTATCCATGCTGCTGTTGCACTATTAGTTATAAAGAACCTGGAGGCTAAAAAGTAAACCACTCCTGAGATTCCAACTACGGGTGATGCAATTCCCAATAATGCTAATGGTAGGTATACTGCGGATAATATGACCGCCGTCCAATAGAATCTCTTTAGTGTGTATATTGCATTAATGTCCGCTAAGCATAGTAGGAAAACATTTAGTATATTGCTACCCAAGTGACCGAATGATGAATGCATGAATCCGTTAACGAAAGGGTTGTACATGATGAACCCACTTGATGATTCTCCCAACGCCAATATCAGTATTGCTGATATGATGAATGCGATAATGCTAAGTACTAAAACTCCAGCTGTAATCTTTAGCGATGATCTAAGGTTACTTAGGAGAGGACCTCTTTCAATATTCTTAACAGTTATTACTTTCTTATCAACCATCGTAAGTGGTCTGGATGCTATAACTATAAGAATACCTATCAGTGGTGTAAATAGAAGACTAATCCAAAATGGGGTTGAATACCCTATTTCTCTTTCAGAACCCAGCTTACCGATAATATTCGCTATGAATAATAATAGAGCTAATACTAATACTAATAAAATTACTACTGCTATTTCCATATGTTTATTGGTTTATGTTTTTGTATAACGCTAAAGTAATGCATTACCTACAGATAAAAAAATAAAACGAAAACTATTTACAAAAAAAGAAGCAGTACGAATAAACGATGCTGCTTCTAATCTTTTAATTGGGCTTATGAATCTATATATTCTCTGCTCTATATTTTTTTTGGAGTGTTTCTAAAAATTTCCAGCTAAGTCTTCCGCCGATATTAAGTATATCAAATCTTTCCTGTTCGGTCGGAGGCTTTATCTCTCCGATCTCCCAGCTACGAATCAGATCGTCTAACACCTCGGTCTTCATCCTTCTCTGATAACCTCTTCTCGAATCTCTTGCTTCGTCTCTGTAGATACGTCCTCCAACACTTCTCGTTCTGGACCACACCACATACCTTTTAGTTATGGTTCTAACCATTTCCTTTAACCTCATTCTTATCTAAGTACATTTTAACCCTAGATTCGATAACCGCAGTCGAGGCCTCTATTCCTGATTCCATTAAGATCTTTCTTATCTCTTCGATATTAGCTTCCCCATGTTTCCTAATATAGTCCGTGATTATACTAGCAACTAGATCTCTGTCCCATTCTGAATTTTTCATTTCTGTGGTTGTTCTGTTATAAGCAGATTAATGCAATGTAGAAGTAACTTGTGTTTGTCTTCCGGATTAATTGCACTATTATCTAACTCCTTCTTCAGAGCTAATGCTTGAAGGTAAGCACCTCGGGCTAACTTCTCTACTGATTTTCTGTAGTCCTGTAGTAGTTGTTCGGTTCTTGGATCCATTATTGTTGTTTAATTTTTAATTGTATACCTGCACATAATTTCATTACACATTTATAACAGGTAACTGCATCGACTTTTTCGTCTACGTTATGGACCTTTTCACCACAGTACTTACATCCCATGGATTTGATTGTTCTTGATCCTTTAAATTCTCCTCTTGATGATTTCTTTCCTATGGCCATAATAAGTGGTTATAGATTATTTATGATTTCCTCCTCTTGAGTTATAACATGTTCTGGCATATAGTTAGCAACAAAGTCGGCTAGAAATTTACATCTTTCATACTCCTCACGGTGAATGAAGAGAGTTGTCATTCTATTTATTGCCTTTCCTATTGCTTCCATATCACCGTCGTCCAATGCACTTCCACCTTTAGCAACAAGCATATCGTATGCGGTATAACATCCATCGATAAATTCCTTTTTGGATTGTGCAGCAAGTTTCTTAGCAAACTCGTTGGCTTGATTTCTTAATTGCTCACCTAGACCAAATTCTTCTTCTTCGTCGTCCTCGTACATAATATTTAATTATTCTAAAATATAAACACTCTTTCCCAGCTCCAGTTCCTTTACTTGACGGTATAATGTACCTCCCTCAGAAACGATTTCCATTTCACTCTCAAAGTTAGTGCTCGTATCTCTATAGATCTTCTCCCTTACTATAGCTCCTCCCGCAATGTAGGTCATGTTCTTGATCTCATTGTGATTTGCTTTTGTGTCTGTTTTACAAATAAATCTAATAGCTCCCATAATTGAATGTTTACAATGTATTTATTCTAGTTCAGAAATAAGGAAAAATTCCATCATGTCAACCTCTTTTTACACCATTGGAGCTCTCATATCTGCTAACCAATCTTTGAAGATCGCTCTCTCCTCTTCATTCATACCTTCGTTGAATGCTGTGAAGTTGCCTTCTGAAGCTTTGAAGTCCGCTACTAATTGCTCCAATGTACGATTTGTGTTTTCTACTGTCATGATTTCTAAATTTTAAATTGTTTGATTTTTGTTTTTATTTACCTTTAACCTTTTAACTATTCCAAAGAATTCCGTCCTCTGTGAATTCTACCTCTTCATCCTCTGCCAGCCTATCTATGATATTATCATCTGAGAAGTATTCCTCTATTCCAGAATCTATTCGGCGTTTAATCACATTGATATGATTTGCAAATTTAGATTCGGCTTGAGTAAGAATACCTGTTAGAGCATCTGCAAGTGGATCACCCATTAGCCTATTGTGAACCATTTCAATTTCTGTGGTTGTGGTTGTATCTGATATTTCATACTCAACCTTATTAATGAACATATCTGGTACGCCTAACCATTTAAGAAACATCGTGGAGTTTGTTATGGTAAGTGCATCTTTAATATTGATACAAGAATAATCCGATATCTCTATACCCTTTCTTCCATTCTCCATAATGAATCCGCCATTTCTATCGTAGTAGTCGTCACCAACCACAGCAACAAGTTCATTATGTTCGGGTTCGAATAAGGCACAATCATCAATAGCCCATCTGAATGCCTCTTGTTGTTCGTTCTCCTCCATCTCCTCTTTATAATCTAGAATTGCTCTTTTCTTAGCCTCCTCTGATAGCTCTGAAAAATTGTAAAGGTTTAATGATCTCATAATATCCGTTGTTTGATTATGAAGTAAAGGTAATCATTCAGTTTCAGATAAAAAAATAAAAACGAAAATAATTTTTATAATATAAAGTCGTGGCCTTTTGTTTCTAGATTTTTTGTGGACTCGACAAGTGAGGCTATTGTTGTTTTAATTTCATCACGCTTATCCGCATATTCTTGCTCTGTCTTATCCATTAGATCCATTGCTTCCTGAATATCCTTACACTTGGCTTTTATCTTTTCGTATATTCTTGGGTGTAACCAATGTACAGTTTCAGCCATTTTATGTCGACCATTATCTGGATCAAATTCATCGATATCACAACAAATAAAATCATTAGTAGCCGAAACTAATTCGTACTCATATACATACGGCTTTAATCCGAGTTTCATTCTTCTGAGAACGATCTCTAATGATTTAGAATCCGGTTCCACCTCGGGTTCCTTTTCTTTCTCGTAATATTTGGAGGTACTGTTTCGTTCCATTTCCTGAATAGCATATCCCAATCCTTCCAAGGTATACACCCTACCATCTGTATATAAATGATCTGGTCTTTGTGCTGTACGAGCAACCTCATCGATTTCTTCTTGAGCTCTTACAGCAGCTTCATAAGGATCTGTATATCGCCGAATATCAGCCAGCATCGATCTGCCTCGGTTATCGTTATTTGTGCTCAATGAAGGTCCCCATTTATCGGTATATCTGAGATAGTTAGCATATGCTGATCCGTCTAAGCTGTCTTCGTCTTCCATCGTCTAATTATTTTTGTATTCAACTTCCTACAAATGTATGCAAACTCCGCGGATAAAAAAAATCACGCCGGAGAGACGTGATTCTTAATACATTATGTTCGGGTTGGGAGATTAGTTATATGATATTACCATCCGCATCAAATTCATAATCTATTAAGGTTGCTGTTACAGATTCATCAGAAGATAGATCCTCGTATGCCTTTTCTAATTTGCGGTATAACTCATCAGCTTTTCCTTTAGCCCATTCTTCTACTTTAGGTTGTATCAATTCACATTGTTGTTCAACATCCAAAGTCACATTAACATCCGGACCGATATAAATCTCAACCTCATCGTCTCCATCAACTTCCACCTCGGCTACCATAGTATTACTGTGTGAGTATCTGCTATCGGTTTTTTTAATTGAGATATAAATGTTCTCCAAGACCTCTTTAGGAACTGCCATACCAATTTCTTTGTTAACCAATATTGATTTGTCCTCGTCTCCTCTAACCACCCCGGTAAAAGAAGCTCCATCACCTTGACTCCAAAATCCTGAATACTCAACCTCAACATCACTAACCCCAGCCTTTTCCATATCCTCGACAAAGCCTTCTATATAAGGATCTGCCCAACTGTCATAATCCACGTTGATATTACGAGCATTATCTATAGCGTTAGCCTTGGCCGAATCCGATAGGTCTTCAAAGCTTATGCCCTGTTTGAATGATTCGAATGTTTTAATTGTTTTCATTGGATTATCTTTTTTTGTTTCTGCTATCATATTTATCTACCATTTGATCGTAAAAAGATTCGGATACATTATCAAACTTACCTTGACGGCCTTCATTGATGAACATACGATTTCCTTCCGCCATAATAATAGATGATCCCACGGGTGGGTGTAGCGAGAGAGCAATATAGCTCTTGTTAGACTTAAGGGTTGCTAACTGTGATTTGATTGATGATTCTACTGAGTTCATGTCTTTGCCTTTTTTTGGTTACATGGCAAAGATAACGAATCCGATTCAGATAAAAAAATTATTCGTCTTCTTTTTTGGTGTGTAACTTATTGGTTGGTTGTTTGGAACCTGATAGGTATCCGAACACCGCTGAAGTTAGGATAAGGAGTAGAGGCTTTAATAACGATGGCCATTTGGCTGGATTAAGTTCTTCGGTTAGAATTGCTAATAGAAACCAAACCAGAAGAAGACTAACAACCAATATCTTTCCTTCTTCTTTAAATGATCTATTACATATTCTTTTACAACAGTTGGGTTTTTTCATAAATCAAAAAGTTTTTGTTATAGTTCTATATATGAAATAAATTAAATTATTTTATTTCATCAGAGCAAATATAATAAAAAATCCCGGGATAAAAAAATTACACGCCCGCACATAGTATGTTACGACCATAGTATGTATATGGGTATAAAAAATAATTGGCGTTTTATTTTTTTATCTCGAGAAAATATCGTAATTTTATATTGGGGAAAGGTTGGGATACAAAAAAACACCTAAGAGAAATCCGAGGTGTTTGAAATGTTATTAACAACAGATATTATAATTGAAGCTTTGGTAACTCCCATATGACTTGTTTAAGAGAAGAGATCACTGCATTACTTCTGGTTCTGGCTTGCCAACGGTGTGAAGGTCTAAGAGATCTTTCGAATGATTCAAGCAACTCGTTCCTTAACTCCTCGTCAACCTTAACCAACTTAACCCCGTCTTCCCAGTCTGCTAACCCTTCACCCTTATCACCCTCGTCATATAGGTCAGTGGCGTAGTTAACCAACGATTCCGATGCTATCTCGCATTCCCATTCGTCATCCCCGATCTCCACACAGTATTGGTATTCCTCGGGTAGGTCATCTGTGTTAACTACCCATACCCCGCCGCCTACCTCGGGCTTACCTACTAGGATACCAAGCTGATCCGATATGTGTAGGTTAGCGAACCCTGTAAACTTGGTCTTAGCAGATGGGTAGTCAACCTCCATCTTAGTTCTAGCGTCCTCTTGGTTAGCTGGATGGTCTGGATGTGAATCGAACCAGTCTCCCTCATAAAGCTCTTTGAACTTCTTGATCGCTGAGGGTTCGTCCGCTATCCCTTTCTGGATTAGCTTGGTGTAGTACTGGGGATCTTCAGATACGTGATCCATCGCAATCTCCTCGGCCTTCTCTCTATCTGTGGTGTGTTCCATTTCAACTTCAATGCCCACCGCCAGTTGTTTATGGATGTCTTCAACTTCTACACCGTGGGATGCAGCAAGTTGGTCTATGGTCATCCCGGAGGCTCTGCCACCTGGGATATGTTCTTCGAATAGTTTGATGTGTTTCATGTTCTATATATCGTCAGGATTATCCACGTCTCTACGGGAGAAACACCGCGGGCAACAGAAGCTTAACCTTAACCCCAACCCTCAGAAAAATCCGGCCCCAAATAAATAAATCTAATACTGTTCCGTCTCCTAGTACTATAGAGAGAAGAGAGAGAACTAAAGAGGATACTAGAGAGAGATAGTCCGAGGTGTATAGAGAGAGAATGAAGACTGGAATCACATACGGAATCACATAGAGATAGGCGGGTGGATCTGGGAATCCTTGGTATCCTGACCAAGCTGAGGCGGGGCAAGGAAATAAGGCCGCTCAATGGACCATACGGGGCGGTTTTCGAGGCGGGTCTTTTGGGATCCAACCGGGGCAGGGTGAACTCGGCCCAAAATCACACTTTTTACCACAATATACCACATTTTTCCAGATTGGCTTGGACACATGGAAACCGTGGGTATGTGGATGGGAAAACGAGGCATCCGAGAAATCCGTGTATATACACCCTGGGTGGTAGCTCAGCCCTGGAGAGGGGCTTGCAAACGGGCCCTTTTAACGCGAATGACAGGGGACTATCCCACATAGTATCTTACTACCATACTATGTTAATGGGCCTATCCGGTTGGATCTATAAGGTCTTCTCTAATGAAGCCTATTGGCTAGGGGTTTGGTTGACCTTTCTCTCTCTGTCTTCTCTCTCTATGAACCACTCTATGCCTCTCTAGTATAAGTCTTGGTTTGGGTCTGTTACTATGTGTATGTACGTGTCTATGCTACTGGTCGTTTCTATCTAGTATAGGATGAGGTTGGACATGATGTCTAAGCTTGTGTCTATGTCTATGTACTTGTCTATGCTCATGTACTTGTCTACTGTGATACGGAATATGTTATTGGTTCTTCTCTCTAGTCTATCTAGTACTTCTTCTCTCTCTATGACTCTCTCTAGGACTCTCTCTAGTAGTACTATGAGTATTGGTATTGGCATGGTTGTTAGTATTAGTATTGTTATTGGTATAATCTATTTGGAGGCCGGGCCCTCTGGGAGATCTACCCCGAAAAGGCCCAATGACAACCGTGATATATAGAACATGAAACACATTGAACTATTCGAGAAGTTTATATCCGAATCATCTAATACTCATTTAGTACAGGTGTCACCAAACCAATATCTGTATCACACGTCCAATCCCATATTTAGAGACACAATCTCAAGAGAGGGTCTGGTGCCAAAGGGAAAGGGTGAAAGCTGGCTATCTGATACCGACATTGATGGTGAAGTCATCTTTGCAGTTAACAGTGATGATAAGAAGGATTGGTGGGATTCCACATACGATGATGACATCTATAGAATAGATACAGGTGGTCTAAGTAACACGTGGTACGTTGATCCCAACTTTGAACCTGAAGACAAGAGAGTTATCACATTTGAAAAGATCCCGCCCGCATCAATCGAATTAATTCATAAAGGTGCCGGCGATTCCACGTTATAGAAGAATATATAGAGTATCAAAAAACAATAAGTAATATGAAACACATTAAATTATTCGAAGCATTTAGCGACGAGCATGGCGTACTTAATGAACTGGCTAGCAAGGAGTCCGATCCTAAAGTGATAGTTGATTTTTTTAAGAAGAATCCAAAAGCAAAACAAGCAGCTGGAAATTGTAAGGCTCTGCTAAAAGCAATGAGAGGTACAGGAACTGACGAGGATGCAGTATATGCAGTTTTTTCCAAGATTAAAACAAAGGAAGAGCTAATTGAACTGTCTTCAATTTGGGATTTACTTGGACTGGAATATGATAAATACCAAGGAATAGGATCACTGATACCTGCACTAATAGGAACTCCAGATGCTTTCACTAAACACGTTAGTAATCAATGGAAACTTTATCCACTAACAATAAAGGACATATTCTCAAGCTGGGACAAGAATGAACATAAGAACGTTAATGCTTATTATAAAGCAAGAGAGGATTACTATAAGAAAAATCCAAATATGAAATCAACAGCTCTTAGTTACTGGTTGAAAGAGGAGCTAGACGAAGAAGAACTTGCAAAGGTTAATAGCATCATTAAGAAATTCGGAATGAAATTCTAAATATTGAAATAATAATATGAAAGCAGATAAACGTCTGCTTTTTTTGTGCGGATATATAGAGTCATTAATAACATAAACAAAATCAAATTATGAAAAAGATTATTTTAGGTGCTGTGGTTGCTCTGCTATTCAGCTGCAACACAAGTACAAAACCAGAAACTGTTGAAGACATCAAGAAGGACAAGGACACCATAGTGAAAGTTCACCAAGGAGCTTTTGCTTTTTGTGGTGCATCAGCAGCAGTTCCTACAGGAAGAAAGATTGTTGTACAGGGGGTTGAGTATGCTGAAGGGTGTGCAATATGTCCAGTGCTATCAGGACCATCGCTATCCAATCTAGCAATGGAAGGTGTTAGTGGAACCTACGGAGATTTCAATGTAAAGAAAAACTTTCAAAGCCCAGATGGAACAGCTAATACTGTGTGGTCATTATTCTGGTACTACGATGCATCAACAACAATTCCTCAATTCAATCCAACAACAAAGGAATGGGAAATGATGGCTCCTGTGAATAGAGCATTCGTCATCGACTTAGATTCACCAGCTACAAGTGAGAGCAACATGTTTGCAATGCCGGGTGTTATCGTTGATACAACATCAACAGGTATCGTGTTGGCTAAAGTTTATGGTCCACTTAATGAAGCAGCAGTTCCATTACGAATAGCAGTTCCTGTTAAGAATGGACAGACTTCTGTAACTGCAGCTAAAGTAGGATTTCCTTATCCTGTAGGAACACCAGTTCCAGTTGCTGAGTACAGTAAGGAACTTCAAAGCAAGGGAAAGCAATAAGTGATTCGATATCACCGTATATAAAAAAAGCAGACTTAGGTCTGCTTTTTTAGTTACTGCTGTTTATCTCCAATCGTGAACATCCTCCACAACCTTCCTTATACCATATTTGATCTTCATCAGATCTATAATGTCATCCACACCAACCACATCTTCATGTTTATTGTTCTCTAGGTACTCGTCGACAAATATATGTTCCATCAACTCACCTTTAACATAAACCATTATATGTCCGCTGTTCCATTGACTATTCCTATTTTCGTATTCTATTCTGGTTTTTTTGAATAGGGAAAGAAATGTTTTTATGCACATCGTTATTTATCAATCTGTATCATGGTCACACTCTCAACTCCACGATAGATTAGAACGTTGATCGTGTCTTTGTCTGAAGTTAATGTTACCTTGTGCAGACCGTGACCAACCTCATCCGACAACGTTTCAATCTGCATCTTGCTTACATGAAGTGGTTTATGTGAATCTATAGATTCAACAACATTGTTTTCGTTTTGGTTGTCTAAGTTACATGATGATAGTACACCAAATAATAATGCTGTAATTGCTACTCTTTTCATATTCTTTTTTCTTTAATTGCTGATTACTAATCTTTTCTTCCCATTATCAGGATCATTACACCAAACACCACACCAAAGACTCCTCCTATGATTGCGCTTTGTAATAGTGTTTCCCCTTCCTGCTCTCTTGCAAATCCTGCTAACATGCACAGGAGGAATGTTATTCCGAAGCCTGACCAATTTAATTTTTTCATAATAAATTCTTATTTTCTTTTTGATTCCACCATTCTTCCAAGTCAACATCCCCCTTAATAAGGATGTCGTGTCTTAATTCCACCAATAATCTTTTTACTGCCAGATCATTGTACTTGGGTTCCTGTTTTATGCTTATAACTTTCTCTTCATTGATGGATGCATCAAATGATATCAATCTGGATCCTTTACCTAAAATTATTCCTTCCGGTGATGAATGTGACATGTGTTATTTTTTTATAAATTCTGAATTGTTCTCTAAATCGTGTAAAGTGCCACAGTTATTACAAGCAATATACACCACTTGTCTTTCCTCGTCTGTGTCATCATCAATTTCGATACTTATGTGGTGTTCGAACATGTCGTTCTGTCCACAGTTACCGCAGATGATGTGAAGTTTTGCATTTGCCATAACCTACTTTCTCTCAAACGTTTGATTAAAATCCCTAATGCTCTTACCCGTTCTACCCATCGAATAGGCTTCTTTTAGATCGTCTAGCGTGTATTTGGACTTATCCTGTTCGCACTCATTCCATACCTGCTTTAATGCTAGCATAACACTTCTACTCTCCGGATAAGCCGTTTGGTCTTGTATCTCTTTGATTCTTTCTGATGTCATCTTGATTCTTTTTTTAAAGTTTTTGAAATGTTTTACCTGATTCATTTACGATGTAGTGGTTTTTATCCCAATATAAAGGTAGGGAGTTTGGTAAATTCTCTGCATCAATAAAAGATTTCACTTGTTCTGGATGTTCGTTTTCACTACAAGACTCACCAAAGAATTGGTCAATTTTATGCTTGAATTCTTCTCCGCTTACACTTCCTTTTTTATGGATCGTGTAATGACTTCCTAAATACAGATTTACTTCTCTTCCATCTGTTTCAATTGTTCTTAATGTGTACATTTATGTATAAATTTATGTATGTTGCTTACTCTATACAGTTTTCAGCTTCCCTGTTTAATTATTTTCTGTTATTCAAATAATCTAGAAATCTATCTTTAAAACTAATTGCAAAGGCTACAATCACTGTTACTGTTACCGCTATCACAATTTTACTTATTTAGTTTTTTAAACATTTCTTCCAATTCCTGAGAGGTGTACTTACTTAGACTGTCGAGAGCACCTTTAGGTTCTACATAAGGTCCTTCGCCTTTCTCATCTCCGATACTCCAGCCTAGTTTTTCTCTCACCCATTTATTCTTTTCGAAATTAAACTCAAAATATTCATTTCTAAAATAAGGAATACCATCTACCTCTACTGTGTGGTGTTTTCTTTTGCTTTGTGCTGTTTCCGTTACCTTCATGATCCTATTTGTTTTTTTCTAAAAACCCCATTATCTCTTCCTCCATTATAGGAGATTTAGTATCGTGGAAATGTTCTTTGAATTTTTCAACTAAATGTTCAGGGATATCAATAGATTCCAATCCCATCTTCATCTCCATAGTTTCCGGGATAAATGATTCTGGATTATTTTCACTATCTTTAATAATGTCTTCAAAAGAACGAGTTAAGTCTTTTGTTACTGAGCTTTTCAGGTAAAATGCTTTCATATCTTATTTATTTTTTAATTGTTCTAATCTTTTTTGTTCTTCAAACCATTCAGGGATCCACTCATAAATAGTTTTTTCTCCTCTGTAATTGTATGTGTAATCAAATCCAAACTTGTGAAGCATTTCTAATAATTGTTTTTCTTGCATTTCTTTGGCTTGTTTAATAGTATTTTCTTTAGCTTCTTCACTGTAAAATACTATTTTTTCAAATTGTTCTACTAACCATTCTACTGCTGATTGTTCCATGATCTTATTTGTTTTTAAATGCTAATTTAATTCTTTGAATTAAATTCATTTTTTTATAATCGTAATAAAAATTTATTGCTCTTGGTACACCACTTGACCAATGATGGCATTCTGTTGATAATTCATCATAGTGTTTTAAATCGGATTGTCTAAGTTCTTCTAAAGGTGTTTGCTTTGGTTCCATATCCTATTTGTTTTTATAAATTTCTAATATTTGTTCTATTGTTACATTTTTGTCTACTTCCCCAACCATTATTAAATCGTGTAATAGATCTTCTGCATCTTCAGAGTTACACCAGTTAAAGAAGTCAATAGCAAATTTGTCTTGTTGTTGATTCCCCATTTCTTTGGCTTGCTTAAATAAGCTTTTCGTAATAATGGACTTTGAATTTAATTGAAGCTCTAACCATTCTACTGCTGATTGTTCCATGATCTTATTTCTTTAAAATTGTTTATTTAGAACTTCCGATTCTAATTTAACCGATTGGTCGACTAATACATTATCTCTAACAGATTTTTGAATTGGTCTTAAATTCATAGGAACGCGAATGTGGTTAAATCCATTATTAATATCCCTCCAATTGTCTAAATCTTGAAATGAAATGTGTGCAAAATCTCCTTTTTCTGTGATTTCTATGTGAAATACCTCAACGTTTGCTAAATTTTTCATGGTTTTATTTCTTTTTTAAATTATTATCTAGTATTCTGCTCCATTCTGCTTCTAGCTCATCATCATCAAATTCGTTAGTCTTATAGAAGTGAAATGACCATTCCGCTATTCTTCTGACCTCCTCCGCGCTAAACTTATTCTTATCTTGCTCATGTTGCCATTTAACCAATTCATATGATGCTTGTTTAAAATCCTCCTTGTCCATCATATAATCATAATGACCTTCAGCCAATGATGTATTATTTGAATGGTAATTAAATAATCTTTCAACAGCTTCGTCGAGTGTTTCTTTTTTATGTTTGTCAATAAACTCTTTAAGATCTTTCTTTTTTTCTTCACCAAAGACTTTTTCAAAAGTTATTTCCCGGTTGGGTTCTTCTTTTGGAATGATTATGAAATATTCAACCATCTTTCCATAACAAATTTCACAGCCTCTTTCCTTATGATCATCGCACGTCATATCAGTAAAACATAAATCGTCTATTCCATTACATCTTCCGCAGCATCTTGGTATTGAATTGACCTCAACTTTCTCACAACTTGGATTCCTAACAAACCATTCTAAGAACTCGTCATCAATAGCTTGTACACCATCCTTAATAAGTTCGTCATCTGTTGTTAGTATTATTTTTTTACAAATAGCTATTACATGAGTAAATCCATCACTTCTTAATATTCCTTGCGTATGGTTTATCTCTAAAACTTGAAATACATCTTGCTCATCATCTAATACATAATCTCCAGCTTTTGGTTCTTCATCAGAAGTGACATAGACGTTTCTTTTATGTTTCCAATCTTCGATGGGCTCAGCTAATAATCTAAATTCATTTAACAATGTTGAATAGATTATTAATCTGCTTGGTTTATCAGTTGGTAATAGGTATAGATTTTTCTTCATGTTCTTCCTAAAATTAAGAATCTATTAATGGTGTAAATGTAATACCACATTGCGGGTAAAAAAAATAGGAATGCCTTAATTAAGACATTCCTATCCATATTATATTTTTGAGTAGCCTATTAGGCTGACTAATCCGCTTTATTTTCGGAAGAAATAACATCACCTAAGTATGACGTCACCGTAAAGTTAGCTATTCTCATCTTTCCATCCGAGTGATAACCAGCAGATCCGTGAATGAATCCATCACCACTCTCCACGTCAAATACTATCACAGTGAATTCTAAACGATTATCCATTTCTTTCTGAAGTAATTCCTTTAATCCTTCTGAACCATTAAATAGATTTTCAGAAATATATTCTCTCAATATGGCTTCAACCAGCTTTCCATTCCCCGTCGTATCCACATCTGGTACTACATCACCTCTTGTTGTTTGTAATGTTGTTTGTGGAGCTAGATCCATAAAATCAACGGCATTTGGTGTTTCGTACTGTGCTGTTGCCGTATCTGGTGCTTCTTTTAATGCACCGGACAGATCCTGTTTTCTTAGAAGCTCAACTACTCCATTCTTTGCAATGTACCAATCCCCTTGATACTTGAACTCAAATCCGCTGTCTCTCATTACGATAGACATTTCCTCCTTATCGTCGGATACTAGAACTATCGGCAGATAAACTTCCTCTAATTGGAATGAGTCATCTTGATTTACTGATATTTTCATATTACGTGTTAGCTTTTACCTATTCAAGCGAGGTTTAGTTGTTCTTCTTTCAACGTTATAGTTTTTGTATTTTTCACATGCTCAATTACATGATCGAAATTTTTGCTCACGTGTTCGTTGAATTGATTCTCGTTTTCATAATCGATTCCACCGTCAAATTCGACTATAAAATCATTTTCTCTTAGAAAATCCTTTAGTAATAGCATTATACGAGACTTTCCTGAGTTAGTTTCACCAGACACGGTGATGATTAAATTTTTCATATTATTAATTAGCTTTTACCTACCCAAGCGAGGTTTTAAATTTCTCCATATTTGGTTGTCTCTGTATGACATTTAGAACATGCCCATCTGTTACTTTTTCGAAAGAATTTTCCAGATTTCATGGTATATTCAATTTCAGAATCCATATTGCATCGACCACCTTTTTTACATTTGGGTAAGCCTATCAGCCAATTTAAAAAGTCTTTCCATCCAGATCTTACCCGATTCGACATAACTTATTTGATTAAATCGATATAAGTTGGTGCCGGAGCTAATTCCATAGTGAATTCAGAAAATTCTTGATCACTATTACCAACTTTTAAGCCACAATCAGAATCACCAAAAACTTCTCTGTAATTTCCCAGAAGTTCCTCCGTGGTCATTTCGTCATAATCTCTATCCTCGGTACCAAGTTCCTCCACATTTATAACCCATGAAAATCGGGTGTCTAGGTTAATATCGCAATCCACTAATTGTAGGGATTCTTCCAATGGTAAGAAATCTAGATTCTCATCCAACATTTTCTGTGCAAACTTTTGCTTTAATTCTTCTTGAGTCATTTTAATTTAATTTTTTGATTTGTTTACTAATTCTAATAGTTCCTTCCAGCAATCTCTAGTAGCCATTGCTTTATATGTAAATTTTTTAAAATTGTGCTCGTTATCCGAGTGCTTTTGAGCAAGGTCCTCATATTTCAGCTGTCTTTGTCTCCATGACTCCACCAGCTTCTCAATTTCATTGGCATCACCAACAACATCTGGACCGCAATCACAGTAATCTGTATGTCCGCAATAGCACTTGATTTGATCTGCTTCATTATTTCCCATCTACTAACTCTTTTTGTTCGTCAATCAATTTGTGCAGCATATCCAATGCTTCACTCATATTCTTTAATTCATCAACATGGAAGTCTTCCAGTTCCAGTCGTTTTAATGGTAGGTTAAATTCACGAACAAGTTCATTGTGTTTATCGTGTCTTCTCCAATCTTTCATGTAGCTATCGAACTTGCCAGTAGTTTCAACATGATCTAGCGTATCTTTACAAAACGTATACGCTTCTTTGTATTTGTGGTCATAACCATATACAAAACGATCAGCCAATTCTGAACTACTCATATTGCTTCTAATATCTAACCCAGATGATATATTATCAATCGCATTCAAATACAAATAAACAATCAAACGGTAATCATAAGGTAAACCGTCTCTGATAAGAATTTCCTTGATGCTGGTTTCAATCTCAGCTACACGTTTGATAAATTCTCTAGCATGCTTCTTGCTCAAAGCCCATACGTATTTATTGTAGTGTGATGGAACATGGTCCAGCCCATTAACATAATCGATCTGGAAATAATTTCCTTTTTTTGATGCTTTAAGCGTCGTTTCGTTATTAGTCTTCATATTCTTCGATGTATGATTTATTAATCTTTGCAAATGCTTCAAGCAATATTTGGTGTTGTTCATGTTCACCACATTGTGGGGTTAGATACAATACGTGTGGAAAAAATCTGCTGGACATAGGATGCATATTACCACGAACATTAAGTAATCCAACGATTTTATCACCAAATTCCTCCATATTGTCGAAGTATTGTTTATAGATTGATTTTTTGTTGATTTTAATACCAAGTACATCACCTGTTTTTTCTATTGCATCTTTTAAGTTAGCTAATAGTCCCTCGTCGATATCCAGATCATAACGATTCCCAAAGATATAACCCAGCTTTTCCTTCTGCTTTACTTTGGACATTAATCGCCAAATTTCACTACTGGTTTTATCCTTAATGTACGCTAATTCTTCTGGTAATTCTGTGTATGTGGTAAGACTACTCTCGCAACCTTTATCGGTATAAAAAATGTATCGATTAGCTTCTGATAACATTGTTCTATCATCAGAATATACAATCAAATCACCTTTTTTATATTTCTTATTGAAACGTTTTGGATCGTAGTTTGTGATTTCACCATCAATAAGTGTGAAGCCTAACAATGATAACATTTCTGGTGTACCAAAGTCATGATGTCCCTTCTCATGTTCGTCATATGATTGTGCCATAACATCATAAACCTGTTTATCCACCCACATAAAACGCCATTTCTCGATGTGCTCTAGTTTTCCATTGTCTTCTAGCTTTTGTCTGATTGGTTTAACCTCACGTCTATCGAAAGTATATTCTCCATCAACCAAAAATTCAATAAATTCAGCAATTGTGATACCGAAAAAGTCCTCTATGAGTTTAGTGTTCTCATCCTCAACTATGTCTTCCATACCGCCATAGTCATCATACTTACCAAAAATTGGTAATGTAGTAGGTAAATACCCACCATAGTCTTGACCTGATTCATTTAGCGGAATGATGCAACATTCATTTCCTGATGTGATTGCGATATTGCTAATTCCACAGCTTACTGACCAACTTCCCATATGTTTTTTTATTTTGAATTAATTGATTTCATCGATTTATTATGCAAATATCTGAGAATTCCCCGGTATAAAAAAATAAATTTGTATTTTATGTTTTTAGTTATGAAGAATTTATAACTATTTTAAATTGATATATAGATTAATATAATAAATAAATTATGAAACATATTAGATTATTTGAGGATTTTGCAGGGAAGCCTGAATTTATATTCCTATTCAAGGATAAAGGTTTGGACCTTAGCACAATTGAGGTTGATGGTATAGATACTAATGATAGACCAGACTTCGTTGACTCATACGTTTCCTATGCTGAATACACGGACGGAACACCACTTACTGAAGTTGAACTAGACGAACTTAATTCGATGCATCCAGAGATTGCACAGGATTGGGCGAACGAAAATGCATAATAAGATGAAGTATATAAAATCTTTCAGCTCGCATATAAATGAATCACTCATAGACATTTCTCCAGAACTTGATACTGAGATAGAGGATGCTATTGCGGCCATTCTTAAAAACAAAGAATGTAATCAAGTAGATACCGGGTATATTGAAATAGAAACCCCGTTTGAATTAAATCCGGATGTTCCTAATAAGGAATGGATAAACAAAACTGGTATGGTTTTTTATCCCGAGCTTTTAACATATGGTAGCTCTGATAGATCAGGTAAAGTCCAAAGAACACCATGGATTGCATGTTCCATTGAGATTGAGGGTGAGAAGGATGATTCATTAATTAAAGAATTACTTAATTGGCTTGTTGAGCTAATAAAGAAATCAGGTTATCAACCATTTATGGACGAGGATGCTAGATGGAATCATTGGAACGAAGATAAAAGAAAGGACTGGACAAAGTTTACATGTTATATAAATCCTAGTTATCCGGAAGGACATTGGGAAAATCACGCATTAGAATAATAAAAAAGGCTCAGAAATTAAAATACTGAGCCTTTTTTGTGGTATTTAGTCATCACCATTTTGGAACCTAATATCGATCATCACATATAATATCGATATCTTGGATAATATTATGGCAAAAAGAGTAGTGAAAAAACCATCATGGAATGCTGAATTACATAAGAAAGTGATCGGAGCCATCGAGGGTCTTAATGAAACCGATTCGGAGGAATTCAGAGCAATATTTGATGCATCTCATAGGTTATTAAAAAAGTACAATGATCCTCCACATCTTAGTGAAGATGTCAAAAAAATACTAAATGGGTTTAGTAGCTCGTGGAATTTTGACTATTCTACAGAATCTGTTAATATTGATGGAACTTTAGCATCAGTTGATCTTGGTCTTGAATCCAAGAGTAGATGGTATAGAGAAGAATCGAAAAAAGATAAAAAATTAAGGCTGGCAATATTTAAAACGATGAAGGACGTAAAGTTTGGTAATTGTAGATATTTTAGCATTAGACATTCCGGGCTCAAGCAGCTTTGGTCAGCCCTACCAAGAAAGGTTTCCTACCATTTTGATTGCTCTCATAATGAACTGACATCCCTTAAGAATGGACCGGATTGGGTGAGCGAATACGACTGTTCCAATAATAAATTGACCTCTCTAAAATACATTTCCAAATATATAGACGGAGATCTAAAATGCTCATATAATGAAATAACATCATTGGAACCGTTAAAAAATCTATCGCTGGCTACATTAAATTGCGCCGATAATAAATTGCGTGACCTTGTAGGATGTCCGGAAATACGAAGAAGGCTGGTAGTGTCCCATAATGAACTTGTTTCTATGAAAGGTGCACCTATTAATCTAACTCTTAGAGATATAGATCTGGAGGGTAACGTGGTTAGTAGCAAATCTCTTAAGCTGGCTTTTAATGCTATGAAGGCTGCTGGTGGTGACTACAGTAAAGGTTTGCTTAAGATATGGAAGAAAATACCATTAGAAGATCAGATCCACATGTACAATGACCTTCCGACAGTAACGGAAGAGGATGTTAGAAAGTATGAGGCATTCAGAAACTTTATGTCGATAAAGGATGTAATATAGCGGATATATACATCATGAAAAACCTAAGAACATTCAGATTATTTGAGGCTGAAAAAGCTTTACATCCAGAAGCTGAGGAGTTTATGAAAGCATTAAATTCTACGGAGTGGGGTAAAAAACTAGAATCACTTATTAAAACCAAACCAGTAAAGACTGGAAGAGTATATGTAACCAGCCGATTCCTTCCTGTTATGACCTACTTCTGGAAAACAGGATCCAATTGGAATTATACCTACAGCTCATCGGGAAGAGATTACGGAAAACAAACATCATCCGATCTTTCTAAACTGTTCGAAGAAATGGTTATTGACTGTATTAAGAAGGTGGCTCCAAGCGGTTTTACTAGAAACGAAGTTGATAAGATGGTTTCGGATAAGAAATGGATATTGGCTAATGCCAGTATGGATTCTCTTTCTGGAGGTGATATTTATAAGAAATATAGGGAAAGCTTTAATCCTGGTGTTCTAAATGACTTTAGTAAAATAAGAACCCCTTTAATGGACAGACTTCTTCTTAATGGATTAAGTACATCTAGTGTTAATAAGGATGATTCTATCACCATGAATTTTTCTCATCAAGTATACGGAGAGCATAATAAATCGTGGCCATTCCATATTATAGCTTCCCTCCTTAAAGGTAGCGGAATGGTTGTCTTTAAGAATGGTATTGACACTGTCAACATTTCTCCTGGTAAACCAGGAAGCGAAGTGAAAACATCCAAATATAGAGATCGTTATATAAGAATTAAAATGAAGCTCGGCTATCAGAATAGTTATCCGATGATACAGAAGATTGATGAAATTTTAACTAAATACATTAAGAAGGTTGAAATATTTATAACTGATAAAAATGGATCAAAAAAATCGGATATACTTACTAACCTATATCACGATATCGCTTTATCTGATAATGATGGTTCATGGCAGGAAATCCTGGATGAGTACATTAAAAAGAATCCGCTGGATATAATTAAGCTAAATGGTAATCCTGAAATGAAAGCGGAGGTTCTTAAAAGAACTGGAATAAGAGATTATAGCAAGATCGCATCAGGACTTGATATAGGTATAATCTAAATGATATATATTTTATCCGGCGGGCTTAGTGCCCCATTTTAGGACCGGAGTGGTTACGATCACTGAAGGATGAAAGGTTCGCTACTTTCATCCTTCTTTTTTGATATATAGATGAAATAAAAATTTATTATGGAAAACATAAAAATATATTCTGATTTTGTTAATGAGAATAGCAACGTTCCGCAATTAGCATCTAATGATACCGATTCAACTCCTGCTTTAAGAAGCGAGACTGAGGTTGTTACAAGAGAGCAGGAAGCTATGAGAGCTAAATTGGAAGCTGATGTTAAAAGAATGTACCCACATTTATCAATCAGACACACCCCAGATGGACAATCAGGTGTAGCTATTAATGACAATGTAATATATGCTTCAGACCACTATGAAGCTTTCAATGCTTTTCTATTTGGATTAGTCATGGCTAAGATGAGCGGAGGTAATCCCAATATGGGTGATAGACCAGCTGGAAGAATTCCGACAAGATATTAAACGAAACTGTTGGGAATGGTATTATTGGGAGATTTTAACTAAGATCGATTAATTGGTCTTCTTTATAGGAGATTGATATCTTTCTACCCATGATGGGAATTCTTCCAATATATCAGTTTTCGAATCACTATAACCATACTTCAGATACCCTTTAGCATTACCTACATAATAATTATCCTTGGGATTACCTGATATTTTTTTGTAGGTAAAGTCTATAATATATCCATTAAGAAATATAGCTACATGATCTTTAATATCGCCATTTCCCTGGAAATATATCACCTTTACTGGTATACCAAGTAGCTCACACCATCTAAAAAACTCCTGTGTGTACCATGAGTCATCGCCGTATTTAACGTTGTATGGCTTATCCTTTCCCGTAATATAATCTTTTCTAACCACACCTAAAAATTGTTCAGCCAGACTCTTGTAATCCTCCTTAAAATTAGGTACGCTGGTTACAACCGGTAGATAGTCTGCGTTTGCTGCTGTATATGATTCGTATACTGTTAGATGTTTCATTCAGTATATATCATTAAAATTACCTCAATAAAAAGGTCCGACTTTTGCCGGACCTTTTTTATATTTATTTATTTCTATTTTTACTTACTCAAAAGTGATCGTTACTTTCGCACCGTTTGCTTTAGCAAACTTTTTGATCATAGCTAAACCGATAGTTTCTGTCTTAGCACCTTTGCTAGGTTTTGAAACTTTAACCGAGCCTGTCTCAACATTTACCATAACTTCAGGTTTAGTTGAACGTGCAACACTTCCCTTAGCTGATGTTGTTACTTTAGAATTTTTACCTGCATTCTTTCTAACTTTCGTAGAAATTGAAACCGGTACCATGATTCCTTGTCCTTTAGATGATGTTAATCTTCCTGTAACACCTAGGCCATATTTTCTGCCCCAGATAGCAGCTTTAGTTCTTCCCAACTCCTTGGCAATCTCTGCAGTGGAAGCACCATCTTTTGCCATTCCGATTAAAGTTTTGTCGTCCTTAGAAGTCCAAACTTTGTTGTTTGAAGGAGCTTGTGCATTTTTTGCTTTCTTAACGTAAGTCATATTTTTATATTTTAAGATTTATGAGGTAAAAGTAATGCATAATTACGGGATAAAAAAATATTTAATCAATTTTTTTGAATATATACATAAATTATAAATCATATGCAATATATTAAAGATTATCCGAGTTTAAATATTAATGAGGCCAAAAGCGAATCTTTTGAGGAATTTTCTAATGTGAGATTAGCTGGTGCTACAAAGATAGCTGATTCAGCAAAGGAAAAAGGTGGTGATGCCATGCTCACTTATCATCACTTTGTAGTTAAGCTGCCAACATATAGAAAAGCTGGTGATGGTAAATTCGATCTTGATAAAGCTAAGGATGAGTATAAGGATCTGATGGATAAACTTTATTCATCAACTTATAAGAAAATGGATATTACTCCGGTGGAATTTCAGGAGCTTGTTGGAAGAATAGAGGTTGTTGGTGAATTGATAATCAGATACGAGAAGGATTAAACCAATATCCAAGGGAACTAAATTAATTTCATTTAATATAAATAAGAAAATAAATTTAATTATGGGATTTTTATCTAACTTAGTTGGTGCAACTATTAAAACAGCACTTACTCCAGTAGCGATCTTAAAGGACACTGTAAATGTAGTAACCGGAGAGGAAGCGGATGCAACCAAAAAATTAATACAATCAGCAGGTGAAGACCTTGCAGATGCAGGAGAAGACCTTGCAGATGGTGAAATTCTTTAACTCCCTATTATTTTCGGTTGATGAAGGAATTCTATTATCAGATAAAGGGTAAGAATAATCCGAGTGACCCATATTCATATGGGAAATGGGCTTTCCCTCCCATATTCAGTGGTAAGGTTTCAGCTACTGATAGAAAGGAAGCTAAACTAATTATAGACGAGGAATACGGTAGAAAATTTCCACTAAGAGTTCTTGATAAGGATATAGATGCTAATGAATATCTTCTAGCAATAACTGAAATAACGGAAAACTCTGGGCATTCTAGGTTATTTTCATCAAGGGAGTGTTCCACTTGTGGATCTGAATTCAGAATAATTGATAAGTACAATGATGCTAATTGTTTAAATAAGGGATCTGAATATTGCTCCGATGAATGTAAACACGAAGCAAAGCTTATTGAGACCGTAAAGTGGAATGAGGATAACGTAATGAACGGTAAACACATTCCTGTCATATACAAGATAACCAATAAGAAAACTGGTCTATCCTATATAGGAAAGACAACACAAGCATTTACTTTCCGATGGTATCAACACTTTTTCCAACTCGGTAGCACTAAATTCCACAATGAGATAAAGACAACCGAGATTAGTGATTGGACATTTGAAGTGATAGAGGTTGTTAAGATCCCGGATGATACAAAGGAATATTCAGAAGCTGATAAATTCATTTTCGAGAGAGAAAGATTCTGGATAAACCACCACGATTCCATAAAGAATGGCTACAATTCAATATAAAAAAGGTGAGATTAAATCTCACCTTTTTTTATTTCTGCCATAAGCTTATCGTAATACTTTCTCTTTATGGATGTATATGTATGTCCATGGTAGTCGTGACAGTAACATGTTGCAGATCCAAATATTCTATGCTTAATTATATTCTTAGTGTTCCCCAACGGAGGGGTATTTCTTTTCATAAAATCCTCTATTGAGCAATCTGAGAATATTGGACTAGTCCCATGCTTACCGTTTTTAACTAGGTAGAATACTCCGTCCTCTGTTTCTTCGACGTGCATAAGCTCATCCTTTATAATGAATCTATGCTCTGTTGTTTTTCTTAGGTAGTTTAAAACCTCTTTCTTGTGATGTTCCGTTGTTTTCATAATTAAATTGTTTTTATTTTTAATATTTGTTTGCCTCGTTGGGTGATGGCTTTCCATTTGATTTTAAAACTTGTACTATCCATCCCACCAAACATCTGAGAGTTTGAATGGATTTCTGCTAATCCAGCTAATAATAAGGTTAAACAGTGTGGATTTTTTGCAAATTCCTCTACACCTTCGGACTTAAGACAATGAATGTCCATATCACATCGAATTAGCTCCGCTGCAACACTATTTTCAAAAAATCGGGTAAAGGTCTTATGAGATATTTCTGCGTGATTAGGGAAGTGTTTACGTCCGTCGGCATCTATTTCCATACATAAAATTTTTCCACAGTCGTGGTAAATTGTATAGAGACTTAATGTCTCGTCATCTGGCAATGACTTAAGTAATAGATCCTTGTTTTCGTATACGAATTCTGGAATTTTCCATTCGTATTTCAGATCGGATCCGTGGCGTAGATGATGAAGTAAATCGAATAAATGGGATTCCACAGATTTACCGTGATCTAATACAGACTGTCCTTTAGTCTGCTCGCATTGGCTCATTGCAATAACGAGCTCTTCTTTGTTGTTAATCTAGTTGCACATAATTATTTATTATTTATTATTTATTATTTGTTTTAATTCTAGTTCTCTCCTTGTCATAGCATCCCTATATTTATAATAGATCTCGTATGGTAGATTGCTAGTAATATTGTGTGAATTAACTGAGATTTTGTTGATATATTCATCCATTGTTTCCTGGGATAGCGTGGTATAATTGAGCCAGGAGCTTCTTTTCCTAACATAGATCAGATATTGTAATTTGGAATATTCAGCATGATATTTTAAATAAATCACCATTATATCCCATAGCTGATCCTCGGTGAGCATATTATGTTCCTCTAGAAATAATATTGATGTTCGAATTTTTGACATTCTCGATCTCAGACCTTTCTGCTTGCCGATAGCCCTCTTAAGACTCAATCTCTTAATTGAATCTATGTTTCTAACTTTTAGAATTCCTTTCATGATGTTGGTTGTGTTTTTAATGATAGCGGTAGATGCGAGAATGCTTTTCTGACTTGTGGAGTTCCAAAAAAACACGCAGAAGTATATGCGTCAACATCAGGCTCAAAAAACAATGATGCCTCTGTGACGGTTCTGTATTTCTCGTAAAGTTTAATTAGGTGCTCTTCTGATCTTGCGGAGAGACAAATTATAGAATTTGATGTCTCTTTCCATTCTTTGAACTTTTCAGGATGTTCATAAGCAAAGTCAGCTATTGAATGTGTTGATTGAACAACTTGATAACCTGGGTTGATGTCTTGTCTGGTTATGATGACAAGTTTCGGAGTTTGTAATTTAATCTAATTCATACCTATTATATATTTGTTTTTAAAAAAGTTTCTTTTTTTATTAAATTTATTTTTAATAAACCCGCTTATTCGTCTTTACGTCCTCACGGGTTATATGTCAAAATGGGAGCTGACTTTCATAGAAAGTTTCACAACCGTAATGAACCTCAATAGGAACACACACTGGACGACGACCTATTTTCTTCAGATATTTATTACTATGTACACTAGTATCACGTTTCTTTAAATAATGGACCATCTTATTAAAGTTCTTTCCACCTCTTCCGCATTGATAGCACTTAAAAACTTTTAGTTTCGTGTTTATACGAAACGATTTGCTATTCGGGGTTCTTGGACAAATCGGGCATTGCTTTGCTACATAAGCACTCTTGTTTTGAGTTTGTCTTAAGTCCGGAAGCCAATGTCTAAATAAGTCTACATTCACATGGAATTTTTTTAATTTAATATTAGTAGTCAGAGCAGGAATCGAACCTGCAACGCGAAACTTAATTCGTCTTAGCCTACTTTCATCTGACTGTATAAAAACAACTACATAAGCAATCTTCGGTTTAGTTTTCAATGGACTACACAGCATCCCCAAACCTACTTAAATACCACTGTTAACGAAGATTTGTGCCTACTCCGCTAGTTGTTTTAGTGGTCAGGACAGGATTCGAACCTGCGTCGTCCTTCCAGCCTTACGGGGCCTGATAATGAAGGGTGTTGCCTATTACACCACCTGACTATTTTGATGTCTTTCCATCAGTCACCCGTTAGATTATGCTCTCTGGACTTTATGGGTAAGCCCTGTTAACCGTAAGCATTTCGGTCTGTCTGCAACTTAACATAAACTTGTGACAGATTTTCCTTATCGTTTATGCCTTGCTAAGTAGCCAGGACAGGATTCGAACCTGTATACCAACCTCTGCGACAGAGCTGTTCTTATTAACCGTGATCAGCGGGTTTATTACAGTTGTAGTTGGTTACCTGTCTAGCGTCTACCAATTCCGCCACCTGACTTTTTTTATTATTCTGTAATATATCTACGTTTTCTTGTTCCGTTACTATAAACCAAAACCAGAGGTTTATTTGTTACCAATTCAGATTCTTTACCTACTAAATCAAATACTCCTACAATTTTGGCTTCATTTGTCAATTCATCGATTCCTAAATGTGTTGATGGTGATAGGATGGTAATGACTGTATCATAGTACATCGTATCCGTCATATTGTTCCAAATTTGAACATCATATATTCCTGGACATAGATTATAGGTTGTTGAATCCGATGTAAACGTTGCAATTGGTGTTGTCCCTTGTTGCATCCAAATAAACACTGCTGATGGATTAGCTCCGGTAAAAGTGGTTGATCCATTGCATAAAGTATCACTAGTTGCCGGGGTAACTACCGATGTAATGGATTGAGCGAATGTACTTAGTGACAAAACACTTAACATCGCAATTAAAATTAATTTTGTTCTTTTCATTATATTTGTTTTTCTTCTTATCAACGTCGATAAGAATTCGTAGTCAGGGCAGGACTCGAACCTGCATGGATTACATGCCAACCGCGAGCGGTTAATATCAGTTATTACGACCCAGTACCTTAATGGCATTTGATACTACTTAGCTGGTGCCGATCTAATCCTGCAACTGTTTGCTTTCAAAATAGCGTCTACCAATTCCGCCACCTGACTATTTAATTATTTACCTCTTCCGTCACCATCGACATATATTAATCTTACTGTTTCCCCATTGCTCATATTATGAATAGTAAAAGTTGGATATGATCCATCTTCATTTCTTTTATTAATGGTATCAGTTGGCCAAATTTCAAAGCGATGTTCCCAACATAGATGGTCTAATTTATCAATAAACTCATCAGTTTCTTTACTTATTTCTCTTTCCATAACTTTTATTTAGCACCCTCTTTCTTATAGCCTACCGAGTTATCAGTTACGGGGCTTGTATAAGAGTAGGGTCACGTACTTCTAGTTTGTAAGGCTCCATAGGAGTTTTAAAACTGCATAGCTTTTCGAAGCACTTGCTGAGAACTCATTTGTGTTGTCTTGTCAGTATCAAAACTCCTGCACCAAGCTTGCCAAATCGTATTCCTTTCTCAAGGGAACAACACATCTACCATTACTGATAGTATCTTTATGTAAACCTATAGCAAAAGAGTCTTTCAACTTCTTAACTTTGAGGACAATCTGAGATTCAAACTCATCTAAACACTCATCTGTGAAATGCCCAACTATAATTTACAAAGGTATTCAATGTTTAACCTGTTTAGTTAATTAATCCTTTCCCCAAAATATTTATTAACTAAATATATTTTAAAAAGCAATGGTTTCTTATAGGTGGATGGAATTATCTTATAAAGTCCTGATGGGTAGCCAGGCGGGAATCTCAAATCCATGAGCCCCTATTCTCCAACGCTTCATCTCGCGTTTACCTCCATTGCTAATTGTATCATAATGGTTTATCGTTTGGACTGTTGTATGCCTACAGACAGTTATTTCCTCACATTGAGCAGATTACATTAAATACTCCTCCCTGTCTACCAACCAGGCCGTTTTTATGATATTTTTTATAATTTCAAAGAACTATTTTTAACCTCTCTTGTCAAATTCTTCAGATTCCTTTTCGGTAAATTCCTCTGTTAAATTATCTGATATCTTTTGGAATCTGTTTTCTAATCCGGAGAATATCTTTTGGAATGCTTTCTTAACTGGATCGTCGATCAATGTCCAAATTCCTGACAACGGCCAATACATCATCCAATTAATGATTCTCTCCTTATTTTCCCTAGCATTAAATTTATCCTTAGCTGAACTGAAATTATATGGATATTTTCTGTAATATTCCGTTAAATTTGTAAGATATAGAAACCATTTAATGAAAGACCAGAGGGTACCTACTAATAAATATCCACCTAAGATCAGAATTATTGCTAATGGATTATCCTTAGCATAGTTTATAATGGAATTGATCTCATCTGCACATCCAGTAAAGTATAGCAGTGTTGGGATTCCTAGTAATATTGGCCAATGCCAGGATGACGACTCCTCCAATTCAGTGATGGAAATAATGGTTACTAGAACCGCCGTAATTAGGAACCAAAACCAAATTGTTCCAAATGCAAATAATGTTGCCATAAATATTTTTTAAGTGTTAATTATCAATCAAGAATAATTAAAATAGTAAGACCTTAAGATTTACACATTCGTGGGTTACCCCATCCTTTCTACCTATATCTCGCCTTTAACATCCGTTCTACCCAAACCATCGTTTATACACCTGTTAACCTCTCGGAAAACTTTGAGTGCCTCCTCAACGCGTTAATCTGATAGGAGCTCCGTCTTGCTCGTCATTTCTGACTCCCTGTGGGATTCTGCTGATATAGGTCTATCTGCTATCTTACTATTTCAAAGAACTCTTTTGTGATCCTAGCAGGATTCGAACCCGATGCTATCTGTTTTAGAGGCAGACCTGACTTCCACGTCAGATTAAGCTCCAGGACCTTTTTAATTGTTATACAAATTTAATCAATTTATACGAGATAAAAAAATAATTTGCTATTTTATTTTATCCCAATCTGCATCTGATGATAATAATTTCTCTATCCTATTACCTATAAGATCACCCTCACCCATTGTATTAGGTGCTAATTTATCTAGGAGCCTGTGTAATGATGCTATTTCCTCTTCTATACGGTGGTAAGTATCTGGTTGTTTAATAGATGCTTTCATATCGATTACATCAAAGAGATTATTAAAACTTCTCATGAATTAATTTTTTTATTACCACGCTGATGCTCTTCTATTGATTTTTGTATGTCATCAAATGCTTTTATAATCTCCGGATCCAATTGAGAACTGTAGCGAAACCTTGCATCCTGAAAATTCTCAATTGGAGTTGTTGGATACATCCACATCCATCGAAAAAATGCTCCGGCTGCATCAAAAAATGCCTTAATCCTATCTTTTATACCTATTTTTTTATCCATTTGTTTTCTGAATTTAACATATATGATCCGATAAAATCGGTTTCTTTATTCCATTCTTGAGGACTGATTAAAGATAGAGTTCTCTGTCCGTTGAAATTGTATAAGTGATAGATTTTTCCTATGATTGGTTCAAATGAAATTTTAGATTCCCAAACCATAATTGAAGTGTTATATTCTTCGTAAAGCTTTTCTATTCGTTCTCTAATTTCTTCTTTCTCTCTATTAAAAACGTCCATCATTTTTTTCGATGATAATTCCCTAAATAGGGGAACGTTAGGTAAATCAAAACCTTGTCCGGAAACAGTTGTTGGATATGCTTTAGATTTAGCATCATACCCTTCATCCTCACTCCAAACAACCAGATCAGGTTTTTTATCTTTCATTATTTTTGTATTTGTGGAACCCAATGAGTTGTTCTTCCTTCCTTCGTAGTTTCTCTTATTACCGTGAATCCACTCTCGCATTCTTTTCTACCGTATACTTTGAAATAAAATACAAAGTCTCCTTCTTCGCCATCCATTCCCTTATATGTACTTATGGATGCTCCCTGACTGGCGAATGATTTATTAACCACATCCTTGGTTGCTGCATTAAGTTTTGCAAATTCCTCGTCGGATAGTGTATTTACAATTCGGTGCGGTGAAATCCCTGCAATATAAAGGATCTCAGCTTTAATGTAATTGCCTATCCCACCTATTAGTGATTGGTCCATTAAGACCTCTGGCATAGTACGGTTCGGTCTTTTAAGTAATCGGGTCTTGAATAACTCGTCGGAAATTGTATCTGCTAAATGATTAGGTCCAATGGATGATTTTTTCTTATTTGTTTCATTCTCGCTATCTACAAATTTCAATGTACCGAAATTACGTATATCTGTGAAGAAAACTGAACCGTCATTTGTTACAAACTCAACATGTCCGTGTTTTGTTCTCTCATGTCTCCATCCACCTCCCATGCCGAGTGTATTCCAAAGCCACCATTTTTTCCCGCTCTTACCGGTAAATTCAAATAAGATAAGTTTTCCACAGAAGGTAACATTATCAACATGTGCAGGAAGTTCCTCACTAAAATTAGCTAACCCGACTGGATCCCCATGTCTGGAATATCTTCCCGAGTGTACGATAACATCACTTAATGTTTTACCCTGTATTGCAGTATTTAATGATAGTGCTGCTCTAGCTACTTCTGGTAATTCTGGCATCTTTAAATTGTGATTAAATTAATTCAAATTTGGTTAACGAGTCTCTTCCTTCCTCCTTATTAATTCCTATTAAATAGTTCTTAACGTTGCGAACTATTAACTTACTGTAGAAAGTATCAATATATGCTAGTGTTACTTTTTTCTTTGCAGAAACGATATTATTCATGCTAATCTTACCGTTTTTAATTTCACTAATTGCAGCTAGTATTTGATTCTTATATCCGGATTTTCCGTCTACCAAATTAATAACCTTAGTTGATAATATTCCGTTAACAACAATTCTGATTTGGTGGGGTTTCTTACCTTTGATGTATGTGATTAGATACTCATCATATCCAAGATGATTAAACCCAACATCGGTCTTTTCGTACTTAGCAACTTTAAATACTGTTTCCATCTTGTTTTTTATATTTGATATCACCTGATCCAGTTTTTACCGATCCCATAATGGTATTCGATTTAACATCACCGGAACCGGTATTAACGTCACCATTGATATATGAACATTCAACATCACCAGAACCTGTCTGGACATCACCGCCAACTCTCTCACAATTAACATCGCCGCTTCCGGATCTGACCTTATTGACATTTCCTGTTATCTCTATACTTTTAGCATAATCAACTTCAAGATTTTCCAGATCTCCGATAACAGAGATGTTTACTTCCTTGGAATCAGGTGTGACATCCTTACCGTCTACGATAACTTTACCATCTTTGATCACTATGCTTCTACCTGAGTAACTGTTATTGTTTATTGTTATCATTTATATTTGATTTTGGATTAATGTTATTTATAATTTTCAGTGAATCTATCTGATGTTTATAAGATTCAATTTGGATTTTCAGCTCCTTGTTTTCGTTTCTTTCTGCATGAAATGCAAACATGTACATTATAAATGACATCGAAGCACCTATCAGTGGAAATATTAATGGATTTTTATTTGTATCTTTCTCCATATCGGATCTTATTAATTTTATAATGCAAATATAAAAATAAAGCCCGGAATAAAAAAATTCCAGGCTTTATTTTTTGATTTATTTTGGGCTTCAGATATTCGATTCCTTGTTATCTTCTATCATGGAGCTTATTCTGTTTCTTCCTTTATCCCCGATTGGTATAGGGTTACCTCCTTCGTCTATAGAAACAAATCTTATGTTTGTTCTTAGAACTATCACCTGATTACCGGTATATACATTATGAGCTCTAGCTTCCATATAAAGAGTAACTGAGGTAGTTCCCAATTTACTAGGTGTACCATATATCTTAAGAAGCTGACCCTCTCTAGCTGGTTTTTCAAAATAACACTTATCGATGGATACTGTTACCATTCTTGGTGTATCACAAAGCTGCATAGAATATCCAGCAGCTGCAGCATCTATCCATGCTAATAATTTCCCACCAAATAGGTTACCATGAAATCCCAAATCAGATTTTTTGATAGGATGGGTGTTTAATAATTCCATATACTTTTTATTAAAAATAATACTCCAATTGCTAAAATGGATAATAATGCCCACATAGCTATCATTAGTGATGTCTTATATTGTCTTCTGCTTTTACCCTGTCTGTAAATTTGATTCTCCTTCACTTCCAGCATTTCCGCTTTTATCTTGTTTGAACATTTAGAACAGCATTCTATAAAAACCTCACCGGTCTCGATAGAAATCCTTCTATCAGCTTTCTTTCCGCATATACATTTATTGCCCATGGGTATTATTTTAGATTTTTTTTAAATTCTAAATTTTTCTGCAAGTTTATTAACCTGCTCAACTAATTCATTAGGAAGACAATGATATTGCTTATCTAATGCAAGCAATGATTTTTTGAAAAGTAGCTGATCGAATGTTTCTCTACCATTCGATGAGATCGATCCCATCCCGTTATCTGATTCATATTCGATTGATTCGATAAGATATTCTTTTAGATCTGGATCGTCTTCACATTCGCTTGATATTAGATCTATTAATTCTTTTTTCTCTCTCCTGTTACATTCCTTATAGAAATCATCAGCATCAACGTCGACGTACGTTTCGAAATTTGGCATAATTAAAAGTTTATATTGTTAATTAAATTTGATAGTAAATAAGCTAATTTATATCCGCTAAATGCTCCTAGAGCGGATGGTATCGGAAATACTATTAGTTTTCCTAATGATGTAACATACTTTGGTCTATTCACTATTCTACCCATATAGAAATAGTATACTAAATATCCTAGGAATACGGCAGTATCAAGTTTTGTTGATATGAATACAACTAATACAGCCCCAAGAAACCCAAAGGTAAAGTTATCTCTAACTCCCTCCCAGATTTCTTTAGCAGTGGCATCTTTATATTCTTTAACTATTTTATTTATTTTTATTTTAGGGTCTTTCATGACTTAATTGATTTTATCCAACTTCCGTCGGAATATGTTTTATGAGGTTTACCAAAGATTTCATCTACTGCCTTGATTACTCCAGGCCATTCTTTTTGATAATCATGTCCACCCATTAAATGTTTAGTTTTTGGAAGGTATAATTCAATGTCTTTTTTTGCATCCTCGTATGAGTGATTACCATCAATGTATATAAAGTCAAAATAATTGTCTTCAAAATTATTAACCAAATTATAACTAAATCCTTGATGCAGGGTTACATTATCGAAGTAACGAGTATTTAGTTTAAATTCATTCTTAACATTGTCCCAATTCTCAGTAAAAATATCATTTGACTCTTCCACACCTTCTAAGGGATCAATGCAATGTATCTCTGTAAATATACCTAGAGAAGCAAACATAAAAGCTGATTCTCCTTTATAAGACCCAATTTCCAGCATCTTTAAATTAGGTCGGTTTAATAAGGTACCGTATAAGTCATACATCAAGTCAGTAAGTCCCAAAAAGTATCTATTACCAAAATTATTATTCCATTGTTTCGGAGGATTAAATCTTAGAGAACTCATATTATCCTACTAAGTTTCTATCACACCAATTATCTGGTGAGTGTGCTACTTTACTATTACTAGATTCTATGTATTCCCATGCTAAGCTAAATCGAGTCCCGTTTGATGTGTTTGGATAACACCCATGTATCATATTAATATTAAAAAACACAGCATATGGAGCATCCAGTTCTAAATCTAATATCGCATTAGGATTTAGTATTTTTTCATCTATCCACCTTATACCTCCTATATGAGAAGATATATCATGTCTTATTATTCCTATATTATGGGACCCCGGAATGATTCTTAAGCAACCATTTTCTTTATTCGTATCTTGAAAATATAGAGCACAACTAATTATGGTATTGGGATCGCCTCCAAAATAGAAATTGTCTTGGTGGAAAAATGTTGATATTCCCACTTTAGGTTTCATAGGGAAAAATTTAGATATATAAACATCCAATGTTTCCTCGGTATTAATTAATTTCTTGGCAGTATCTACTAAAATTTTATTTTTTGCTATCTTCAAAAACTCAGGTTCGTAATCGCAGGCACCCTCTATTTTGTTTAAATTAGTTGGACTGTTTAGTCTGTAGTTGCCTTCATGTTCCCTTAAGTTAAGAGAATACTCATAATGCTTTTGTGATGTTTCTAATAAAGTTTTTAGTTCATCTTCAGATAAAAAATCTTTTACTATTACATAACCTAGTTTGTTGAAATTATTTATATCAAAGTTCATATTTTCTTTTTTTCATTGATTTAATCTTAAACCTCTCTTATAATCTATCAGAACCATTAGTATGATCTAAAGTTTTATAAGAGCCAATTATTTTCTCAACCCAATTAAACATGTCATACTTATTGTTTGAAATTACCGACATATTAATTTAAACTAGTTAATAATTTGTAAATATAAGTATTATATGCGGGAATATAAAAAAATTTCGGAAATAAATATATAGAGATGGATAACTTGAATCCCGTAACATATTATATTGTATATCATATGTTTAGAAAATTAATTCCTCTATGGACCCCGATAGTTTTAAACGTGAACAAAAAGAAAAAAATAAGAACACTAATTCTTATCCTAGCAACTTTCTTCAATCCATTGGGATTCGACGCACTATTCGCTCTTGTGATGAAGTGGACTGGATCATATTGGGTAACCGATATAATTTTCTATTCCATATCGGCATTGTTTTTTGGATTGTATTATTTATTGAAGCCAGAAAATAAAGTCGACTTAAATGAAAAAGAGATCACTATCTAGCAGCGATCTCTCTTCTTCTATTCTCTTTCACTGTTCTTAATGCTTTCTCATAAGCATCAACAGCAAGTGAACCTTCGTCTATATGTTTTTTTGCAAGATCGAACACCTTTCTGTGTATTTTAAGATTATATGCCTCGTACATAATCTCTTCAATTTGCTCTGAATTTGTCATAGTTATTTAAAATTATTTTTAATAAAAAACCAGAGTCTTAAAAAGACTCTGGTGAACCAAAACAAACATCTATGATTGTCTATTACTAAACCTCTTAGTGTTCTATTTTTATATCACCTATTTGATGTTATGTTTCAAAATTATTTTCTATTTCTAAGTATAAACATCAAGCATTTAGCTTCTTCAAATTTATCCTCTGATTCTAGGTTTTTTATAATGTGATCCGGATGATTTCCATTTAACAACTTAAATAATGAGTCGACCATTTCTGAGCCCCATTTTTCTTTAGCTTCCTGAACATCCCTAGATTTTATTATAATGGCACCAAACATAGATTTATATATCAAATAATTCATTATTCCGAAACTATGGGTACAAGAACCTCGTTGACAAAATCATACATATCTTTTGTTGATAACTTATCCGCAGTGTCCTCCATGGTATGACACAACCACCATGATGAGTTATCTAAATATCCTGACTCACTCAATATACTAGATTCTCCTTCATTCAATAGCGATAATGGGTTTATTACATTGGTATCTATGCCATATCTTTCAAATGCATAAGAATCGCTAGGAGGAGTTTGAACTACTGGTGCATTAAACATCTCGACAATCCTGTCTGTAAGTTTACCCTTATGTGATCCTATCATAAAATTCTTACCGCCAGCTCCACTTAATTCCAAATTTAATACCCATTCAATTTCTCCAAATTCTCCAGCCAATATTTGTTCTGCCAAATGTGATGCACCTCTAAGACCAACCTCCTCGGCATCTGTCAGAACTACATTGATCTCAGGAAGTATCGATTTTAAATATATCGCATTAAGGACTGATGCTGAATTGTCATTCGCATTCTCAGAATCTGGATTAACTATATCATGATGTGCTACCACCATTCTTTTGCTGGTTCCTCTCAATATCACATTATATAGATTTATATCATTGAACAGGAAGCTGTCAATTTCATAAGGTATTTTCATCTCATCTAAAAGATCAATGATAAATCTAACTCTTGGTGTTGGCTCAGCTCCATTTAGGTATGCTGGTCCTGCATTTTTAACAGAGCAGAAAGGTCTTAAAGATTCTAATATCTTATTCATATTTGATTTTTTGTAAATGTATTAAAATGTTACGGGTATAAAAAATGATATATAGATTAAATTAAATATAAGCTAATAGTGATAAATCTTCTAAAATTCTCCGATCTATTTGAATCTGCTAATTATTCATATACAATTGATGATGTTAAGGCTCTTCCTACTTTTAAGGTATTGGAAACATTAGGGTTTACTGATTCCACTACCAATGCAATATGGAGTCATGGTAACATGAGATTATATAACAACGAGCTTGATATGGATGCACCGGACACAGCTATCACGATATATCAGAATGGACCAATAAGAAAGTCTACCGCAAGTTTTTATAGAAACGTGAGGGGAATCAATAAGGGTAATCCTCATATATTAAAAGAATTCGATGCACCAATACAAAATCTAAATGATTGGAATTCAAGATTTCTCTACATTCTATCATGGGCTAAGAAGAGATATAAGAGGTATAAAAGCATAGATCTTGGTCATTTCGACAGAGTACCCAAGGATAAACTTGGCGAATACCTAGTATCAGCTTATAAAGGTGATATTGATAATTTCCTTATGATCTATCCTATATTGAAGAAGGAAGAGAAAGAATTATTCCTTTCCTCCATCAATCTAGAATCTGATGAATTTGATAAAATTATTGACAGATATAAATCATTCAAAAACAAGTTACCTCTTATTTAATCTGATCCCATTCCACCGGACCTCCGTGGCATCTTAGTATTATTTGATCACCTTCCAGGATTTCTATATTATTAACTATCAGCCCCTTCCATGCTTTGTCATAATATCCCATATCTGTACCAGGATGCCCATCTATCTCAGCTCCTATATAAGGACCACCTGATGGATCATACATTACCGTTTCACCCGATTCAGTCATGGATCTTCTGGCGAAAAAATTTGGTATATTAGACACCAAAAATTCAGAGATTGAAGTTCTTTTGAATTCAAGAACAGTTCCATATCTGTTCGTGAATTCAACAACCTTATTAATATCTATATCCATTATTTCTTTTATTAAATAATTCCTTTAAAGGATCATATGCTGAATCTATTTGATTCGTAACTGCCCACCAGCATAGTGCTACAGTTATCATTAAGGTTACTATAAATGTTACCCATTTAGCCCATGTAGGTGGTTCAACTGTGATGTATGAGAATTCCTCAAAGTTCTTTCTTTTGTACTCTTTCCCAACATTAACCAATATTGAATTTGCTATATTATCGACGTCGAAATTATCTCTTGACATTATATCCTCTCTGACATCTGGTATGATCCTTCTTTCCGGTGACCATGTAAATGGTCTGGTCCATTGGATCTTTCTGGTTTTACTATTAAGACCTATACAAACAACTAACTCATTATCATTTCCGCCGTCCCAGTATGCTTCCTGCATATTAGCTGCTAAAGCAGATTGATCAACGAAGAATAGTAAATATATTCTTGCGTGTTTTTTGGTTCCGAGATGTCCATTTAGATATTTTGCCCATTGTTTCATCCTATTGACTTCCCATTTCTTCACCCATTTAACTTTATCCAATCCAAGAACTGTCTCCTGTTGGAATCCGTCTATATCGGGATATTCAAATAGTTTATATGCTTTTACATCATCCTCGGTAACATCAGCAAAATCGAAAGCTGTGTGAGCTGCCTGTACTCTATTCTCATACCAATGACTTGTAGTCGTAGCTTCTGCTGTTAGTGGATCTGCATTCCAATTAACCCTGTACATATCCCCATCCTGTCCACATCCACCGCTATGATCAATATCCCTGTTTAGCTCTACAAATTCTGGTGTGTCTTTCCATTTCTTAACAAGATAATCGTAATATGATTTTGATACTGTAAATTCATTACCCAGTGAATTTACAACTGTCCAGCGTTCATAATTCTCGTCACAATATGAACAGTCATAAGAAACAGTTGTTGTGCAATTTTTACCGCAACTAACCGTCCTTGTGCATGTTCGATGTACGTAAGTTTCCCAATACTCATAGTATCTGGCTTCGACTATAAGAGCACCGTGATACTCAGTGTCATTCACCTGTACTTTTTCGACCGTGAATTTAAAAATCCCAATGAATACAAAGCAAACAGCTAGAGGAATAGCTCCTTCCCACCATGCTAAATATTTAGGAAACCACTTCAGCATAACTGCTGCTGCAAGAACTGGTATAAGTAATGAAAGCCAAATAGACATAATGATTATTTTTAATTGTTTATAAAAAAAGCCAGCCTTTACGACTGGCTTTTTGACTTATGTTATTATTAAAATACGCTTACATCGTTATCCTTACCTGACTTGATAACGCCATCTGTACGGTCCGATGTAATAGGTTTGTATACTAATCTTGTTCTACCCATGAAGGTTGATAGGATAAAACCTGAAGGAAATCTAGTCATTATATTATCATGTGATAGAACGATGTCTTGGATCATTTTTTCCTGCATGAAGAAACCATCTCTCTGTCCCTCTACGGTTCTACTTAAATCAGCATATAAGGAGGATACAGTTTCATAATTTGAATTTGGATTTGATTCCTGGATCCATTTCATAAATACCTGCGGTGCATCTTTTCTTCCTTGCATAATGATATTTACATTTCTAACGAATGAACTATCATTTTTAATTGCAATTTGCGATTTCTGAGAGATTGTTTTCCACATCTTATCATAAAATGCGGTACGTTCATCCATTTTTTGTTTGAAGCGATTTTTTAATTCAACCTCATCATTGGAAGTCGAGATAACACTTCCGATTGTCCCTAATAGGAATATCGATACCAGTGCAATAATTGAATACTTAATAATTTTTGATGTTTCCATAAATTTTAAAAATTAGTTTTTATTTTTTAGATTGCAAATATAGATTTATTTCTCGGTATTAAAAAATAAACATGGAATTTTTATAAATTTTCCAATATAACATTCAAATGTAATTTATATGAAGGAATCAAAACTTATTTGTGTTATGGGTGCTCCATCATCGGGGAAGTCAACTTTAGCAACATCAGTTCATCATGGTCTTAAGATAAGGAAAAAGAATTCTATCTTCGTTGGTGAAGCTGCTACTGACTACATAGCAGAATGGGGTATTCCTGACACACCAACTGATCAGATAGTTATATTTTATAAACAAATAGGTAGGGAAAGAATGTATCTTGGATCTAAGGATTGGATAGTCTGTGATTCTAGCAGTATATTAAATTACTTCTATTTCAGATCAACCTTTAAACATCCTCTTTCTCTTAAGGATATTGCTACCATAAATCATATACAAAAGGAGATCCTTAAATCTTTGGGCCAGTGGCATAAAATATATTACGTTCCGCCATTCCTGGAAGATGATGAGCAAGACGGTATAAGGTTCCATAATAAAGAGGAGATAATAAAACTAGATTCTGTGATAAGAAATTATATGGATCTTGAAAATATCCCATATATTGATCTTAGTGATATTCCAATGTCGGAAAGGAACGATTGGGTTATAAATGATATTCTTGGTAAATCCTAGTAATTAAATTCATCCCAGGAATCCAGAGATGATCTCCAGTCATTCAGGAATCTAGGAAAACTTGTTTCGGTTACAGATGTTTTCCACATTGGTGTTTTACCGCTTTTAGAATTAAGAGCAACGTTAAATCCAGAAATTCCTACTGACTTCTTTAATGTATTATCATTAATGTCAACTCTAGGGGCAACGTAGTTCCCGCTCTCATTCTTTCTAATTATGTATAATTCGGGATATAGGATAGCTCTGAAGAAATTTCCTCTATCGTCCTTTATGATCCTCTTTAATTTAGCCCCATATAGCCTTGGTTTTCCGTCTTTAAGAGGTATACCCTTAATTAGAACTAGTCCGCCGTCCTTCCATTCAGGTGTGTATCCTGGTGAGTAAGCTTCATTTACTTCATCCGAAGAATTTAAAAAGTCTGAGAATTTAACTAAGTTTATCATATTACATTATATATCATCACCGATATATAGAATAATATAAATGTATTTGAAATGAAACATCTAAAACCCTTTAATAACGAACATAAAATCAACGAGTCATCGAACGATGGATATACGATTTCCCAGATAATTGAAGGATTTGACCAAATACATTCAAATAGTGAAGACTACTTTGTCATAAATAGCAACAAAATTCCAATTAAAATTGATTATTATGATAGTAAGGGAGAGGTTAAAGTTAATGCTGAGGTAAGCGAGGATGTTGATGACTATGATATCCACATTGATGGCGAGAGAATAGCGGATGATGTAATAGATAATATTACTGCTGATCCTGAGGCTACTGGCCCTAAATTTACCAGAGATGATATAGCTGGTGTCATCTACTCAGTTTTCGAAAAGAATCCTTCCGATTATATAGGCATTGATACTTATGGTGCTGATATCTCCTATGATATAAATTTAGTGGATGATTTGGAGGTAAAGATAAAAGCTTCTGTTGATCCTGACACTGTATCTATATCTTCCGCTGATTTATCATCTCTTTCTTCTGGTGTGATCTCTGAACTAGCGTCCAAAGTTGCTGGTAGAATTAACTATTCATCGTAGGATATTGATAATTGAATTTTTTCTTTATTGAAGACAGCTTTCTGATTTCTCCGATGCTTTCCTTAACCTCGTATAATCTACCGCTAAAGGTCACTATTTTTGTTGTGCTATTATCGCTCTCCATGCTTTCTATGAATGCTGGATTTATCTCTAGTATCGAACCATCCGGTTCCTTTACGATATTTAATTTAATAAAATTGTCCATTTTTTAATAATTTATTATGTGAATTGATAGATTTCTCTCCGTTGCAAGATCTATCATATGCTTTGTTCCTTTTGATTCTCCATCCCAGAATGAAATAAGGATATCAGCGTAATCCGCCATATCCTTATTTCTAATATATCCTGCTGATTTTCCATATTTGTCCCATTCCGCAGGGAATTGCTTAACCGTAAATCCTTTTAATTTAGCATAGTGTTCTCCCATTTTGTCTGCTCCCTTTGCAGTACCGCTAACAATCTCTACTTCCGTTTGATTAGCTAAAATTTCTTCACACTTAGCATATAATAATTGAAAATCTGAAAAACCCCTACCACCAGCAATGATAACTTTCATGTGTCTATATTAATTTGATTCTTTTACAAATTCCTCCTTATCGTTTGAAATATAGAAGTTTTCAAAATTGTAATATTTCTCATACACCTCTTTGATTTTATCCATGGTGGCAGTTTCTAATATGTCATACATTGACCATCCCTCTGGTTGTAATATTGTTCCGATGGCTTTCTCGTAAGATAAGATTTCGTTCTTTTCTTTTCTGACAGTAAAGTAGTCCTTAACGACATCAAATCTTTCCTGAGTTAAATAGGTATCTGGATTTGCTATAACCTCCTTAACTGCATTAATAACCGCCTCTACGTTCTTGTTTGATACCTGTGTTGAGATAACAACCATTCCTTTATCATATATTCTTGGCTGATAGCAATGAACATAATAAGCAAGACCTCTTTTTTCTCTGATTTCCTGGTATAATGGAGATTTTAAACCTAATCCCAACATGGAATTTATGAAAGAAACATAAGCAAAGTCTTCTCTGATCATCGGACTCAATAATATGATTGATGTCTTGTCCTTGAATTCATTATTTAATTCCAATTCAACCTCATGATTCCCATATTCTTTATCGTTCTTAATCTCCGTATCAGCAAATACCAGCTCATCGTTGATGTAATCGTGGTTTTTTGAGATGTTTATAATTTTGCTAGGTTTTGAATATTGTAATTCAAAGTATTCTAAACAATCACTAAACTTAAGAGCCTCTAAATCCGATCTTAGCCCAATAGGATCATAATCTTTAAAAAGTTTTCTTGATAGATTAAGGAAGTGAGCCTGAGTTTGATCATTGAAGCAGTCCATATATTCCTCAAGAACTATATTTCTTTCATTTTCAAATTCTTCCTCGGTAACTTTAAATTTGCTTAACAACTCCACAAATTTATATTTCCACTTATTTACTCTCTCGTCAAGACCAGTAAGATAGAAAACTATTTCATTGCCGCTTGTGTAAGCATTCCATTCAATACCATCACGATCAAGATCTTCCTGAAAATGATCAAATGACTTACATACTAAATGCTCCATCAGATGCGATATTCCGTACCATCCTGATTTTTCTAGATTCGTTGATCCCTCATAGACTATATAAAATCCTGATAGGTTATTTTGGCTTTTTTTATTTATAATCATCTCTTATTTTTTAAATATTTTTTTATATAGGTGAGTTATTATATTGTGTCTAGATTTAGTAAGCGGAATTGTTATGTATTTGAAATCAGAGTTGTTGGTTTTTATTGTTGCCATTCTTTGTGACCTCACCGTGATGATTTCAGTTCTTAGAGTTGCGTAGTTTTCGTTCTCGATTTCATCATAGGTAGGAAGCATAGCAATATGATAGACACCTTCCTGTCCTTCTTTTGTGGATGCTCCGATTACAATACTGGTTTGATCTATATCATTACTAAGTAAAGGATTTATAAGTACCCTATATCTTCCAGCAAGAACACCTATTTGTCTGATTGATGATCCGTTCTCTATGAAATTTGTTGCTTCTTCCATATTGAAAGAGAATTGGCTAAGATCCGATAGCAGTGATCCTATTGATTGGCTAACTATAATAAAATCAGCACCTCCACCTCTTGACTTGTTTGCTATTTTACTTCCTGCTATATGTATATGCTTTAAAAGACTCCCAGGTGAAGACTCTGTTGCTAATATTCTAACCTTAGGATAATAACCCAACCAATTATAAATGAACCATCTAGTTTTGCTCCATTCACTTCGGTAGTTATTTCTTCCTGATTCTTCTAGCATCCCATAGATTTTTTTCTCTAGGTTAACTTCAGCTTCATTATCGATTGTATTTTTTGTCATCGCTCTTGAATCTATACCGTGCATAGCCATGATATCAGCAATAGTTTCTTTGTTCATTACTGATTTGATCCTATGGTCTTCCAAATGGAAATTCTTGGTGTTTAATTGTATTGGTAATATGCCTTCCTCACTTACGGATGAGTAATTTGGCTCCAGTATACTTAATGTCCCGGTTGGATTATCAGTTTCTATATACTGTACGATTTCTTTTATTGCTTTCATCACTTTAATTTTATTTAATTTTACTTCTTTCGATTTTATTCAATTCCGTTAATAATGCACCAAATGCCGAATCTATATCTGTGTATTGTTGTATACCATATCTTGTACAAACAACATCAACATTTCCCTTTCTGTAGAATCCATCAGGACAGCAAACTATAGCTTTTTTCTCCTTACCCGCACATAGGCCAAGTTCCATTAATGTGATTGGACTTTTTGAATCTGGTAATATATTAAAGAAAACTATATCTGAGTCTTCTATGTTATTAAGCTCCCAATTAACCTGATAATTGAACTCAGAATTTGATTGTTCCTGTGTCCAGGTACTATCCCATGAATCTCTTCTGGGATTATAAACTTCGATATTTGCTGCATTATCAGCTTCGATTGTTACTAATCGGTTGTATATTTCTGTTTGCCAATCTTCTGAAGATCCCATATCGATAGATCCCGCTAGAAATATCTTTATTGAATCGGATTCCGTTATAAATTGGTCATCTGGTTTATTTAATGTTATCATTATTATACTTTTAGTTTTTTAATTTTTAGATTCCATTCAGATTATATCTCTCCTCTATAATTGGATAATAGTCAACGTCCATCTCCTCCAGAGTCGAATAACTAGGTATCTGCCAAGCTAAATTATGTGGCGACATATATAATTTATATAATGGGTTCGTAGATAGATTATAATAATACACATCTATAATTGGAAGAATCCTGAATGGTATATTTAATATGGTATCATAGAAATGACTATTCACAGCATATGCGTGTGCTGCATATGCTCCTAATGAAATTGATAAATTGTCGGTTACCTTCTCATATAGGAATGGATTGCATCCGATATAAAACATGTCCCATCTGGATTCTTTTTCTAAATCATCAAGTGATTTTTTTAATTCCTCCAAAATATCTTCCCTGAATATAACATCATCCTCAAGAATTAAAACGTTCTTGTATCCCATTAATTTGGATCTTAGTATAATATGAAGGTGCGATAACGCACAGGATTTTGCAAATCTTGAGTATTCGGGTCTTTCATCTTTTTTAAACATGCAGCCCTCACTTTTTAAAATCTCGTTTTGCTCCTGCGTTAATTGTATTGCTGGAAATCTCTCAGCAACGATTCCATATTTTTCCAATTCATTTTCAATATGTAACTTTCTTTCAGGCCTATCATCTAGGTTGATATAAAAGATCTTATCGAAAAAATTAAAAGGGTTTGTTTCCATATTTTATCTAATATTTGAGATAAATTCGAAATCGACTTTGATTGTATTAAAAGGTTCGATCTTCTTTATATCATACCTACCTGATTTACTGTAATTGTAGCTCATATGAAACAGCACCTTTGCATAAAAGTTATCTACTTCCATACCGGAAGTTGGTAGCATATAATATATTTCCTCTATTAACTTCCTATTTAAACAATATGCATATGCGCCAACGATCTGCCCATCGAAATTATCCTCCTCCGCTCCACCGAAATAAAGCATGTCCCAATTATCCAATTTATTTTTATTATTCTCTAAAATTTCATGTGGGTCCTCGGTAAAGATAACATCGTCTTCCAAAATTAATATTTTGTTATATCCTCTCTCCATTGCCATTTTAGTAATTCTCCAATGTGAATTTCTGCATCCGAGACTGCCCAAAACGTATTTTTCAGTTGTTTGATCCTGGTTGAAATTTCTCCAAAATGAAATGTCAGGAACCAATTCCCAAACTGTACCCGAAACACGCTCGTAGTTAGTTATGTTATATCGTTTGAATTGCTCAATCATTTTGGAATCCCTGTCGGTGTCCTTATCCAAATTAATATAAAAAATTTTATCAAAAAATACATTTATGTTCATCGGGTAATCTTTTATTATTTATAGAAAATAGAAGGGTTTTGTTCCACGAAAAACCCCATGATTTCTCATGGGGTTTAATATATCCAGATTTAGATTATTTATCTTTTTTCGGACTTTCCTGAGTTATTGAGCTCAATGGTGTTTCTGTAGTAGATGCATTTGCATTTTTTCTAGCAGTAACCTGACTTAATAATTCCATCCCAAGTAATCCCGAGATTGGACCATTAGATCCGCTTTCTCCACCTGTGATAAGAATTTCAGGGATAATCTTGATATTGTTCACCCCAATCGATTCAACTACTTTTAATTGACCGAAATTGGCTTCACCCATTGCTTTAACCTGTAAATCGTAAGCTTCCGCTGTTGCTTTACCGATCGCTTCAATCTTAGTAGCTTCCGCTGTACCTGTTAATTGAATTTGTTTCGCTTCAGCTTCAGCATTTAAGATTTTGGCTTTTGCGTTTGCACCAGCTTTTAATTCTATCGCCTTAGCTTCACCTTCAGATTTTTTAACCGCTGCTTGAGCTTCTCTTTCGGAGATTTCTACAGATTGTTGTGCCTGAACCATTTGTCCCTGCATATCAGCAAGTGCTTTAGCAGATTCTAAAGTTTTACGTTTATCCTGTGCTTTACGTTGAGTATCAAAAGTTACTTCCTCCTCCGATGCAATCTTACGATCTGTTAGGGTTTTCATTAACTCTGCTGGTGGAACGATATCTCCGATAAGAGTATCAACAGCATGAACATTATATTCCTCCAGTACCTGACTGATCTTTTCCTTAGCAGCAGTTTGTCTTTGCTGTCTAGTTGATAGGAAAGAAATAACATCCGAATCCTGAGCTGAGTTTCTGAAGTAGTTACCAATTGTAGGTTCTAATACCTGAGATACTAGGTTTGACATTGAACCAAATCGAGCAATTACCTTAGGAGCTTCAGTTGAAGGTACGTGAATGATTTGTGATACGTCCAAGTTGAATGGGAATCCATCTTGAGATCGAACTGTAATTGTACTTAAGTTCTGATCCAAATTATGTGATTCGTTTCTAGCAGTTGCCCAGTTAAGAACTAGATTGGTTGTAGGTACGATTTCAATTTTTTGTGTGTAAGGATTAATTGCATATTTACCAGGGTCTAATACCGAAGCCCAAACTCCTTTTTGCCCCTTCTTAACAATATTACCGTGTTTGAATCCGTCACCAGTAGTGTCCTCACCTTCATCTCCAACATATGATATTACCACACCGACATGACCGATTGGAATAGAAGTCATTTCTTTTTTCTCTACCTCAACTGCCCAAGGGTTAAGAGAATAAGAACCAGCTTGAATAACCTGGATTTGCATACCTCTTTGACCTCCCTTTGATAAAAACTTATCAAAATCTTGGAAATTATTATGACCTTCAATTACTGATCCTGCAATGGAAGCTAGTTCTAGAGGAGTTCCGTCTAATGCCGTTACTACACCGACCATCCCATCTTCGATGCTTGTGATATCAGCTAAGAATATTTCAAATAAATATGGATTGATACGATAAACCCCATTGTTTAAGTAACCAACCTGTTTACCTCGCTGTCCGCCATTTAATAGGAATGCCCTAGTGTCTTGATAATTATCACATTCAATATTTCGGGCAAGAATAGATCCAGTAGGTAATTGTGCACCGTCTTTAGCAGATAGCAAACCAATCTTACCTTTCGGAATTACAGTCAATGGAGATTGATCAATTGAATATTGCCACACCCAATAACCCCAATAAAGTCCAGGAGCTAGTGGATCCGCCTGGTAACCAGGTTCTCCATTTAGTGCAATAATTTTCCCATCAGGAAGAGATTTGTTTGCACCGAACAAAACGAATTTTTTGGTAACTAAACCGATTTTGTCTTCTGGTATAATAACCATACCGAAGAAGAAACGTAGCGTGAACTTGTAAAACAAGAGAGCTAAAATTGGGATTAATACCCAGGCATAAGATAATAGAATTTCCATTTAATTTTTGATTTTTAATAAAATTTATTTTATACGATGTTTACGTAAATTCATATTTAATGAATCAACCATATGAACTGCATCGCTCCAGCTCACTTCTTTTGATAGATGAATGCGATCATCTGCCGAGTTCTCGATATCTGCGGTAATCGCTGGAATTCCATCATACCCAATCCCTAGTTCATATCTAACCACGTGTTTTGGTGATACTACATGATGAACTAATGTCCCAGTTAATGTTGCAATTACCAGGATTGCAAGCCATTGCCATACTTTTTCCATTGCCATAATTATAAAGAATTTAATTTGTTACGTACTTCCTCAAGAGTTGTTTCGTTAACGAATCTTCCCTCTTCATAGATTGTTTGTAAAAAGCCCTGCTCCTCCTGTTCCCAAGTACATTGAGTATTAACATGATATTCATCGCCTTCCATTACAACTTGAACTAATCCCTTCAATGATTTTTTAGTTCCGTCGTCAGTGATTGGATCTTTATAGATGTCATAAGCAACCTTTTCAGTATTTAGATTTTGGTCTAAAAATTCACCAAATATAGGTTCTTCTACTTCGAACCAAGCTCCTTTAGCAGCGAATCCCAAAGTATCTCTAGTATTCATTTGATAAGTGAATGATCCGATTCCCAACACGATGTTTGTTGAAGCAAAACCTTTTTCTTCTAATCTTTCATAGATTTGAATCTGACGACCAACTGTGATTGAATCCCCGTAGATCGCACCAATATGTGGATCAAGAACTTTGTATCCTTGTTCGTTGATTGTTCCACCGAAGATATCCCAAAGTAATTCAACTACACCTTTTCTTTGTGGTGAATTAGGATCATTGTGCTTAAACACATCCACTGAACCACAGATAATATCTACTGGATCACCAGAGTCAGGACGGATAACAAGTTTTCCATCACGTGACATGATTTGCTCTTTATTTGCAGGAAGATATTCCGTGATAAGTTTCCATAAATCAAAAGTGTCAGATACAATTGATAGGATTCCTGTAGGGAATTCAGTTAACCAATCGGAGATCATTTGTTGTTCTCCTACAGTAAATATCTTTGTTGTTGATACTGAGTGTTCAGAAGCGTTAACAGAATTGATGCAGACATCGTTTTCTGGCTCGTTATAGAAGTATCGTGCTGCAGGAATACAAACAATAGTGTCAGATCCTCTGAATGACGTAGCGTGTCCTAAACCACTAGATAACATATCCCATGGAGATAAACCTCTAGCAGAGAAGTCGTGACATAGGAAAGGAATTAACCAAGCGTTAGCCGGATCAGTTTTCGTAACCCATTCAACCAAATTTCTTCGGTATCTTAGTGCAAGTGTAGCAGAGGTTGCTGGTTTCCATGCCAATGAAGATATGATGGTCTCCAAATATAATGTTAACCATCCGAATCCATCCACAGTATTCACAAATGTCATGTGAGGGATGTTAGGGTTTGTTTCGATACCTTCAGGTAAAGCTTTAATTCTAATAGGCAAGTAACCCAGATGATGTAATTCCGAGAAGTGTGAACCATCGAACGGAAGTCCTAAATACTTTGACATATCATCGGAAAATTTAGTAGCAACGCTAATTGGTTGTTTGAAAAAATTCTCTTCGAATTCATCATGTAACCATTTCACTACCAATTGTTGACCGAATGATACTATTTTATCTACTCCCTCAGGAGCATGCTTTGTGCTTCGTGGAATCCAAGTACCGTACAAACGGGTTGTTCCGGGAGCTAACATTTTCTTGTGGCCAATTTTATAGCCATCAGTGTAAAATAAACTTGTGGGTTTAAACATATTTATATTTTTAGTTTTGTAAAGATATTAAATTTATACGGGATAAAAAAATTACAACTCACTTTTTAATTTAAGTGATCTATATAGATGGTCGGTATCTATTCCAGTATTTGCTTCTTTGTTATCTGAGTCCTTACGTACCCAGTTATCATCGGACCATGAATTCTCCCATTCTCCATTCGCTGATATGAATTCTCTCTTTTCATCTACGGGAACGTTTTCGTATTGATCATATTCCAACCAAGTGATTTTTATATTCCTCTCGGTTGCAAATAGTATCTCTTCGGCAAGACCCCTTGAATTCTCCCATCCTGGCATTTTATAAACCAGTAGCTCATCAGCATGTTCTAGAAATGCAAGACAAAATGATTTCCAGAATTCCCAATTGGTTGGCATATGTTTAAACTCAATAAGAGTATGCCCATATGTTATTGGCGAGAAAGCAACTTTTCCATTTGAGCATTCTCTTGCAGCTAGTCTGGAAACTATATTAAAGTTTTCCTCTCTAACAGCTGGATCCTGATTTGAATATGGCGATCCTATATAGACTAATTTGCTCATTGACCTAGTAGGTGAAAGTTAACCACATACCTTCTCTCTGATCACTATTCCATTTAACTGAACTCCATCCAGCGGAAATATATTTGGATTCAAGTAGTCCGAAATGTCTTTGTGACATTCCATTTGGAATGTCTATAGAAACCGAACCTCCTTTTACTACGGTTTTTTTCTCCAGTTGAGAATCCAATTTAAGTTCAAATTCATCAACTTCCCTCTGGAAAGCTTTGTTTAAGTATTCTGGTGATGTTGCCATTTTATTTAGATTTTAATAGATTATCTCTAAGATCAGTTAGAACTTCGCCTAGCCAATTTGTACCTCTCCAATTTTTAGGATCGTGTATTTTAGGGTCATCCTCGCCAAGACCTATACCCCAGATTTTATCGTAGGGTGAAGCTTCAACAAGTAAGGTTCCTTCGGTGTCCAATAATGTTTTTAGTAATTTTGGATTCTGAGTGAATTTCAAATGACATCCATTGTAAACAATTTTTTTAGCATTTTCTGTCCAGACATCAGAATTGAAATTCTTAACCTTTCTCCCTAGCTCCTTTTGTTTACCAGGATCCTTTGAGAATAAAATTTCCTCTCTGGTTTCTTCGTCGCCAAATAGCTTAGCCTTTTCCGCCATCATCCATTGCTCTGAGCAATTATATTCGTTTCCCTCCTCGTCCTCAAATGAACATGGATGCCAATTGGAGAACGGGTGACGTGTTTTATAGAAGAATGTGTATTTAGTGTATGTTTTCATTTGATTAGATATTAACTATTACGTGAAATTGTTTTTCTGATGAGTTAATTAAATCATCAACATATTTTTGAGCCTCTGTGTTATCATTGAAGTTAACTCCAAAAGATTGTTTATAACCAAAACGAATTTCTACATGTGCTTTGTTATAAATTCTTTCTGTGATATCGCATACTTTGTACGAAGAATAATCTGCAAAATACGATACTGGTTTTCTCCAATGCGTATTGTATTCGTTTCCGTCCTTATCAATATAATCATTCCAACCTGCTGGAATTGCTTCATGCATACCATATTTAATTCCTAGGAATGTTTTAGGTCTAGATGGAATCTCTTGGAACCATCCATATTCTGTTTCTTTTTCTCCCGTTAGAGTAATAGAATCTACTTTGTCTAATTCAAAATAATGTTTTTTCATAATTACGTATTTATTATTTTATGCTGTCTATTAATAAAAGTTCTGCCGTTTGAAAATCTATGCGGTAGATTCCTAATGGTAACTTAACCTCCTTATCATACCAATCGTATCTATGTTCAACAATAATACAGTTTGTTCCTGTAATTGTAGTTGAAGACTTTGGAGCAATTGCAGCACCACTTCTCAAATCATATATGTAATTATTAATCGAACCAAGATGACCACCAATATGACTAGGATAATCCAATCCCTTTCTACCCATAACAATTTCACCTAAATTGTTAATGATAACATGTGTTCCAAAATCAAATCCTTTAGAATTCTTTTTGTCTTCTACGTAATGTATCAGTGAACAATAACCATCTTTAAATTTACCACCAGTTCCACCTCTACGAAATACTTCACTAGAAACCTTAAGATCGTTATGATATAAATGAGAGTAATTATCTCGATTATCAACTGGATTTCCTTTTAAATCTTTCATTTCGATTTTTCGAAGTTCGTATCCATCACCTAATCGATCATGTGGATATTTCTCTTTCTCTTCGAAAGGTAATCCTCCAAAAAAACTATGGACCCCTCCGGAACCCATCATTTGGGTAAATGCAGCAAGCATTTCCATTGGATTCTCGATGTCTAGGTGTTCTTTTTTATTTTTCATATTTTTTTAATTACGAGCAAATATAAAACAAAATCCCGAGATTAAAAAATCTCGGGACAATTATTTACAAAAGTTATCAATAATTTACATCATTAATAGCAATCGTGGATCTAAATCTTCATAAACATGATCAATATAGAATAGGGTTCCGCTAGGAGAATCCATAGGCTTAACTGGAACCAAATCATCGGAGAAAGACCTGATCATTCCACCATCTAAACTTCCTATTCCTTCTATCTCGTGATTTTCTAGAATATATCCTGGTTTAGTATTAACGATTAAGTGATCTTTTATGATATCAGTAGTAATACGCCCTATATAATCAGTAGAAAAAATTGGAAATCCGTCTAGTCTAGATTTTCCTACATATTTAATCCATCCACATCCTGGTTTAACCCCAACCCCTTCAGTTCTTTTTACTTTGAATGTTATCATGGTTAAGCTAATAAGATTCTGTTATCCAATTCTTCTTCGATAGGATCTGTATTACACGGACGAGATGCGGCATTAATTATTTCTGACATCAGTGCATATGTATCGATATCAGCATATTTCATAGCATGGTATGTTTCGATATCAAACGAATGGTATTTTTCTTTCCCCATGATTACATCATCAATAATAATCTTTCATCAAATTCAATTCCATCAACCCCTGCGATCCCGGGTCTACCTGAAAACCCAGTAGGTCCTTTAGGTAATGGTAATTCAATTTCGCTACAAATATTTGCACCATAGGTGCTATTCATCATAACTCTTTCAGCGTATTTATTTGCTGTCATTTGTTCTTCAAATGCTGATGATGATCCCTGTATACCTTTGATGTCCATTCCATTACTATCAGCACAATATATGTTGTGTTCACCTCTTGATGTAATGTAACCAATGTAGATATTTTTACCTGATGCATATGCACGGGATAATTCGGATTTCAAACCCTTAGGTAAACCGTGCTGGGATTTTTCCCATGCATTTCCCGGAAGAATGAATATGACTGAATTTGATGCATCGAATGACCTTTGATTGTATACCGTATCGCGATACCAGTATTGTGGATTACCACCAGCTTCTTTAACAACCGAAGCAAATTCCATAACAGTGCTCCAATCAACAGAGATCGGAGCACTGATAAATACTTTAGATATCTTATTCAGCATCTGCGAAGTATTTGTCAAAAGACTCTTGCTTAGAAGCTAATTCTAAACTTGTCAATTTCAACTTATACTCGATGTCGATAACTTTTTTGAATCTTTGTTCAACCGATTCTTTAGTCATTTGTTGGTAACCTTTATTAACATCGGTTTCCAAGTTGAAGTTAGTTAATTCGAATAACTCATCCTCCATTGATTCTTTCTTAGCAGTTAATGCATCGATAACATCACGTTGAATGTTACGTTTTACTGATACGATGTAGTTTTCTGCTCTTTCAGAAACTGATTTGTTAGATTTTAATAAATCTAATGCTTTTACTGATTTTGATTTTGCTGCCATAATTTCTCTTTATTTTATCAATTTTAATTATTGTTTTGCAAATATAGGCTAAAAATTCGGTATTAAAAAAATTTTAGAGTTAATTTTCTTCTTCTATAGCCTCAATTATCGTGAACATCACCGGAAATGACCATATTAATCTATTTGTGTTTCCATATTCACCTGTCCAAAAACAATATGCACCATCCTTAATTGTCATTTCTCTGCATTCGATAGTTTTTCTCCAAGATTCGGTTTCGATCCTGCACGTTATTTTATATCTCTCCATGTTTTTGTTTTTAAGAGGGTTCGTAAATTACAACAGTTACGCTGCAATCTTTTAATTCTTTTTGTATAATACCCTTGATTCTTTCCCAATCACCGCCAGCAAGACCAGCACCTATCTTAGGAAGACCTATATGCTTACCCTTAAATCGATAATTCATCTTTTTTATACACATTTCAATTGCAGCATAATCAACCGGATTTTTATCTCCGTCCTTATGATTCCTACCATATTTGTATTGTGTGTATGCATTGACTACTTCTAATCTCTTGCGGTTACCTTCTTCATCAAATACGAACCAAGCGTATGATTCAATATTTCCTAGCTTAGACATATCACCTCTTTTATCCGGGAATGATGTTGATTCACCGTGATATTTTTCGGGATCGTTACAAGAAAAAGCCTTTGCCATCTGTGGAGCAATTCCTGCACCCATTTGGCAAAAACAATTACATCCATGTGCAATGACATCAAAACTGGCTCCCTGAGCTAGTTTTATCAGATCTCCTTTTATTTCTTTGTATTCCATAGTGTTTTAGAAAACGTTAAGTTGCTTTAGTCTATGTAATTCATTATCGTTACGTAGGCTAAATTCAGGATCGTTCACATCTGAATATGAATTAGTGCAGAATATTCCTGTGAATGCATCATTCAGTGGTTTTAATCCTGCTGAGAAGATTCCATGGGTAACAATTAAATAGATGTCAGAAATCGCGTTATGTTTACGGATCTCCTTTGCCAATTCGATGAAGGTTCTTCCACCGTCACAGATATCGTCGACAATTACAAATTTATGATCTTCACCATATTGATCGATATTAGGAATTTCTGTATGTGTGATTTTCCCAGTTTCGATGTCCCTATGCTTCATAGCAGTAACCACATTTTCGATGGCGAATTTCTGAGCAACATCAAAGATTTTTTTGTAAGCCCCAGCATCAGGTGAAACAAGAACCACTCTTCTTTGAGCACCATCTTTATTATCGATTGGAGGTAGTGCAAATTTTACAAGTCGATGATTATCTTCCTTAACGTAATTATTTAAGCAAGCTTCGAGTACGTCCGAGTGAGGATCAAGTACATTTACCGATTCGAAATTTTGTGAATTGATAATAGGACAGATTACATTTTTTAGATAGTTCGTGGATCCTTGAACGAATTTACGATCTGAACGAGCACCTACAAAATAAGGAGAATACAAATGAATTTCTTTAGTACCAAGATCTCGTAAAGCTTGTGTTGCACAAACGATAAGTTCTAAATCCTTAAAAGAATTTAGACGGGACTTAATTTTTACGGGATGAGATATATCAGATGCATTTGTACAATCAGTGATTGTTACTGATTGCTGTCCATCAGGGAATTTTGAGATTTGAAATTTAATGTCGGACTTTTCATTGTCCGTGAGATTTAAGATGTACATATTTATTTTTTATATTTTTTAAGAATTGAATCTAATTTTTCGTCGCTATAATTTTTTATTGACTGCTCCAGTATCTGAGATTTTAGATCTAGCTTTTTAGTTATCTGCCACCAATTACATCTTAGATATTCCAGGAGTAATGATTCAATAACGTGTGTTCTTTCTTGATAAATCTCAGCGATACACATTACATCCGATAATATGCTTTCGTCATATTTAACGACTATTTTCTCAACTGGTTTGACGTTAGCTATTCTTTCGGCTATTATATCATTGACTTCCTTGTCATCGGTGCTTCTAGTTAACTGTATTAAAACAGATTGTAGTAAATCTTTTAATACCCAATTATCAATTGCAACTGGAAGTTTTAGTGTTGCTGTGCCAAATAATTTCTTAGAGCTATTTAGAGAATATATGACTGAATTGTTCTGATCTGCACCAATAGAATTCAATAGCTCCCTTGCTTCACTGTGAGTTTTACCAACTATAGCATATCTTCCCTCATAGTTCATAATTCCCTCCGTCATCAATCTGGTATGACCAACACCCCTCGGTGAAAGAAGCTCAACTAAAAATGATAGTTGAGCTTCTAGCTTTTCCTTATTTACCTTGCTCATCCTGTGGATTGTTTTTGGAATTAACCCATTCGATCTTAGGACAGTATTTATTATATTTTGCCTTGGCGAAAGCTACGATGATGTTATCGGTTTTTTCTTTTGACTTATACCATCTTCTACCATTCTCGTCTATATAGTAATCCCTCTTTTCCTTATATCTTTCAATCAGATATTTAATTCCATGATATCCACCTACTAAGATAGCTCCTATCCAGAAAATAATCCCGCCTGGCAGGATGGCATAAAAAAATCCGGTTTCACCATAGTCAACAAATAGAGCCCCAACTGCTGTTCCCATACAAAGAACAATAAATCCAGCCAGATAGAAGCCAAAGCTTATCCCCATTCTAGCACCAGTTGAATGATCACCATTGGAGTAATTCTTGTTAAAGACCTCCATGATCAATATGTTTGGTATGCAAAATGCTGCATAAGGGATAAGAAGCAAATATGCTAACACGAGTTTCCAAAAATATGGACAAAGATTTCCTGGAAGATCCTTATAATCTTCAAGACCATAGAACCATCTGTACAACTTAACACTGATTGAATTTTGATTTAATTTCATTTTTTACAATTTATTTTATTATTTACTTACTCCTACCCATGCATCATCAGATGATAGCATTTTTTCTATTTTAACTTTATTCTTAGCGTAATTAAGAGCATCAGAAAATACCTCCTCCGTGCATCCTCTTTCGTTTCTTTCACCCTTCCAGCCGAATATTGGTATTGTTATAGTTTCTACTGGTTCGATTAATTTAACCTTGCCTGCTTTAACTACAAATTCAACTACGGGTTTTATTGTGGTATTGTCTTCGTCATCACTACAGGATTCTTCGTTCATTATTTGACATCTTAGATCTAGAAAGGGAAACTCTCTGGCAATTATTTTCCATTCTTCATAGACTTCGCTAACACTAGGATATTTTCCTATATTGTATTCTGAAGTTCCTATTGTCCCGTCCCAGTTGCACCATCCATGTGCACCACCTACCCACGATGAAGCTATTCTGGAGTTTCGTAGATATTCTAAACCCTCTATGGATCCAACTGAATCCTCGTATTCACCCTTTATCTCCCATAATCTGGTATGGTCATTCTCAGAAATCCCGTGTTTTTCTCTAAGTTCTTCATCGATTTGATCATAACGTCTCCTACCATTTCCCTTTGATATGCTGGAATCTATATCGTAAAATTTGGTCTGAATAAATTCTTCCCATTCCCGATCATTGCAACTTAAATAAAGAGAATCTGTTCTGATTAGTATCTCCTTGGCTTGATCCTTGGTTACTGGTTCTCCCTTAACGACCAAAGCTGGCCATTTGATAAGTACTATATTTAGTAAATCTGACTCCGTCATAGTTATTAATTTTGGTAAATGTAATGATAATTTACGGGATTAAAAATTAATTCCTATGCAATTTCAATCCATGACATTTCTAATTTTTCCAATTCTAAATTAACTGCAGGAATTACATCAACTGATATTAGGTTTTCCACGATAATTTCTCCGGTATCCGGATTTACACGACCGCTAATTGTTGGTATTAATTTACCTTCGCCGGATTTTAGCATGGAAACTGCCTTCTTACCCCATTTGTTATTGGAGAATTTGAAAATTCCAATAAGAAATCCATCTTTTATGTACATATGATCTATTGAATGTGATAATCCATTCCCAACCACTTGAACCATTGCAGTTCTATATTCTCCATCTTTGGATTCTGAGTCTGCTATCTCTCCCCACATTTTTCTTCCATACCTATCACCATACTCCTTATAATATAGATCAAGTATCAGATTTACTGAATATTGTGTGTAGATATTACCTCTGGCTGTTTTTTTACCTATCTCAATAATAGGGATTTCTAATATTTGACTGTGGTCCATTATTAGAAAACATTTGTTATTTGCCTTGTTATAATAGCCGAATCTTCCTCTCTGGATTCTATCCCCAGTGAATCTGATTTTCCGTAAGCTTTTGCTACTATTATCGTGTCGCCGTAACTATCAACCTCGGTTGCAAAGGCAACGAAACCAGCTCCCTCAGCCTTTTTATTATACCCAACCATTTCGCTGTGCTTAATAGCAGCGGAGAAAACTATTGCGCTTCCTCCGATTATTACATATTTTGCTCTGTACATTTAAACTGATTTTATTTCTTTGTTTAGAATATCTCTAAGAAAATCTTTGTCTTGAGTGAACGTTGGGGTTTCAATAACTTCCCATACATTTCTAGTAAAAATGTGTTCAGACGGGATGTAAGATGTATTAGGATCATAATAATTTGAGGTCTTTGTAAATAACTTTTCTACTTTGCCAATTACTGCTCCTCTTTTCTTACGAAAATCATAGTCATTCCAATTGATTCCTTTCTGAAAGATTAGGTCTTGCATTCCATCAGTCTTAACCCCATGTAGTTCTTTTGTACTATAAAGGCTTTGTGCAACCGAAGAAATTGAGTTTCTTACTGCATCTTGTTGTCTCCAAATAAAATAGTTGCAAACCTCGTCGATAAAAGGGATTTGGAATACCCTAGCGTCAAACTCAGCTTTCTTGATTTTAGATAGAAATTCTAATATCTCATCGGCATTCATCTGTAATGGCGTATCGAATAGACATTCATATTGTCTAAAAGCTCTAGCAATCCTTAATTCATTAAATTTAGCTGTTGCCATAGAAGCAGCTACAGACGCCATTTTCTGTAGGTTGTTATCAAACCAAGCATGTGTTCCTAGATCATCGAAGTCAGTTAGAACTAAACTAATCTCGTCTGATTGTACATAACCTAATTTAGCTCCTTGAATGTTTTTGCAAAGGTATGCAGTGGTAGCATTCATGTCATTGATTAGTCCTTCGTCGAAAGGTCTTTCTAATCCCTTTGTGTAATTACTAAATGACTTGCCGTCAATTCTTATGATTGTGTAAGTTCTTCTTGTTAACTTGTATCGAGTTCTATCTTCATAAAAAGATTTCATACGATCTCCGATTGGGTCTTTCATATTTGTAAAATTAAAAAATCATAAATTCAAAATTAATTCCTTTATCTAAAACAGCTTTTCTTTTAGCTTCGTTTTTTTCTAAATCAAGCTTAATCGTGTAGGCTGACTTAACTTCAACAATTTTATTTTCTGATACTATGTAAATATCAGGATGATATACTTTTTTTCCACCTTCGAAAAAGTATTCGATTCTACCTATAATAGTTTTTATCTCTTTAGTCCCTATAATCAAATCATTTTCATTATAGGACTCCAGTAATTTATCTAAAGCAAAATTCTCATATCCTTGAACCTTAACAATTTTACCACTGGGTAATTTATATTCTTTGAAACGATAAGAGTTTTTCATGCATTTATCAAAAACTTCCTCATTTTGCATCGGATGGTCGGTACCAAAATTATTATTTGAATTCTCTTTCATTTTTTCATATCTTCCTTCTATTTTAGAATTATGATCGATGTTGTATTTAGAGGTCAAAGTTTCTATGGTTTTTTGTTTAATTGCGGGGTTTTGCAAAGGACTTTTACTTCCATATCTTTCAATATTGGTATCTTCAGTCTTCTTTTTTATCAAATCACTTTTTGCTGGATTCGATTCTCCGTATCGTTCAAGAGAAGTTTCCCTATACTTTTCTAAATAGCTTTTAGTTTTAGAATAATGATCTACACCATATTTTTTATTCATTGTATTTTTATACTTTTCCTTAAAATAATCAGTTTTAGAAACATTTGTAGAACCAAATTTCTTTAAGTTTGTTTCCTCCTTTTTCTTTTTTAAGAATTCACTAGAATCCATGCATTTTTTAGAACAAAAGGTAGAATCAATCCTAGACATAGGATTTGAACATTCGATACATTTTTTAGATTCGGTTATCCCATTTATGTAGTGATATGCTCGATCAATTATTCTTGGATTTGTCTCATCTAAGAATTTTGTATTTTCGCAAATCTCATCATATAGTTCTTTATACATTTTTTTACAACCTTTAGAAAAATGTAACCCGCTCTTTCCTTCTATGATTGATCGTATTACTGATTTTGAATCCATAGTTTTTTTATTTTATATATCCAAATCATTAATGCTTTTCCATCAATTCCGATAAATTTATTTTAGCGGATGCGGGTTAAAAATATTAATCTATATACTTTCTAATCATTTTTGTTTCTCTTTTATTTAAAATGATTATGTATTTTGTACCTTTTTTAGTTTGGTAAACCTGATATCTATTACCATTCTCATAGTGCCATTTATCGGTATAACTGTGATCTTTTATTCTCATTTCAACATTACATGAAATCGAGAGTATAGCTATTGCTATTAAAATTAATTGTCTCATTATTTAGAGTAGTTTCTATCGATTAAACCAAACCAAGTCAGTATCCCGACCAACTGGAAAATATTTAATGATTCAGTGAACATTTCCACATTATCGCCCAGATTGTAATCAGGATACATGAAGATTACTTGGTAGTGATCATCGTGTATCACTACGGTACTTAGAGCATTGCTAAATGTATTTCCCTCCAGCTCCATGAAAGAATTTCTGAGAAGAAATTCCGACACATATTTACTTCCGTTATCCATTCTGGTCTGGTTTAAAATTCTTTAATATGGTTTCCAATGTTGCCTCATATGCTGATGATTTGAATATATCATGCTTCATTTCTTTAGCAGCACCCTCATAAAGCTCAATAGCTTTTTCTAGACCTTTATAGGTAGCTATCATCTTAGCTGCACCCGGAATTGATGTTGGACTATCAACTACGTGGGTTGCACAGATTTCCTCGATTGTTTCCTTGATCTGTTTTTGATAAGATGGTTTCAATCCACCTAGCGCATCCTCCAGCATCTCCGAGAAGCATGTTCCGCCATTATAGAATTGTCCAATGAATGAGATGCTCCCGTCCGGGTTTCTATCCAGCTTCATGAAATATTCTTCATCCTCTCTTTCCTCGTGATCTATAACTCTATAAAGATCCTCGCCGTGAATGAAATATTCTTCCTTAGCATCCCCTCTTTTATTTGCATATTCGTTAAAATTATCCCGGAATTCCTCTTTCCAATCTTCACCTAAATCAATATCAAATCTTTTTGCAATTGTTCTGCAAGTGTCCTCTATATCGTGTTCGATTTTTACGCGATATAATTTACCTGTGTGAAATTCTGTGTAGCTCATATTTTTATTATTATTTTTCGTTATCCTCTACTTTATATCCCCAGTTGTGTCCATCTGAGGAGCATGATCCATCAACCGGAACTTTTTTCCAGAATTCCTCCAAAATCTGTGACATGAAAACAAAATCTGATGGGGTCATTCTAGTTCTAATTGCCATTTCTAGAATGGTGGTAAACAGGGCGGAATCGTGAATTAATAGGTCGCACTTATGTCCCTCCAGATTATCCAGTATAGCATCATCGTGCTGGGAGAATCCATAGAATGGTCCGTCGTAATATGTTTCGTATGTTGTTTTTCTGATCCAGCTTAGTTCGGAAAGAACTTCCTCCACCTTAGGTAGATCAGTATCACGTACCCATCCCAAAATAAGATCTCTGGTTTTTTCTGATTCCTCCAGATGAATCTTATAATCTTTTAATCCAAGTTCTCCCCAAATTATTTTACTGTATATCGTTTCCATTAGTATTATTATTTAATATTATCCCATTCAATATTGGGAAGCACTGGTTTACATTTTTCTATCGGGTACCAATCTGTTTGATCTACGTTATGAGTTCCCCCTGACCAATCCCCACGAAGTTCTAATTCATCTTCTCGAATTCCAACTACCGTAAAAACTTCTCCATGGTAGTAGTATTCGGTAGTTACCTTATATCCTAATTTATAATTTTCAGCTAACATTGAATCTTTTTAAAACTTTCATTCTATCAATTTCGAATGCCATCTCTTCAAGAACTTTGGTGTCGTAAATGACCTCGTTTGTTTTAGAGTCCATCATTACCCTGTCATATTCCCCAGTCTCCTTGTTTCTTGTAACAAAACAGAAGATATTTTTTAAGGCATCTTTGTTAAGACCATTATCGCTTTGAGCATACTGAGTACTAGTTTTATCATGAAACCACTCATGGGTTTCAGATTCCCAATATAGACCGTCCATTTCTAAGAATTCGTTTCTTTCCTTATTCATATTCAACAATTAATTTACCAATTCATTCATTATCTTCTCCCTCTCCGCGTCAAGCTTTTTAAGCTGAGTTTTTAGTTTTTCGATCTTTGAATTTAATACCAATTCTCTTTTCCATAGAGAATAAGTCTTTTTATATTCTGGTGTTCCCTCCTTTAGAAATGAATCTATATTAAGACCCCATTTTGGCTGGAATGTACCATCATATTTGAAATATGCGGTTTTATATAAACCATAATCACCCGATCCTGTTCTATTGATTAACCAGTAGGTGTATTCTTCAAATACTAATTTCTCATCGTTCATTATTAATAGTAGTAAATCATTATCTAGGTTATCCACGAATCTACCAACTCTTTCCTCAGCAAGTGAGGTGTCTATATAAATTTCGGAGATCTCAACAATTACTGGTTCGTTTAATTCTTCCTTTGGTATGTTCTTAATGAGAGATGAAGTTCCACCGTCCCATCCATTAGATCCATTCTTGCCGCCCAATGAATATACATTTAATATGGCTTTGTCTCCGATGCTTATGTGGGTTTCGGTATCAGCTAATTCTTTAGCTTCCTTATTTATTCTGCGGATTAGTATTTCCTTTACCAATTTCATCGAATCTGAAATGGTTTTTCTCTTCTTGGTTTCTGATTCATATAGAGCCTTCTTTTTAGCCTCTATTTTTTTAGCTCTTGATAATATCCATTTATCTAATAAACTCATAATACTTATTATTTTTTACAAATATAGATCAGCATTACGGTAAATAATAATTTTATTCCGAATATTTTTCCTTTATTAAGTGGTGTATTGCCATGTTAGCAACCTCTCTGGTTATTCCAAATTTACCGTCACATTTTACGAAATTTTGCGATGGGAGCATATCCGACATGTCATCAAGGATGACATATGACTCTATATCGTCGTGGTTATCCAACCATTCCTGTATCTCGTATCCCCTATCAGCATCGACGTGATAGTATCTCTCAACAATTTCTCCATCCAAGGTAAGCGGGGTTATGTCTATTATTTCTCCAGGTAAATCCCTCATTTCCCACATTTCCTGCAGATTGCTTATACCTTTATTTCTCCATGTTGAGCTTATGACTATCTTAGCATCTGTCTCTCTAATTATGTAATCCAGATAATTGACACACCTTGGATCAAATAGCTGTCCATATTCATCGATACTCGAACCCACCTTATGTTTACTTGCTAGAAGATATAATGAACCTATATAATCCCATGTATTTAAAACACCGTCTATGTCAAGAAATATAACTCTCATTATAGCTCGAAATCTTCGTCAAAAAAATTAGGAGAATTTACAAGAAATACTATTTCAAGAATAACCAAAATTACCCTACCTACCGATTCACTTAATAAAAGCCAATTAAGTGGGTTCCAATCCCAAGCAATAAAGCTTCCAATTAAATATAAAATGCAATTTAGAATAGCCATCGGTATGATGACCATAAAAAATACTGTAAGAATTGCTCTGAATTTATTCATTATATTTCCTCTTTATGTAACGCCACTGATCTTTCTAAATCCCCTCCGAATTTTTCCCCCAGATGCTCTATCAAGGTTCTTACCTGCGGGGTTCTTGAATTCATGTATATAGTTGATAATGCGGTATTTAGTTCACCGATTTGCTTGGACATGTTTATTATAACATCGGAATCCTGCGGGTTATAGACTCGCCTCTTGTGTTTTTCCAGATCACTCGCATATATTCCATAATCAACACCCTGGTTACCAGCAATATAATTTATGAATTCTGCTAATATCTCATCAGCTTCCGTAGATTCGTTTAGATCTCTGAAGTGTGATGCATAGGTTGTTATTAGGTTTATAAAGTCTAACTTTTTCATTATTTTATCTCCTCCCCTTCTTTTATCCATACGATTTCTTTTTTCTCCGGACCTGTTTGTAAAGATCTTAGTAGATTCTCTTTAAATTCTTTTATCGTTACTTCTCTATATTCTAGAGATTCGTTACCAAGATCCATCATCATGTAAAACCAATCTATGATTGAATGATCCATCTTAACTATCTGAATTGCTGCCATATTAATTATCAAATGCGTTATCGTCCTCAGATATCTTAATATCAGAGACACCTTCGGTAACTTTGCCTATATTTGACCATCCAATTCCATCAGGATCTGTCAGTATTACAATCTTATCAGGATCCATTTTAGATAATTCCGAAATTAAATCTTTTGCTGTCATATATTAGTTGTTTAATTTATATTCTATTGTCTCTATAAGTTTTTACTGAAGTTGCTATTCTTCTGAATATTAGACCGTCATCGTAATTGGATGCACCAGTATCAAATTTATATTCTCCTCTAAACCTGTACATAACTTCACCAAGCGGACTCTTTACTCTTGCAAAGACTATACGATTTGGCTGATCTTTTGATTTCATTTTATCAACATACTTTTCAGTGATGTCCGAATCAACCGATTTTTCGGTAATCATCTCCTCGTCATCCGATATAGTATTAATCCATTTTTTATTTGGATATAACTTCGGGAACCATATGATCTTATCCTCGTGTTGGTGCTTGGCTCCGCCCTTCCAAATTCCACCAGGTTTATAACTATTACCAAAACAATTAGCTCCATCGACCATGGTCATGAAGGAGCAATTATCCGAAAGATCTATATTCCCTTTTGCTAAATATGTTTCGGTGTTATGCTCCAGTTCAGGATCCCATTCTTTAAAATCTGGATCATTTAACTTCCTAGATTTTATTAGGTTAACAACATAATCTATCTGCGCATTAACATCTTCGATCGTTTGATTAGAAACTGTTATCCTTATGATGTCGTGACCAGTTGCATTTACTATATCGAGTTCTCTTAGCTTATCTTCCTGAATTTGATTGTTGTGGTGTGGCTCGTCCACTTCTATATGAACACCAAATTGAGGAAAGTACATGTCGGTTAAAGCTCTACCGCTAGGACGATTTACATACTGCTGGGTTATGAATTTAATGGACAGATCATTCAACAAATGAAATACCCTACTAACAACATAATGTTCGTATCTTTTTCTTTCAGCTCTCGCTAATTGTCTCGTTACGTATTCTAGCTTATTCATATAAAGTATATTATTTTAGGAAATTCGCCAAATACAAATTTAGTGACATCACATAGCCACATATCATGATTATATTCTATCCCAATATACTCATTAAGAACGTACCATGCTCCCTCTCCTAATTCAAATCCTTCCAACCTCCCAATTTCTTTGAATGTTAATTGGCTGCAGTTATCCATTGGAGTATCTGATAATGTTAAATAAACCTCATTTTCTCCCTGTGACATTATATCCAGAAATACGTCAGCTCCTGCAACCATCTGTAGATCAGCTTTAGAACCTTCCCATTCAGGTAGATCAACAAACCATCCATCTGGATCTCTATAGAATTTTAGACTTCTAGTCATTAGCTAATTTTTTAATCGTTGTATCTTTCGCATCATCAAGCATCTTGTCCTTATCAAAGATGGTTTCACCCCAAGATATTGATTTATAGTCATCTGTTTTCATGCCACTCATGGTCTTTGAAAACTCACTGATGTACTTATATGCCTGACTTGCAGCTTTCATACCAATATTTAATCCCTTGAATGTGATATCAATTTGCTTATCGAATTTTAAATTTTTGATTGTGGGTTTTAGTTCCTTATAGACAGCAATAAATTCCAGCTTTAAATCGTCTGACATTGAAGACATTTGAACGAATAGACCAACCATCTCCGATTGAGTTAATTTTTTTTCTTTGACCACCAAGTTTATGTTTGGAGATTCCTTAGATTTTGCACTCACCACTTGCCAATCAAATATGGTCATGATGTCATTGGAATTCATCCACTCCTTCTTGTCAAATTCACCTACCCACTCATCAATCTGGGATTCTATTGTGTGAATATGTCCATCGGTTACCTGCTTGCCATTTAGAACTAATGGTTCAACCTCAATATCACTAAAATCCGGACAATCGTAATCAACCTTGATTTCGCCCATTCCTCCGTGGTAATATAAGACCTTATATTTGATAGTTGTTTTCATAATTATTTGCAAGATTCCTTAAGTTCATCGAATGTTGGAGTTTCACCTTCATTGACAAAAAATTCCCAGCCATCCCCAATCGGATCGATGTACCAATCATCTTTGGTTCGGTCTAAGTATTTAAGAACAGGTTTACCGTCCACTACATGAAGATAAGCGCTGTCATACTTAGCTCCATCCATAAGAAAGTGATCAACTGATGATGAATGACAAAATACTGGATCCTCTTCCTCGGTTTCCAAATATTTTTTCTTTGCGTCATACCAATCCTTGACGAAGTTACCACTATTGAATTTGATTCTTCCCTCCTTCTGATTAGATAATTCTACGAATTGGTATACTATTGGAGTTTCTGAGATGATGTTATCGTCATCATCATATTCTTTACCACCACCATCATAACTAATTGATATTACCGCCATAATTTTATTTTTAATTATTAGCAAATATATTCAATTTATACGGAGATAAAAAATTAATATTTGATTTGATTTGATTCAGCTATTTCCCTTACGTATTTAACCTTCTTTGGGTAGAATAGTCTAACGAGGAATGATGATATTTTAGCATAAAGTCTATCATCAGGGGTTCTACCCCAATTGGTACAATTTATCATCGATAAAGCCTCCTTAATTGATCCATTGCTGGAAGAGCTGTTTTGTTTTATGTTGCGATAATTCATATTGAACTGTCTCAAACAATACCTAACCATTCTGTATGTTGGTATTATGTTTGTGTAGCATCCATCACTGGTCCTCTGGAAAAATTCAAATTTCCACCCAAATCTTCTTGGCATATATTGTTTTTCGATTGGGTAATCATAGCCGTAAGTTTTAGGCTCTATCTTAATCATGTATTTTCCGATATAGACAGTCTTTTTTCTTTTGTCGACATTAAGTTTTCCTAATTCGTAATAATGTTCCCATGAATTAAGTGCATAACCCATTCCAGATACACTAGCTGCTTTCAATCTCTTGGAAGCCTCAGAGTAGCTGATACCTTCTGGTGGATTTGAATAATAATCACCATCATGTATCCACGTATAATTTAGATATGAAGCTTCACACCAACTAACATTGGTACATTGATATCCATCCTTCATAGAAAATGGACCATTCGGATTTGAGATGTGCTCTTCTCTAGATTCATACCTTGCACTATGTGTTACGTGTAATTGACACTTGCACACCGGACAGAATATATTATCAGCCATATTATCTATTTTTCGTTAGTTGGCTTTAACCAAAGATCAGTTTTTTCAAAAATGTAATTTCTTAGAGTTGGAAATTCATTAAGAATTCTTAGCGTTCCTAATGTATTCTCTTTGAAACATTTATATAATTCCTCCCTGATTCTCTCGGTTGAAACCACTGACATTTTTTCGTCATAATTGTAGGAATCAATAACGATGGCCATATGTGGTGTCATGGTAAATCCCTTGGTTATAGAAAATCTAATAGCTCTCAGAATTCTTAGCGGATCGTCGTCAAATGTCACCTTGCAATCAAGAGGTGTTTTCAATACACCAGCTTTAAGATCGTCTATCCCATTAAAAAAGTCTATGATGGTTCCATCGTCATCCTTAGCAAGAGCATTGAGGGTAAAATCTCTTCGCTCTAGATCGTCATATAGAGTGCCTGGCTTAACTATTGGAGTTCTTGTGCCTGTAACATAACCAACTTCTTTTCGTGCCATTACGAAGTCCGCTACGCCTGAATATACATGGTCTTTCGGAAACTTCGCTCTAATTGTATAGCAATCAGGAGTAGATAGGAATATTTCAAATCCATTTGTTGTAAGATAATTCTCGAGAGACAGAAACATTTCATATGCCTCCTTATATTTGCTTAATAAAGCATCATTCGGAACTGCAACATAATCAACGTCTTTAGACTGTAATCCTAAAATCTCGTCTCTAACCTTTCCACCAACCTCGTAAAATTTAAACATATCTTTATTTTTTAGCAAATATAACAAAAAAAGACGGAGATAAAAAATTATTCTTCTTCATCTCCGTAGTCTTTATCGTCGTTATATGCCTTTAGATTAGCATTCTCTATCGAGAGTCTCTTTATGTCATCGTTTAGAATTTTAATGTCCTCGAGTTTCTCCTTCATTAACTCAAATCCAGCATCTATAATCTCCATTTCAACCTCATTAAGTTCTTCCCTAGGTATCATGATCTTACTTAATATAACATCATAATATTGATCTCTTAAGCTTTTAAATATATTCCTCACCTACCTCAAAGTCCATTATGTTTTCTGAAGTGTCAACGTTTAGCATGAACTCCTCGATATAATAGGTATTATTTATTTCTTCCAGCATATTCTTGATATTCCACCATGAATAATATGAATCAATCTCAGATTCGGTAAGTCCATCAGTTTCGTAAGTTTCCTCCACGATTCTCAATTGATCCGGTGTTAATGGGCATTTATTGTTGACGTTATTTAGGATATCATTTCTTCTCTTTAGAAATTTATCACCAGCTTCCTTAGCTGCATCCTCGGAGTCATAAACTCCAATGTTGATCCTTGCGTAATCGTCATAACTACCAGAAGAACCTGCAAGAATGAATAATTTATTCATGTTACTTAGATTTAAGATATTCTAATACTGTTTCCCATCCTGGAAATTTCTCGGTTGCAAAATGAATATGCTCACCTTCAAAGTCTGCAACACCGTTGGCTATTCTATCGTCGATTAGAAAATCACCCTTAACTAATCCCTTATTATGACATAGGATTAATTTTTTCTTAGCCGAATCTCCTAGATGTTGTTGAACCCAGATTCTTTTTTCCGACCAAGCATCAGGATTGCTCCATGGTGGAGTGCTTAAGATATACGTCTCGTATTTTTCCTGTAGTTCATGCCATGCATCTATAGCACCTTCTATAGGTTCCAAAGCCCTGTATGCATCAGGATGTCTAAAAAGACTATGACCTTTAACACCTTGCTGCTCTAATTCTTTTGCTCTCTTGTCAAAATCACAAATAACCCCGTCCATATCTATTAATAGGATTGGCTTAGTTATTTTTATACTGGCTCTTAACCATGGTTGATTATTATTCATAATATTGTGGTTGATTTAATTCTATCATATCCTCCTCTGTAACTTCT